AGGGCAATTAAGAAATGGAACATACCAAGCATTTATTGCTTACACAATTAATGATCAAGTTGTTGGTGATTACTATGGTATGTCAAATCTTCAACCATTGTTTGATCATGAAGATTTGTTATCTGGATTAGAAATAGAAATATCAAACTTAGATAAAGGATTTGAATATTTTAAACTTGTAATTCTTAGTCATAATCAAGGAGAGATACAAGCTAAAGAAATAGGTATATATAGTACAGAACAATCTACTATTAGTATTGATTATATAAATCAAGCATTAAAAGCTGTTCCTATTAATACATTACCATTAACTACACCTGCTTTTGAAAAGTCAGATAAAATGTATGTGGTTAATGATTATTTAATTAGACAAGGGCCAACAGAAAGATATGATTTTAATTATCAACCAATAGCAAATAGAATACATACGCATTGGACAGTTACACAATTTGATTCTGATTATTATAAAAAAGGTGGTAACAAACCTACATTTATGAGAGATGAGGTTTATTCATTCTTTATTAGATTTGTTTATAATACAGGTGAAAAATCTAGATCATATCATATACCAGGTAGACCGCTTTCATGGAATGGTTGGCAAGCTCCAGATGGAACTATTATTAGTGAATTAGATCAATTAACAGGTGATGTAAATAACTTATCAGCACAAGCATCAGCATTAGGACTTTGTGATACTAATGATAGTGATTATGCATTTGAAATATATAATACTGCACAAAATCAAACAGATCAATTTTGGCAAAATCCAAGTAATTTAACAGAAGGTCCAATAACAGATGACTGTGGTACTGTAATTGCAGAAGGTCATATGGCTTATTGGCAATCAACAGAAAGGTATCCAAATGATCCTGTTAGATATAATTCAGATATAGGTGATGATAGATATGATTTATGTGGTAAACCTATAAGACATCATAAATTTCCAGATGAAACATTTAATGGTTCTGGACCAGGAGGATTTTTAGATAGATCTTCTAATAATGGACAATCAATAAATATACTTGGTGTTAAGTTTGATGGTATTAGAATGCCAAGGTATAGTGAAAGTTTTGGGCAAATATGTTCTCCAGATAATGGTACACCAACAGGACCACCTATCCCAGGAATTGTAGGTTATGAAATACTTGTAGGATCAAGAGAGGGTAATAAATCTATTATAGCAAAAGGTTTATCTAGGAACATGAGGCAGTATAATCTTCCTGCCGGACAAAATGCTGCAGATAGTACAGCAAATATAGGTTATATTCCTAACTATCCTTTTAATAGTGCTCAAGCAGATCCATATTTATCAGGAGATCCAGGTTTTAGTTTTGGTCAAAGTGATCCAATTGTCGGTCCACAAAATATTACACAATATCCACAAGCTAATACTGCAGCAAATGTATTTACATTTCATTCACCTGAAACATCTTTTAATAAACCATTCTTATCACCATTTGAAATTAAAACATATGGTTTAACAACAGGTAGATCTATAGGTAGATTTAGACCATCTGAAAATCACCCACAACATAAACTACTTAGAAACTTAGCAATGTGGGTTGGTATTATAGTTGGTGTAGGTTATGCTATTGGTGAAATGCGTGGTAGGAAAATCACAAAAACCAGAAGACCACAAGGTTATAGTATGGGCTTGCAACAAACTAGAAGATCTGGTGGTTCTGTGACAAATACAATTAATGGACCAAATGGTGGTGGAGGTGGTGCTGTAGGTACAGGTGCATGGTCAATAACTACTGTTACTAGTAATATTAATACTAACCAAGGTGGTAATGCAGCTGGTGCTCCTGCTGTACAAGGACAAGGTGGTTTAGCTTTAACTAATCCTGATACAATTATTAATACCAATGAAGCTGGACAACAAGTACCTGCAATAGGTCCAAATGATCTAAGAAATACAGCACTTACAACTGCAACAATTATTGGTGCTCCAAAACTTGCAAAACAGATTGTGTATGATAACACAATGAGAGTTCAGGATGGAACAAAAACAAATACATTAGGTAGAGGTTATATAGGTAGAATGCAAGAAGAATCTTATGAAGGAAGAAGATTTTCAGAGGCACCTACTTTAGCTCAAGTATTATTTGGTATATTTAATTTTATGCAATTAACTGCTGAAGGTGGTCAGCATATTATTGATATGATCTATGAACTTGTTAGTTTGCAAGATTATGCTTGGAAGTATAGTGGTCATGGACTTTATTTAAATACAAACGCTCCTTTAGCAGGACAGGTAAGTAGAATGTTAGTTGATAAAGGAAGATATATTGGACCTTCAATTCAAAACTTAACAGCTAATATTAGAATTAATAACTTACAAAGACCAAGTACAGTTGCTGTATCAGCTATAGCTCCTGCCGGTGCTGCAGGATTTGCAACGCCATCACAAGTACAAGATGATTCAAGATTTATCATTGGTTCTTTTAATGGATGGTGGAATCCTACACAATGGAGATCAAGTCCTATAGCTGCACACTATACAGCCCTTAAAGTAGCATTTAAAAATCAATATGGACAATTAGATCAAATTAAACAAATTCCAATTGGTTGTATACATTACTTTGAACAAGAAAGTGTTCAAAAAGACGGAAGTGGTAATTACTATGATGATATAAGTGAAAATGGAATACCTATAGAAGATGCACGTTTTCAAACTAAAATATTATATGGAGGAGACTGTTATATAAATAGATATACAGAAAAAGTTATTATGCCTTTCTTCTGGGATTTCTTAGATGGACAACCAGATATGTTTCCTTATGATTATAGATTAAGAGCTAATGTACCACGCCCTATATATTGGATGAATACAGCTAAATATGATTTATCTGAATTAGTAAGATACGTAGTTAATCTTGGTTTTCTTCAAGGTGGAAATCAAGGTTTAACAGGTATTTCTCCTAATGCTTTGCATTTTTTAGATAGGCCTAATAATGATTTAGCTAATGATACTGTTGGTGGTGCTGGTAATAATGCTGGAGGTGTTGGAGGTGGATCAAATGCTGGTGGACCATCAGGTGGTAATCCTAATAACCCAAATAACCCAGGTTTTATAAATGCTGGTAATGATGGTATTACACAAGATAAAGGTGGTAGATCTATATTTCACATTAAAAACGGATATATGTATACCCATTGTAATGGTGTACAAGATTTCTTTGTTGAGTCTTCACTTAACATGGGTCTAAGAGATTATGAAGATACTGATGATAAAAGACATTATGATTTTGCAGAATATACAGATGTAGAGTCAATGTTCCATTCTAAAATTATTAGAAAAGATAACTTCTATAAATATGATTTCTCATTAAGTAAAACTAGATTTAATACTCAGCTTATATCTTTTGGACAAATACAAGATAGAGATTATGATCCTATTACTGCAGAGAAGTGTTTTACACATTTTCCTAAGAGATTGATATATTCTCTCCAAGCTCAAAAAGAAGCTAAGAAAGATTTTTGGAGAGTATTCTTACCAATGAATTACAAAGACTTTAAGAATAAAGTTAATGTAATCAAACCAATGTCAAAAAGTGGTGCAGTAGTTACATTCCCTAATTTAGCTCCAGCATTATTCCAAGGTGTAGATCAGTTACAAACAGATTTAGGAACTAAACTTACTATTGGTGACGGAGGACTATTTAGTCAGCCAATGCAAAATATTGTTAATGCTGATGAAGCTCATGAATATGGATCATGTGAAAGTTCTAGAAGTGTTATAAATACACCTAACGGATTATACTATATATCACAAGCACAAGGTAAAATATTTAATTATGCAGGTAGAGGTTTAGAGAATATTGCAAATAATGGTATGAAACAATGGTTTAATAAATATTTACCATCTGTACTATTATCACAATTTCCTGAACTAGAAGACTGCAGTGGATGGATAGATAACCCAGTAGCAGGTGTAGGATGTCAATCAGTATATGATCCTAACTATGATATAGTTTATTTCTGTAAGAAAGATTATCAAGCATTAAACCCAGAATGTATTGACTTTGATCCATGTGAAGGTTTTGTATTTAATCAAACAGCATGTGGAACTGCACAAGCAGTACCTTGTTGTCCAGATGGATACACATTTGATGCATCAAGTAATGAATGTATTAGAACTACAATTATAGAACCTATAGTAGATCAAGAATTAGGTAATGTAGATATTGTATTTGCAATTGATTCTTCAAACTCAGTTGATGGTAATAATAATGTTGGTAATATGCAAAACTTCTTAAGAGGTTTTATTGATGGTATGTCACCAGAATTAAGTAGTGGTCAAGCAAGAATAGGTTTATGCCATTTTGGAGCAGGTAGAAATACAAGAGATCCATTATATAATGGTCAACAAAATTTATGTAATAATCCAAATACAGCAGATGAAATGTTTGAAGGAGCTAATCAAGTAACTTTAACAGATAATCAAGCTGTATTAGAAAATTGGATTGGATCACCATCAGGAGCTACTGCACCATTTACACCAGATTACACTTCTGTATATGGTGCTTCATCTAGAAATATTGTAGGTATAGGAAGAGATTTCCCATATGGAACTGATATTGCTGCTGGTGTTTGGTGTGGTCAAAATTTATTATATATGGATGGATTTAGCAGAAATGTTAAAAAAATCTTAATTACAATATTTGATGGACCACAAGGTACTGACTTACAAACAAACGGGCAACCTGCTATGTGTAGTCCAGGACAGTATACATCTGCAATATATACTTCAGGTGCTGTTACTGGAACAGACGTTTATCAAAATAATACTGTTACACCAACAACTCCTGATATTACTTTTGGTAGAGAACCTTTAAATACTTTTTCTGCAGCAGGAGATTTAGCAACTACATGGTTCCAAAATAATATAGTATCAAATGCACAATATACTGCAGCACCATTTAATCAAGATTTTTATGCTGTTGTATTACCTCCTGGTGCAGCAGGTGATTTTGTTTCATATTCACAATTATGGTCTTCAACACCAGGTTTTGCATATCAAGGTGATTTTGCAGTACAACAAGATATTATAGATATTGTAGATGCAATTACAGCAGCAATAACACCTGATCCAGTATTTTCTTGTCCTCCAGGTTGTACTTTATTTACAGATTCTAATGGAGATCCAATGTGTTCTTGTGTTGAAACAACACCAGTAACATATAATGATGTAACAACTCCTATTGATTTACATGATGAAACATATTTTAAAGATGTATCATGGACAGTAAGTTATGATCCAAAAGCTAAAGCTTGGATTTCATTCCATGATTGGCATCCTGATTTAACAATACCTAGTTTAAATCATTTCTTTACAACTAAGAATTTTGTAGATACAACTATTCCAGAATGTCCTCCAGGATTTACATGGGACCCAGTACAACAAATATGTTGTCAACAATATCCAGGAGAATTTCCATCAGAAATTATTGTTGATGAGGTACCAGTAATAACTAACTTAGAAACTGTTGGTTGTAAATTAGATATTGTTATTGGTGTAGATAATAGTGGTTCTATGGGTCCAGCTATGAATGATCTTTGGGATGATGCAATGACTTTTATAGATACTTTTGTAGGTGAGTTTGGACAATCTATGGCGGATGGTGATGTTCAAATTGGAATAGTTGGTTGGGGAAATCAAATGTTAAATGTTACACCAAATATGTCTGGTGGTTTATCAACAAATAATTTAGTTGGTACACAATGTAATTTAAATGCTGGAAATAGTAGCCCATCTATGTCTAATTATACAGGTAGTACAAATTGGGGAACTATGTTAAGTAACAATCTTTTAGCAAATAGTATTTCACCTAATGGAGGAGGAACATTTTTACAAACAGCATTTAATACAGTACAAGCTCAATTATCAAACGTAAGACAATCAACACTTGGTGATAGAACAGATGAACAATCATATAAAAGAATTTCAATTATAATTACAGATGGTGCTCCATCTGCAGGACAAGCTCCTACTAATAATCAAGGAGCTCCTTTTGCACCAAATATGAATTCTAATTATCCAAGTTTAAACTTTGGTTATGCTCCTAATGCTGCAGAAAGTAGTGGTCAATTAACTATAGCTTCTGAAACTTATTGTATTTATACAGCAAACACTCCACCTGCAAATAATATAAATGCAGTATTTAATGATTTAACTACTCCAGCATTTCAACAAATACCATTATTACCTGCTAATAATAGAGATTTTGCAGAAGCTCTTGCAAACAATATATGCTCTATTACTGTATGTAGTTGTCCACCTGACTATCAAAGAATTACAACTGAGTTTTCATCTCCAGCTTCACCACCATATGCATTATTAGATAATGATGCAGATTGTTCAGAAGGTGGTGGAATTAAGAATGGAGTATGTAGAAAAATAGAATGTACTTGTCCTACAGACCGTCTACCTAATACATATGTACCAAATACTTTAACTCAAACTGGTCAATGTCCAGATGATATTATGCCAAACGGTATTGCTTTATATTATAATCCTGATACTGGAGTAGGTGATCCAACATGGCTAAATGTAAATCCTCCTATTTGTAGATTTGAGTTTTTATGTTGCTTAGAACCTAATTTTGAAAAAGGTGGTGTATGGAAACATAATGATAGATGTGATTTATATACTAATTACTATGAGAAAGATTATGGATGGGAAGTTGAACTTATTGAATCTGTTGGACAAACTGTAAATACTGTAAGAAGTATTGAGTATCAACTAGAGTCTTATATTTATAGAGGTAATTTAGAAGGTGATTGTGGTGATAGATTCCATGATCTTGATTATAATTTTGATCATGCTATACTTCACAATACAGAACAAGTTTCAGGATTATTAACATTTAATTTAAGTCCTAAAAATAATGCACCATTAATTACACAGTTCCCACAGATTACTGCAAATGATATTCAAATATTATATAGTAAAGAAGAACAAAAGTATAGGTTTAATCAGTTCTGGGATGTTACTGCTGACAGAGGAGAATTTAATCCTAATGTAAGTGAACCAATATTTATTACTCAATTAAATGGTTATATTAGAGATTTAAATCAAAATAATATTAATTTAGCAAAACCATCTTTCCAACGTAAGAAGTTTAGACATTATTGGAATGCTGTAGTTCTAAGAAAGAATGAATCAGGTAATAGAAAAATGTTATTGAAATTAAAGAATAGTAAAATTAATGTATCATTTAGATAATGAAATTTAGTAAAGACGGATATAAAAGAAATAGTAAGGATAGAAACAATCCTTATAATATAATACCATCAGGTAATATAACTATGAAGGATGTAGACTTTCCTGTATTTGGTATAGATAACCTAGGTAATATTGAAATTATGATGCCAGGTGGTGAATATAAATTCCCTGGTAGTTCTGTTTTTGAAATTCCATTAGCACAAATTGGCAAAGAATTATCTGAATTAGAAAAAAAGATCAATGCTTATTTAAATAATCCGGGTGACAGAGCAAAAGCTTTTTCTGAAAGTGAAGAAGAATTATCAAATATTGATAATCTAAGACATGCAATGGCAGGTAGATATACTGCTGAAGAACTTCAAAATAAAGTAAAAGGAATTCCTTATATAGGTAGTATTTTAGATGCTACAGGTGTTGATAAATTAGTTGGATTTTTAGGATCTAACGCACTTGGTATAGGTCATGAAGTTTCTACATTAGTTGAAGATGATAGACCTTTTTTTGCAGCTCTTCAAGAAACTGGAGAAGATGTGTTTAACAATTTTGTTGGATCAATAGTTGGTTCAACAGATGCAAGCTCTGAAAGAAAAGATAATATGTTACAGTTCCTTTCATATAATAATCTTTTACCTGATGGATATGTACAAACTGATCCAAATTTTTCAGAGAATGTTTATTTTAAAAATCCAGACACTACTATAAAGAAACCTAACTTTGATAGCTATCAAGGTGGAGGAGAAAGAAAATATCAAGTAGAGGTAATTAAATATCCTCTTGGTTACCCAGGTATGCCTCCAGGTCATATTGAATCAAGAATATTAAATACAGAAGATCTACCAGAAAAATATAAAAAATTAGATGAAGATGGTGATTTAATTTATAAACCATATTTAAATGCTTGGCCAAGTAGAAATAGAGAAGTAGATTATGATCCAAAATATGATTATGAACCTGGTGTACAAACACTTATTCTAAATTTAAATGAATCAGATTTAGAAAAATATATGAATGCATCTCAATTAAGTAGAGCAGGTGGAATGGAAATTCCGTTTACTAATAAGGAATTAAATACAATGTTTGGTTTTGGAAAAAAAGGTCAATATGATTTTTTTACTGATAATTGTGCAGATCAAACATGTAGAGCGTTAGGATTATCTGATGCTAATAGTTCAATGCTAGGAGTAACAACACCACAACAAGTATATGATGCATTAATGGATGATCCAAGATTATTAGCAGGATCAGTAAAAGGAGATCCAACAGTTTATGAAGTTGCTGGAAAATCTATATATAACGTTTATAGAACTACACCATGGTCTCTTTCACAACCTTTAAGAGAAAAAGCAGTAAACTATATAGAAGATAATACAGATCTTCAATTTGACTGGGAAGGTGTTAAGAATATTCCTGGTTATCATTACCGTAATTGGATTAAACCAACTGGTGATGCAATTGAAAAAGGTGCTAAAGCTGTAAAAGAAACATATCAGGATTTATCACAATCATTTATAGATGGAATTAATAAGATTAATCCTATGAATTGGAAAAATGGAGGTTCATTACCAAAAGCACAAGATGGAGATGGATATATAGAACAATATACAACAATGAATCAGGATGGTGTTTATAATCCATATACACTTACTGATGAGGAAATGGCAGTAGCAAATAAATATCAACCTGTAGTAGATTGGTATGATTCATATCTACAAGGTGATACGTTTAATCATCTATACAATAAAATACTTGATAATACTTCAGATCCGTGGGTTCCCCGTTTTATGAAAACAGGTTTAAAACAAACTCAACAATATGTACAAGATTATCCATATGTAAAACAACATAATGATATTTGGAATTGGGATCCATTAAATAATCCAGTTAACGTAGCTCCTTCTATAATAGAGAAAAGAACTAATACTGGTGGACGACATACAAGTAAGGCATCAAATCAAACAACAACTAAAAGTAGGATTAGTATAGATCCTCAAAATGAATACTTTGGTCCTTACAGCACTGAGCAACAAGAAGGTATTATGGCTCATGAATTAGGACATACTGAAGGTGGATTTTTTACAGGATCTCCTGAATTAGATGCAGAAATAAATAAAAGAAATAAAGCATATCAAAGAGTATGGAATAATTTATCAGAAGAAGATAAGAAAAGTATGACTGAAAATCCTGTTGAAATAGGTTACTGGTTAAAAGATAACTATAATAGTTCAAGTGATTTTCATGATGCAGCTTCACATGAAGTTAGGTCTGATATAATAAGATTTAGATATTTAGCAGATAAAGCTGGTATATATAATAGTTCAGGAGATTATAAAAAATTTAATGAAAGTGATTTAAAAAAGATGAAAGAACAATTTGGTAATAACAGATTGTTTAGACACTTTGAAGATGAAGACATTATATGGCTTATGGATAATGTTGCACAACAAACTCCTGAAGGAACGGATAATCCTTATGAAATAGTAGATGATTTTGGACAATCTAGTTTTATGTCTAGATACGGTGGTCAGTTACCAAAAGCTCAAGAAGGAAAAGAAACAATTAGTTTTGATGATCTTGAAAAGGGTATAAGATATGTTGAAAGTTTAAATGGAGAGTTAATGCTAAATCCTGAATCTTCAGCTACAGGATTATATGGTCAATTGTGGAGTGAAATTAAAGATACATATGATGGTACTAGAGAAGAGTTTGCTAAAGATTTAGATTATCAAAAACAGTTATTTAAAGATAGAGCAAATGGATTAATAGAAGGTGTTCCTGGTTTAATTAATAATGGAATTGATTTATATAATGAATACAGTGAGGTAGAGCATGGTATGTCTATGTTAGAAATTGCTGCTTTATCAAATATGTTAGGAAGACAAGGAACTAGAAAATATATTGGTAATCATATAAGAGATGGTAGATCTTTAGAAAGTGTATTTCCTAATCTATATGGTGAAGATGCAAAATATAAAAATAAAACTCCTGGAGAATATATTGAAAAGTTTAAAAAAGGACTACTACAAGAATCAAAATTAGGTGGTGAGTTTATGAAAAAAATGAATAGACTTAAACAACAACTTGAATTATATAATAGTGGAAAAGAAATATCTGGAATTGCTAAAAAAGAATTAGAACTAAGAGGTTTAATAAAGCAACCCATAATGCGTACAGGTGGATCTGTCTCAGTAAAAGAAGGTGATTATTTAGGAAAAATTGCAAGAGATGCTGGTTACACATTAGATGAAGTTATGCAATTTAATCCACAACTTAAAGACAGAAAAGACTACGTTATTTATCCAGGTGAAAAAATTTATTTTGATAATGAAACTAGAGAATATGATGTTAGTGGTAAACCTAAATTATTTCATACAGTGCAAAGAGGTGATACACTAGGAGAAATTGCTAGTAAGTATCATTTAAATTTAACTGAGGTAGCAAAATTAAATAATATTACAGGTGATGCAATTAATAGAATTTATCCTGGAGATCAAATACTTTTACCTGAACATGCTAAGTTTGAAAGAAATGATGATATAAAAAAACAAGAAGATATTGCTAAATCACCAGTAACTAATACAGATAGCGTAGTTGTAAACACACCTTCTCCTGTAAATGATATTTGGGTAGAAAGAGAATATGATTCTGAAACAGGTAGATATAAAATTGTAGGTGGTAAAAAACAAAATATTCAAGAAATAAATACTTATAATAATTTACAAACTATAATTAAAGGTAAAAATGATTTTGATAAATCAACAAGTACAACAAATATATATACAGTAAAAGAAGGTGATACACTATCACGAATAGCATCTGATTTTGGAGTTCCTTTAAATACTTTAGTTACTGATAATAATATTAGTGATCCTAGCAAAATTTTAGTTAATCAAAAAATAACAGTAAATAAAAATACTGCTAAACCATATTTAGTGATTGATAAATCAAAAAGTAAGATGCATTTAATTTATCCTGGTGATACTCAACCAAGAGAATCATATGATATTCTTACAGGTACAATGGTAGGAGATCAAGCAACAGTTACAAAATCTGATTACTTTTATCAAGGTAAGAAGTTAACTCAAGATGAACTTAATCAACACATGGAAGATAATGGTGTTAAAAACATTAGAGAATTATTAAGTATTAAATTAGATGGTAAACCTTTATACACTAGTTCTACAGATTATTATGCAGGTAACAGAATGACAGGTGCAGGAAAATATACTATTTCTGAAACTAATGCAGATGGTGGTAGATCATACCGTGGTGATGCTGCACCAGGAGAATTAGTACCATCATTTAACTTAGTTAATGAACAAGGTGTAGAACAAGCACTTGCTATACATGGTGTAACAAGAGGTAGAACAGCATCACTATATGATAATAATCCATATAACAATAGATTAACTTCTGGTTGTATAAATGGTAAGTGTGAAGATTTACAATCATTATATGAAAATCCTGATATTACTAAAGGGACTGAAGTTTATGTGTTACCAGAAAACGAAGATTCAGGTAGTTCTTTTGTATATGAAAATGGTAAGATAAACTTTTACACTAAAAGAGAAAATCAAGAAAGAGCACGTAAAGGATTTTATAAGACTGAAAACAATAAAAATAGATATAGTGGTAAAGGTGGAGATGAAGGTGAGTTTGTAGAAGGTGGACCAGGTATTAATGTTACTACTAACTTTGGTAATTATAATCCTATTATGTTTGAATTTGATAAATCATTACATCAATCAGAGGGAGCTAATAATCCTTATGTACAAGCTGATGGTAGTGTAATAAATTTAAATAAAGAATTTACAGAGCACACACAACCATTTTTAAATTCATTAGCAGAAAATAAAAAACGTGTAATGGAGACTATAAATATAGATGGTGACTTATATAATGATTTAGCATTAGTATCATTTGGTATATATGCTAATGAAAGTGGTATGGGAGATATAAATCCATTAGGTGAAGATATACTTAAGTTAGGAAGAAAAACTGGAGTATCAATATTAAATAAATTTGGTGTAGGTTTAAATCCTGTAGGATCAGGAAGTGTTGAAAGAAAATATAATATAGCATTTCAAAATGATCCTTCAAATAGTGTAGGATGGACACAATTAAGAGTTGGTGATGGTAATACTGGTCCAAATGAAAGAGAAGCTTTAGCAAGATATGATAGTAAATATGATACTAAATTTACAAATAAAATAGAAACAGTATTATCACAAGATGATTTAAATACTTTACAATCATATGATCAAAGAAATGGAACTGATTTATATTCTCAAGCTACATCTAATAATAATAAAGGAAGAGTTTATGTAAATAGGTTAGGAGAAGTTCAGTATCATAAATATGATATTGATAATAGTTTATTAATGGATCCTGAATATTCTGCAATAGCAACTGCAATTATATTAGGAGAAAGATATAAAAATCAAATTTCAAGAGATAAAAAGAATTCATCTGATTTTGATATATATCATGAAGTAGCTAAAACATGGAGACCAGGTACTAAATCTGATGACTATGCTAGATTAGTAAATGCAAATATTCCATTAGTTACATTGAGAGAAACAGACATTAATAATATTGACAAGAATGTAATTATAAAAGGTGAATATCAAAATACTTCTGAGACTATACAAGGTGCAGCTGTTGAAGCTGCACATAATACTGTATTACCTACTTTCTTATCTACAATTTTTGGTTTTTCTAGAGGTGGAGAGTTTGGATTAAATAATCAAATACAATTTTATAAAGATTATGTAGAGGGTCTTTATAAAAATACTAATCAAGAAAAGTCAGCTAAAAAACTCTATGATAAATTAAATAGAATGTATTACAATGAGTATAGAGGTACGGATAGTAATGCATTAGATATAATGAACTTAATGAATAGTGGTACAAATAATTAGCATATCTGCTGATAATTTAGTATATTATTAAAGTAAACTGTAACTATATGTTTTTTAATACCAATCCATATTTAATGTTAGCAAAGCTGGGCGGTTCATTACCTAAATATCAAGGTGATGAAGGATCTAGTGAAACTAATACAAATGATTCTGATGGTAATGGTATTCCAGATAATGCTGTTATAGAACATGGTAGTGCATACTGGGAAGATGAAAATGGTGTTTTGCAGATGGCTACTGTAGATCCACAAGGTAATTGGGAAATAGCAAGCAATGACGAAGGTCAAGGTAGTGGAACAACTGATCCTGGAACAGGTTTAACATTTAGTCAAGCTTATAGACAAGCTAGAGATGCAGGTGAAAAGACTTTTACTTGGAATGGTAAACAATATACAACTAGATCAGAAAATGAAAGTGAAGAAGAATTTGAATCAAGATTTAATACAGAAGAAAATACAGAAGGAAATAATGATGAAAATGTTAATGTAGAAGATAATACTAATAATGAAAATGATGAGGATTTAACAGATTTGGAAAAAGCTCAAAGGCTTGCTAATCAAGCTGAAAATGATTTAAGTTTTAAAAATCCTGATGAAGCAACTATACTTTCTGGTATAGGAGATAATCCATTTTTAGAATTAGTAGATGCTGTTGAAAGAGGAGTAAAAAGTTTTAAAGGTAAAAACTATTATGATCCTGGCAGCAAAGAAGATTACATGAAATATACTGTAAGAAATGTATCTGATCAAGACTTATATTACAATGAAGAGGATAGGCTTAAAATGGCTTATAACCCTGGTAAATATTTAAAAGATGAAGAAGAGATACGTGAAGAAGATATGGTAAACTTTCTTAATGAAAGAAGAAAGGGTAGACGTGATATGTATGGTAAGGTTAAAGATTTTGATTATGATTTATATGAACTTACAGGTAAAGGTAAAACATACGGTAGATTTTCTGGAGCTAAACAAGGAGATTTATTAGAGGAGAAATACAGAGATGCAGAATATTTAGGTTATACACAAAGAAGTGATGGTAGCTCAAATCCATATGACTATTTACAAAGAGTAGAAGGATCAGGAGATCCTAATTATATAGGTCCACAAGGAGATATTAATATAGAAGGTCAAGATGATTCATTTGTATCAACAAACTTTGAAGGATCAAGTACACCTTTCAATAGAGACGATGATTCTATAGAATGGCAAAGATCAATGGCTAATCCAATGAATCAACCTATAACAATGCCAACAATTCAAGTTACAGAAATACCTCTTAATAATTCTGAACCAGAGTTACAACAAGCTATTCCATATATTCCTGCAGAACCAGTAGATGCACCCGTAGATCCAAATGCACCAGGTGTTGAAGATCTTCAAGACATTCCACCTAATCTTGCAAGGTATGGTGGTGGCTTACCAAAATATCAATCATTAGGAGAATTTAGTACACCAACACAAGGAATGTTTACTCCAACATTTTCAGGATATAGTTTATCAGGTAATCAAATTTCACCTTTTACTACTCCAGGTCCAACATTAAATAATCCTGCTGGTCTTTTAAATACTCCTGTATTGGGTGCACCAACTGCTGAGGATCAATACAAACCTATGACTGATGCACAAATGTATGCTAATTCACAAGCAGTTCAAAGATCAATGGATAGCTTTAAAGCATTTACTGCAGATATGAATAAAAGATTAGAAAATCCTTCTTTAAGTATGAATCAGGTTGACACAAACCCATTAAATCTTCCAGAAGTAGATTTTAGCCCGTCTCCAGAGTTACAAAATACAATGGACGCAATGGATTATACAATAGCAGAAAGTCAAGGTAGATTAATGGGAACTGGTTCTAATGCAACAATTATACCATCTGCAGAACAAATGCAACAACAGTCAGAAGAGTTTAGTGCAAACTTAGAAGAACAGATGAGTAATATACCAGAGTATCAGGGAACTCAAGAAAATCTAGATAGATATGATAGATCTATGGAATTAGGTTTTGATGGTGATTTAGCAGCTATGGATGCATATGATGAGTCAGAAGCAGCAGAAGCACAGATGAGATCTGATAGAGCAGATGCTATTGAATTAGCAAGTGAAAAACCAAGTTTTGGAACTAGAGCATATAATACTATGTTAAGAGTAGCTGATAGTAAACCAGTTCAAACATATAGTAAGATTAGTAATATGGCAATTAATATGTCAAAACCTATTACTAAAATAGCAAGATCTCTTAATGAAAGAAAACAAAAAGTTGATATGATGAACAATGCATTTTTAGCAGATAATATATTTGCTGCTACAGATGCAGATACATCAGGTAATAAAGGTAACTATGATCCTAATACTGGTATATTTAGACCAGATGATAAAGTTATTTCTGGTACTACACAATCAGCAAAAAGAGGAGGAAGTTTCTATAAATCAGGAGGATCTATAGATATAGATATAAATACATATAAACAATTAGTTGCTGCGGGAGCAGATATAACAATATTATAATTATGAAAGTAAACATTAATAAATTACCAGCTGGCTTTTCTATTATAAATGGAAAAGTGTACAAAGACGGAGGTACTACTGGTGATCAGTCAGATTTTGGATTAGTAACATATCCACATTTAGATCCGTTTGCAACTGAAGATCCAACATCTAAGGTTAATTATTCTATTAATGCTGTTCCTAGAGATGAAGCTAATCTAGAAGCTGAGAAAGGTGAGACCGTCCTTACTGATCTTAACAATGATGGGAACTTTGAGTTATATGAAATACAAGGTAAAAGACATCATCAAGGTGGTACTCCGTTAAATCTTCCACCTCAATCATTTATTTACTCTGACACACCAGCAATGAAATTTAGTAAATTTGAACTTGCTGAAATGGGGTTAGAGTCAAAGAAAAAATTAACTCCTGCTGCTGTTTCTAAAAAGTATCAACTTAATAATTTTATGGGATTATTAGATGATGAGTCTTCAGATAATATAACAAGAGATACAGCTGAGTATATGATAGGTAAAAATAAAAGAGCTTTATCTCAAATAGCATTTCTACAAGAAGCAAAAAAAGAATTTGAAGATGGTGTTCCATTAGCTGCATATCCATACTTATCTGAAAAAGGTATTGATCCACTACAATTTTCACAACAAGTTCAAGATATATCTAGAAAAGAAGCTGAATTACAAATGTTAGTACAACTTCCATTTGAACAAAGAATGCAATTACTTAGTGCAAAACAAATGATGGAAGAGCAGCAAAGAAGACAGCAAGAACAAAACATGTTGGCAGAACAAGGTATGTTACCTCCATCACAAGCTAATATGCCTGCACCAGCTCCTGGTCAAGAGATGATGGCAATGCAACCAAACATGCAACCTAATATGCAACCTAATATGCAACCTGCCATGGCTAAACGTGGAGGTCAATTATCTAACTTATTACCAAAAGCTCAGTTTGGATATATGGGTTCTAATAGAGGAAGATCTAATTTAAATCAATCTTTAAAAGTAGCAGGTACAACTGCACTTGGTAGTATTTTGGCAAGAACAGTCCCTCAAATGATTACTCAGTATAATAGAAAAAATGACGCATGGGAATTGTATAATACTAATATGGATGCAATGTTTGCTAGACCTGGTAATGCTGGTGGTTATACAAGTTATATAGATTATTGTGAGAATAATACATGCCCTCAGTTTGAAAACTTTACTCCAAATAAACAAGACTTTTTTGCTGGAGAGTATTTTGGTATGAGTCCTGATTACTATATGGGTCAAGTAGGTGGAAAAACTAAAGAGCAATATAGACAAGATTTAGGTGCTGGCTTAAAACAAGGATTAAAAGATGGAATAAAAGGTGGGCTTATTAATTATGGTCTTAATGCTCTACTAGATAATACTAAGTTTGGAAGAAGACTTCAGAAAAATTTTGATATTAATTTAGGTTATCTTAATAGACAAGATGGTGGTGAAGAAAAGTTTGAACCACATATGATGTATGATCCAAAAACTGGAAAAGGCTACATGGCTGAAAAGTATGAAGATCATTTACGTATGAAAAAAATGGGTTATCTTCATAAAGAAGAAATGAGAAATGGTGGGTCATTACCTTCTTATCAAGACAAAGGAGCTTTTGATTTAGATAATACAAATCTTGCTTTAAATTTTGGTAATGATCAAAGACCTGATTTATTACTTACAAATAGAAATATTAATACATCCCCTTCTATTTATTCAGGTTTTGATAATCAAGAATACTCCGGTTTTAATTTTGGAGTTAATCCTGGTAAGCTTACAGCAGATTACCACGGTGTCCCAACAGGTACTAGAAATCTAAATGTGCCTTTTAGTGCAGAATCTTTTTATACACCGGATAACTATCAAGACTTTTTAGTGGATGGAAGATCTGGTAAAAATACAGTAGCAAACTTAGACTTTACGAAAGGAATTAGTTCTGGTGATCAAAGTGGAACTAACATGTTTGCAGAAGGACGTGCTGGTGCAGGATGGGGAGTTGGTAATGTTGCAACACCATATAATCCTTATGCAGGAACTAATATAATTTCAATGGGTTTTGATGGTGTAACTATACCAAGAGATCAAATGAAATTTAACCAAGTACATTATTTAAATCCATATTTAAGTGGTAAAGCTGGTGTAAATGTTGGTTTAGGTAATAATCAAAGAGCAGGTGTTTTTGCTACAGGAAATACAAAAGGAAGTCCTTACGGAAAAGGTATTGGTTTAGGTCTTTCATTTGATGTTGGTGATAAACTAAATTTTAATGTTAGAAGAGATAATGTAATTAAGGATCCGTTTGCACCAACAACGTTTGGAGCATCTTATACATTTGGAAAAGGTGGACAACCATTATACAAAGCACAAGGTGGATTTGATTTAAAAGGATGGTTAAGAGGAGAGCAAGGTTTTATTCCTGATTATGGTGGAAAGTCTACAACAGAAACATATCAAGATCATAGTGAGACAGTGCAGAAGTACGCAGATTATGCAGCTATGACAGGTATTCCTGGTGTAAGTCAGATTGGTGGTTATACAAGTGCAGCTATTGATGGGATAGATGCAGGTATTGCTTATTCAAAAGGTGATTATGATACAGCAAATAAAGAATTAATGAAAGCAACTACAGGAGTTGTGTTATCTTCAATCCCAGGCGGAAAAACTGTAACAGGATTAACAAAAGCTGCTGTAAAAGAAAATGCTAAAAACTTAGCTAAAGGTACAATAAAGAGTGGAGTTAAAACTGAGATTAAAGATACAATAGATGGAGATAGTAATATAACTGGTGTTGTAGATGCATTTACTCCTTCTGCTGAAAAAAGTACAAATATGACTCAAAATCTTAATACACAAGATGATGCAGAAGAAATGAAGTTAGTAACAAGATATGGTGCTGAGTTACCTAAAGCATTTGGCGGTATGGATATTAAGTTTGATATAATGAATAATATGCGAGTAAAAGAGTATCAAAAAAATAATCCTACACCAGAAACTCCAGGAGCAAGGAGTGCTCCTCAAATTCTTAATAGTCCTATTGTACCAAATCAAGAACAGTTATTTGAACAGTATCAAGCTGAACAATTAAAATTAATGGAAGAGTATAATAATACTATGACTAATCAAATGAATCAGTTTGCAGCCGCGTATCAACCTCCATCTATAGAAGAACAAATGATGATGCTTGGTGCATCACAAAATAGTCAAGTTATTGATGAAGAAACTGTAGAGTTTTGGAAAAACCATATTGAGCAAGGTGGAACAGCACCAAATGAACCAGATGTAAATTATTCAAAAGCATATGAAGAAATTTATGGTGAATTACCAGATTATTCTAACAACAATAACAATGATAATAATTCTTCATCTGATAGAGTAACTAATGTTTATAATATTACACAAACACCTCCAAATGATGATACACCATCTGGTTATGTAAATAATACAAACTTTAGAGTTCCTAATGATGACGAATCAGATATAATGACAAATACAGGAAGAGCTGCAGGAATACCTTTAGATTATGTAAATGCTGATAGCCCTTATTATGTAGGATCACAATGGTCATTTTTAAATGGTGGGGAACCACAATTTAAAAGAGGTGGTGATGTTGTAATGACTGGTCCTGATGGAACAGAATATACTGCAAAAGATTTAAAAAAATTAAAAAGAAGAAATCCTGAAAAATTTGCAGCATTATTTACATATGCTAAAAATGAGGAAGCACAAAAGGTAATGGATGAGATTAACTCTATGCGTGTTGATACAGAAGGGTCAGAAGAAGTTATTACATATACAGATAGTGGTAATGTAGATTGGATAGAAAATTTAAAAAATGATCCAGAATACCAAGATGCATTTTATAATGAGTATGTAAATTATAGAAAAGCAAAAAAGAAAGGTCCTAAAAATGTTTTATCTAAAGAAGAGTTTATAGAAAATTATATTAAATTCCAACAACAAAATAGATGGATGAATGAAAACTTATCTCAAGAAGATTTAAGTAATCCAGGTTGGGATAGATTATATGAATACACACCATGTGGACCAAATGATAAAGGTTGTGTAACTATAGACGGTAAAAAGTGGAAAAAAGGAACAGATAAAAAAGATCCTAACTGGAGATATAAACAAGCCATGGATGAAGCAGGTATGGAAGCTTTTGATGAAGACATGGTTTCTCATATGCAAGCTGGTTTTATTGGAGGTAAAATTTTAGAATTAGATGATAATGATAAACAACAGCTTTATGCAACAGGAGTAGATGATCAAACAATAACATTAAATGGTCAGACATTTTCTATATCTGGAGATGATGGTTTTTATGGTAATACAACTAATAGAGAGTTACAGGGTAATGTAAATGTTACACCTGCAGTAGAAGCTGTACCTTGTTCAAATGCAGCAGAAATGGAAGCAGCTTGTACAGAAGCTGGCGGAACATGGACACCATATACACCAGCAGTAACAGATGAAAATGGTTCTGTTACAACACCTGCATCAGGTTGTGAGTGTGATAAACAAATAAATATTACACCACAAACAGAGCCAACACCAAAAGATACACCATTCTGGTTACAAGATGAATTAGGATTGGCTAATGCAAGAGATGCTAAGTTAAGTTTACAAAAAAGGTATCCTTGGTCTCCATTCTATAATCAACCAGAAATTGACGCTGTATTTAAAGATCCAACAAGAGAGATTGCTGCAATAGGTGAACAAGCTGCACAAGCTGCAGAAGTAGCTAAATCATTTGGATCTGGAGCAGGTAGAGGAATGGCTGCTGCATTAGCTGCACAAGGTGAAGCAAATAAAGCTATAGCAAATGCAATTAATCAGGTACAATCTGACAATGTCACTGTTGCTAATCAAATGAATATTAAGAATGCTGAGTTAGAATATAAAACTCAAATGCTTAATAATAATGAGAAGAAACAGTTATATGATAACACTGTATTGGTAGAAGAGAATTATGATAATGCATTAAGAAAAGCAAATGCAGCTATTACACAGCAATTACAAAATGCTTATACTAATAGAGCAAATACAGCTAACTTAAATAGTATTTATCCTCAGTTTGATATTGATCCTTCTACAGGAGGTATAATTAATATTACAGATCCTAAAGCTTTTTATGCTGATCCTAACTATACAGATCCTAAGACTGCTATAGGAGAATATGCTGCAGCAAGAGATGAATATTTTAAAACATTTCAAACTTATGATGGATTCCCAGATTTTGAAATGCCAGATAATTCTAAAGCAGGGCAAACAACTACTGGACAACAGTTAACTGATGTTATTACTAATGCAGGTTATCAAGGTGGTGCAAGAACAGGAAAAGAAATGAGAATATTAAGATCAGGTGCAGAATTAAGAAACTTTTTTCTTCCATTTGGAAAATAATAAACTTTAAAAGTGTATTATGATAAATATGACAAACTATAAAAATTTAGTATCTTTGTAATATGGCAACTTATATAAAAGGAGTAACGGATTATATACCTGTCTTGGAGCCATTCAAGCCAGACTATAAGTTTCTATCTGATGTATTATCAGTTAGACAGGATAGGTATGACACAAACTTTAAATCATTAAACAATCTATATAGTAAAGTTGTATATGCTCCTTTGACTAGAGAAGATAATAAGCAAAGACGTGAGCAGTATTCTAATAAGATTAGTAATGGATTAAAACAAGTATCTGGATTAGATTTATCACTACAGCAAAATGTAGATGTAGCTAAAGGTGTATTTAAACCTTTTTTTGAAGATAAGGCACTTATAAAGGATATGGCTTTTACCAAGTCTTATCAAAAACAAATGCAAACAGCAGAAAGATTAAGAACTGATCCTAACTCTGATGCATATTGGGATGTAGGTGTGCAAGGTTTGCAAATGCAAATGGAAAAATTTAGGGATGGTACACCAGAACAAGCTATGGGTGCAGGTATGCCTAAATACATTGGAAATCCAAATCTATATCAAAAATCATTTGATGCATTAAAAGACAGTGGTTTAGAAATTAAACAAACTACGCTTGAAGGAGATTGGATTGTTACTACTAAAAATGGAACTGCTTTAACTAATCATGTAACAGGATACAAAAGAGATGAGAATGGTGCTTTAATTTATGATGATAATAAACAACCAATTCCAATAGTAACAAACCCTGCAGCTGAGTATTTAGCTAATACTGTTATGAAAGATCCTTCTGTACGTGCAGCATATATGTTAGAAGCACAGGTTAATGCATATAACTTTGGAAAAGAAAATGCTGAACAGTATGGTGGAAGAGAACAAGCAGAAGCTGCATGGGCAAAAGAGACTATTGAAAAATACGGTAATGAAGAAACTAAAAAGCTTGTAGAAGATACCGCTGTTTATCAAAAAGCAATAGTTTCTAATAATAACTGGAAAGAATATAAAAGAAAAAATAATATTGTACCTGGTTCATCAAAAGAAGAGGCAATGTTATTAAGTGAGTATAATTTAAATATTGCAAAAGCTAATAAAGAAGCAACAGAACAAAGATTAAAAGAAGTTAAAGCTCCTGCAAGTGATCAAAATCAATTAATGAATATTGCATATAGTGCATACATGGGTGGTAATATGGCACCTAAGATGATGTCAGCTGCAAAAGCTTATAGTCTTGTTGGTGCTGAGAGAACATTAAAAGCAAATCCTTTTAAACAATTAGAAAGACAACATCAGTTTGCATTGAACAGGATGGCTGCTCAACATAAATATGATATGAATAAAATGTATCAAAAATTTATTTATGATAGTGAGCTAGAAAGATTAAAAAATCAACCTGCTTTTGATCCAAATAGTCTTTTCCCTGGTGTTCAGCCAACAGCTGGTGATGCAGCTGTTAGTGGTTCTCCATTAGGTGCATATAATCAAACAATTGAAAATGATAGATTGCAAAATCAACAATATAAAACAAGGACAGATGCAACTAGAGAATTATTTGATTTAGCTGATATGTATTTAAATAGTGACTTGCAAGGTGTAGCAGGTTATCAAGGTGGTGGTCAATATAAATATACTGTATATAATGATCAATATCCTAATGGTCAAGAAAAAGTAGCTAATATATCTGAAATGTTTAGAGATTTAGATCCAGTATATTATGATGATGAGATGATAGATCAAATGTATGAATCTCAAACAGGATCAACTAAAGCTAGTAAAGATGAAATTAGAAAATCTTTAGAAAAACATAGTCAAGCTAATCTACAAGAGTTAGATAGAATCACAAATAATTTAATGGATATATTAACTATAACTAATCCTGAAGATGTAAATGATACTGGTTATGTAACATTAAACAACGGATCTGTTGAAAGTATGTCTTTTCCAAATACTATGGATGCTAATGCATCTAAACTTATTGGTAATCAAATACAAAAAATTAATGACATTACTGCAAGAATTAATAAAGCAGATGATGAACAAAATAAAATTTTAACTAACATTAAAAATTATTATCAGCAGTTAGAATTACAACAAGGTAACTTATCTGCAGATAGTGGTGATGCAGGAAAAGATGATGATGGTGAATGGTATCAAGAAATACCAGCTATTGTTGTATCAGATGAAGAAGCAGCACTTTATAAAGCGGGGTTATTACCTAGTGAAATTAATAATATGGCTTCTCATGTAAGAGAAGGGGTTATTAGTAATCTTTCAAGAACTATGGGTCTTAATACTTATACAGATGGAAAAGGTAGACCTATGCAAAGACTTTTATCTAAAGAAGAATATGCAAATATGTTTGCTGACATGATGTATGGTACAGAAGCAGACAGAACTCAATTTTTTGTTAAATTTAGTACAACTCAGAATGAAGAAAAAGATGATTATCCTTTTTTAATGAGAGATAAACAGCCTTGGTATAATAATGACAAAGAGTATTTAAGATATGATTTTTGGGATTTTAAAGCATATGTTGAACCAGGTCAATCATATGCGTTTGTAGATGATATGCCTGTAAGACCTGAATTTGACCGTGAGAAAGCATTAGAAAAAGGAAGAGACCTATATGAAAAACAAAAAGAAAATATGGAGACTCTTGAAACACGTGCTAGTGCAGGAGATTTAGAATTAAATTTTGATAGACGTGCTTTTAATTTAGGTCAAACTGAATATGGAGATCAAATAATGTTTAATCAATATGTTAGTTCATTTGATGTAGCAGCACCTAATGAACAAAGTATTGCACAGTTTAGAGATTTAACTAACGTAATATACAGTACACCTAAAGCAGATCTTAGAATTAGTTTTGGTGATACTAGAGCAGAAACATTTGAAGATCAACCACAAGATGCAGAAGCAAGAGAGTTTATACTAAATTCATTTAATGACTTTAGAAAAGGAATGGGGCTAACTGATAAATCAGATGCTAGATTTTTTATAACTGATACATATGTAGAAAAAGCTGGTGGTATGGATCAACCAGACAATGAAAGAGTAGCAGCAAGATACATACAATTTTCACCAGAGTTTTTAAACCAAAGAAAAGGAACTATGAGTGATGATATGTTTGAAAAAGTAAATAAAGGTTTTACAATTATGTATTCATCTGACCGTGACAATAATCCTTATGCTAGCAAGAATCAAGTGATAAATACAGTAGAAACTATTATTAAACAAGAAGGTAAATATGAAAGTCCATTTATTATGAATGGTGGTCATTATGTTATTTATCCTAATTCACAAGGAATGTATATGCAAGAAATGTTTACTTATGGTGTAGATGAAAATGGTGATATTGTTCCAGATAAATCAACTGTTACTCCTCTTAATAGAATTGTTGATCCAAAAGATTTAGATGCTTTAAGAATTGATTTGGTAGAAAGATTAAATATTATTGCAAACCAAAATGTAGCAATACAAAAACAAAAACAACAATCAGCTCAATAATAAAATTAACATGGCAGACTTAAATGAAAATGTAAATGAATCTGTATTTAATGAAAGTGTTGATGCTAATATTGGTGCCAACAATCTTCCAATTGAAACAACTTCAGATTTAGCATTAAATACACCTACATGGGACAAAGATATAAATGGTCCTGGTACAGGTGTAGTAGATTTTGAAACAAGGTTTGATAATAACTTTGTTAATGAAGATTCATTTATGGGTGCAATTGATATTGCAATACAATCACAACCAAAGTTTGATGATCAACCGTTTTTAGATATGTTAGATGCTCATGCTATTGACATGTCTAAATATCCTACACAACTTCCAAATAGTAATATTAATGCTCCTTATCCAGGTATATCTGGAGATGCATTTAGTCCTTTTGAAAATGATACAGGTAAATTTAATTTAAATACTGCAGAAGGGAGAGAAGCTTTTTTATCTAGCACACAGGATGTAACTGCTGCACAAGCAGAACCTAATATGACTCCAGAGTATATGGATCCTATTAGCTATAGTTCTAGAAAATATGAATTAGATAGATATTATAATCATCCTAGATTTAAAGATTTAGGATTTCATCCTTTTGCTGATAATGATGCATATTATAATTCTAACTCTAGTAAGTGGGATAATTTTACTAGATCCCGTGCTGCATTCTCTTCAATGTTTGATGATGCATTTACTTCCAATTATAGAGCTATAGGAGATTGGTTCTCTGGTGATTATAGTTTATCTGATCTACAAGGTGCACAAGCAATGGAAGATGCTATGAGAATTGGTAGATCATCCAGTGGAGGTACAAGAGGTTTTGTTAATGATTTATATGTTAATAGTGCATACACTATTGGTATTCTTAGTAATATTCTTGTAGAAGAAGTAGCGTTAGCATTAGCTACTGCAGCAAGTGGTGGTGGTGCAGGTGGTGCTGCAGCAGTAAGAACTGGATTTAATATTAAAAGAGGTGCAGATGCTATTAAAAGACTATTTACCGCAAAGACATATACAAGTGCTGCAACTAATTTAATGACAAAATTAAGTAAACTTGATAATGCTAAAGCTTGGTATAATGCAGCAAGAACAGGAACACTTGCAACAGGTAGAGTAATGGGTAGATTATTAGTTCCTCAAACTGTACAAGGTTTTAGAAGAATTGCACAGTCTGCAAAAGCAGGTGAAAATATGACAAACCTTGCAAAAGGTGCTATTCATTTTGGTAATTTTTATAGAGATATAAGAAATGTTAATTTAGCTTGGGCTGAATCTAAAATGGAAGGTGGTGTAGTAGAAATGGAACTAAGAGATCAACTATATAAAGATATATATCACGCTAATAAAAATAATGCTCCATCAATAGATGAATTAAACATGATTGCAGCTGATGCAAGACAAGGTGCATTTACAGCTCAAATGATTAATTTTCCTATTATTTATTTTTCTAATAGGTTATCATTAGGAACGGCTATGAGAGGTTTTCAACCTTTAGCAAATAAAACAGCACAATCTTTAAGCTCAGCATGGGGAGGTATATTTTATGGAGGAGCAAAAAAAGGATTTAAAGATTTAGGAGATGACTGGCTTATAGGTAATGTGTTTAGAAGAATGTATCAAGCTGGTGCAGCTGGTACATTAAGGCATTCTGCTGTAGCTGGTTTAAAATATTCTATTGCAAACTTTGCAGAAGGTGTTCAAGAAATTGCACAAGAAGCAACAACTGTTGGTGTAAAAGCATTCTATAAAGACTTATATAATATGGATATGTCAGCTGATTTAGATATGCAATTAGCTGAAATGACTTTAAATTATCAAGATGCAAGAAAAACATTTTTAGGAACAAATACTTTAGATAGAAATCCTGCTATAGATATTATGGCTGCAGTTAGAAGAGGTGTTTCTTCACAATACAGTACAGAAGGATTTAAAACATTTATGTCCGGATTCCTAATGGGTGGTTTGGTTCAAGGACCACAAAGATTTATGTTTAATACTGTACCTAATATATTTAAAAAAGGATATAGTAAATACATGAAGGACGGTAAGTGGGATGAATTTGTTAAACAAAAACGTGAAGCTAGAGAACAATTAGTAAAAGTTCTTAATGAAATACATGCTGATCCTGCAAAGTTTTTTGATAAAACTAAACTAAACGCACTACAACAAAAGAATTTTAATCAATCAATGTTTGCTTCTGCAGATGCAATGGATATATTAAGTTTCTTTGACTCACAAGATCATGCTATATTTAGTGCATTAGAGCTAGCTGCTTCTACAGGTAAGATGCCAATCTTTGTTAATATGCTTAATGATATGAAAAAGATGGATGACAAAAGTTTAAAAGAAGCTTTTGCTCAAACAGCACCAAATTCATCAGCAGATACATTAAGAAAAAGATTAAATAAGTTTACAGATAGAGCAAAAGAAGTTCAAAAAAACTATAATGAATTTAATGAAACATTTGTAAATCCATTTAACCCTAAAAAATTTGATAAAGGCACAAGAGAATATCAACAAGAGGTAATAAAGAAAGCCGCATTTGAACATGCAAGAATGATGGCTTTATATACTAAAAATACTTTTGAAACATCATTGATAAGATCTAAAGAGATTTATGAAAGACTTGCTAATATGGATGGTCTTAAATCTTTAAATGCTCTTGATATAGATGTATTAACTGATCCTACAAAACTTGTAAAAGAATTAGCATTACTTGAAGAAGAGCTTAAAAAGAAAGGAGTAACAAAAGAAGAAAAAGCTTTATTAGAAAATAAAAAGAAAAGATTTGAATTACTTTCTAAGTTTCAAGAAATTTTAGATGCTCCAGAAAATTCTATAGTAAGTGAAGGTATACAATTTCAAGATATTATTGGTGTAGATGAAGAAGGTAAACCAATATTTGGTGCCAAAGGTGAAGCTGGTAAAACAAGAACAATAGGAAGATTTGATAGAAGAAAAATTAAATCATCTGGTTTAGAAAAAGCATTTATAGACTATGTAACATTTGTTGCAGAAAGTAAGAATGAATTACTAGAAGGTAAGGATTTAAAAAATATTATAAGAGATATTATAGATCACAGTTATTTAAAAGGAAGAGCTGGTGATTACTATAGAGCTCATATGACTTTGATGAATCCAGAATACATGGATCAGTATATAGAAAGAATCTCTGATATTATGGGAGATATATATAAAGAATATACTGATAAAAATAATCAAACTCAAAGATTAGAAAAATATCAAAATAAAAAAATACGTTTAGAATGGTTAAAGGCTTTAGCAGCAGAAGATGGTGTTCAGCCTGATCCAGATGAAACAATTTTATTTCTTGAGAGAGGTATTATACCTATGCGTTACTTTACTGAAGAAGGGGAGGTAACACAACAGTCTGATCCTGTATTATATAAAAGAATTATGTCTAGGATTGATGATCTTAAAAAATCTCAATCAGTAGAAACTGCAGAATCAAAAGATGCACAAAGACAAACAACTCAAGCTGAAGAAACACAATCACAAGAAGAAGATTCATCTACAGAACCAGATTTTGAAAGTATTGTAGGTAGAACTAAATATCAACAGTTCTATCAAAAAGATAAGAATACTCAAGAGATTATTGATAAACTATATGCACAATATAAATCATCTTACACTGTAAATGATGGTCCATTTATGTCATTAAATCAATGGGCAGCTTCTGTACAAGGTGGTAAAAATATAATTAAATCTAGATATGAGTTAGATCAGTATTATCAAAATGATGAGAGTATAGATAAAACCAAATATCCTACTATGGATGAATGGTTAAAAGCTAACCAAAGAAATCCTTTAATTGTTGGAACAAATGGTATACTTACAAAAAATGATTTAGACTTTTCTGATGTATCAATAGAGTTTGCTGGTAAAGGAACTATTGCTAAAGATAAATTAGATGCAACAGAAGAAGTGGTTGTATCTGATGATGCATTAGGAATAAATCTTATTAAGACAACTACTATTAATGATCAAGGTCAACCAGAAGTTGTATATACTATTGTAGATGCTAAAGGTAATAATCTTTATAATAAGTATAGTAATTTAGATCCTGATGGAAAATATATCTCAGAAGGATATGCATTATTACCAAAAGAAACTACTAAAGGTTTAGAAAAGAGAGCAAGAAAGGCTTACTCTTGGTATAAAAACAATATGTCTAAATCTGGAGTAATTAAAAACTTTGCTGGTAAAAAACTTAATACTAATGATATAATTAAAGATTCATCAGGCAATCTATATATAATAAAGTCTACTCCTAAAATGGTGTCTACATTTAAAAATTTATTTATAGTACCTATTAACAACAAAGATAAAAAGAAAGGAGAAGATGATAGAAGATTTATAACTGAAACACAATTTACTCAAGAAGGGTTTGAAAAGGTAGAACAAGAAAATGTAAATCTTGTTGGCTCACTTACAACTAAAGTATCACAGTTTCAACCTATACAAATTATACCTTTTAATGGTATTAAAGTTAAACCTGGTTTTGCGTTGCACGGCAAATATGATGATATTAACTATAATCAAGATGACAATTTTGAAAAACTATTAAAAACTATATCTATTGATAGTAAATCTAAGATTAGTTTCTTAATAGAAAAAAATCCAGATTATGTAGAAGATCAATCTAATAGTAAAGAGTATAATGTAGAGGCAGGCTATACAGCAAATAATCAACTTAGATATGGACAGAATGAATATCAGATAACAATAATGTATAATGATAAGCCTATAGGTATTATGACAGGTCTTACAAATACATTGCTTTTTGATATTGATGGTACTAAAATAAATGGTAGTAAGATAACACCAGAACAAGCAGAAAGATTATTTATTAAGAATAGAGGACAAAGTGCAGAAGAGTTAGCAGCATCTGTAAGAAGAAATTATACAAAAGCTAAATTAATTACACAAGAGCTAAAAGATAAACTAGGTGATGCACAAAGTTTATTTGTAGACATTAATGATTTAAATAATGTAGAATTAAATATTACACCAGGTTATCTTGGTTGGAGAGTTAATAAAAACGGTAAACCTGTTCTTAGAGGTGGTAAAACATCATCAACAGCATATGAAGATTTAGACTCAAAAACATTCTCAACTAAAAAAGGTGAATACACAATTATATATGATACAAGAAAAGATTCTAAAGGTATAAGAAGAGCTACGTTAGTACCATCTAAAAATTTAGAACCAGGTTCAAGAGAAGAACAAGACATACAATTAAAGATATTTAATCAGCTACAAAAAGATGGCTTTAATAATATAGGTGAGTTAGGTATGGGTAGGTATGTGCAGTTTGTTACCATGGATAATGGTTCTATAGCATACTTTGAAATTAAATTAGATGCAATATCAAATGAAGATGGTAAACAAATTGTATCCGATATTAAAAGCATACAAGAAGAACTTATTTCAGAAGTAAAAGATGATAAAGGTAAATTTAAATCTAAAACAGATAAATTTGATCCAGCTGAATTAGGTGATGAAGCTAGTGCAAAATTAAATGAATTAAACTTTTACATACAAACAGCTGTACCAGGAACAAATGTATTTTTAAGATTTAATAAAAGAGGTGGTTTAGAAATTGCAGTTAAAACTAAAGATAACAAAGAAGTAAAAGATTATTTAAATGCTGAAGATTTAAATGAAATTTCTGATCTAAAAGGTCTTGCAATAATTATTAATAATAGAATTAATAAAAGCACTGATGCAAAAGATCAAGGTGTTAAATTAGAATTAAATGATCAAAGTTTTGTACCTAATTTACCAAGAAACTTATCTGATGTTTCTGAGCTACAAGGAATAGGATTATCAGCTAATATAATTCCAGGTTTAAGATGGGGTCAAAGACTTGATATAAACTATACTAATGAAGATAACATTAAAGATTCTATGAGTAATCTTAATGTTGATCCTAAAGTAGAATCTAAACCTCAACCTACAACAACAACAGCACAGCCAACAACTCAAGAGATATACAATGAGTTACTTGAAAATAATTTTGAAAATATACCTGAAGAAATTATTGAAGGTATCAGACAAAAAATTAATGATGTAGGTTTTGATGAACTAGAGCAAATAGAGAAGGATATTGCAATAGCATATAGAGAACAAGGTGGTTTAGATTTATCACTTGCAGGAAATAATTCTACAATAGAAGGAGCTTTAGAAAAGAATGAAGATGGTGTACAAGCAGAGTATGGTAATGAAGATCTTGCTAAGAAGATTGCAAGAAAAGAACAAGAGCTCAAAGAGTATAAACTAAAATTAAGAAATCAAGTTATAAATGATCTTAAAAAAGATAACCCTGGTCAAACTGAAGGTAAATATAAATTACAAGCTAGAACTTTTGTAAAAAATAATGAGCAGGTTAAAAAGTTAGAAAATGAAATTGCTGAACTTAAGAAAGGTTTAATAGGTAAAATTACATTAACTAATTTTGATCAAAGAAATGTAGAAGAAATTAATAACTTTATTAAATGGGCTAATGATAATCTTCCAGAGTATATAAGAATTAAAGATGTAGATGATTTAGGTAGAAGGCTTATTAGTAAAGGTATTACACTTGGAGCTTTTGCTATAGAGGTTGGTAAAATATCTAAGGGTATTAAAGATTTATCCGGTACTGTTTATGTTGGTAATCAAACAGGTTTTAGATACCATGAGGCATTTCACGCTGTATTTAGAATGATGTTGTCTGAAGCAGAGATTAAAAGATATTTAAGAGCTGCAAGTGATGAGGTTACTTCTTTAATGAATTCACAAAAAGGTTATGAAATTGATAACGGAACATTTGTAAAATCATTATTAGAGGCAAGAACATATATGAGATCATTATCTGAAACATACTCTAAAATGAGTAATAAAGAACTTAATGATGTTATCTATGAAGAATACTTAGCAGATCAATTTGAGTTATTTAAAGAAAATCCAAGTAGTGCAAAAGTTAATACTGAAACTAAAAACTTTTTCCAACGTTTAATTCAGTTTATTAAGGATTTGTTTTTATCATATAGTAAAGGTGATCTTCAAGGTTTATTTAATGATATAAATAGTGGAAAATATAAAACAGCAGAAATACAAAATAATAGATTTACTAGAACAGCATTAGAACAAATAAATGCACCTAATAGTATGGCCTTTGCAATACGTAAAGGAGATCCTATTCAGACAACAAGATTACTACCAAGATCTGAAGATACAGAAATATTCTATATAAATAATTATTTTTCACAACAAGAAACAGAACTTATTGTTGGTACTATTACTGCAAGATTTTTTGAAAAACAAGAAGCATTAACAAAGTCAAAAGATTTTGATGGTAAATATAATCCACAACAATTACTTGCTTCAGTTATAGATGAGTATATAGAGGAACAAAATCCTGCAAGAGAAGAAAATGGAGAATTATATTATGCTGAAGATTTAAATGATGATCAATTAGATTTATTAGATGAAAGGTATGAAGGATTGCAAAAATATAAAAGTGATGTTGTAAAAAGTGTAAGTGATTTTTTAAATTTATTTGATACACAAATAGAGGATTCAGAAGTTATACTAGATAGAAATCATTTATCTCTAGATTCATCACTTAAAAATGATGAAGATTTTGAAGCATCTGCAAATGAAATTGGTGGGTTTAAATCACTTAGTAAAGGTATCCGTGTATTTTTTGCAACAAGATTTAAAAATGTAATAGATCCTATAACAGGAAAACAAGTTCTTGCACCTGTTAATTATGTAAATACTTATAATACATTTATGAAAGCTTTGGCAGGTATTACTGATCCTAATCAAATGCTTGCTAGATTAAAGTATTTTGAAAATGAAAATGCTGATACTAAAGCTGTTATAGGAGATTTATTAGCTAAGTTTAATTTATCTGATTATTCTGCAGAAGATATACTAGCAGGTAATTATAATTATGAACAAGTTAGAAGTCAAGGATTTTTCCAATCTATACTAAAAGGATTTTCACAATTAAGATCTGATTACTATCAATTAGAAGTAGATAAAGATGCAGGTATTGTTAATATATTTAAATCAACATCAAGAGATGATGCATCTACACAAATAGATAATTGGCAAGATCATTATTCTGTATTAGTTAATAAATTAAATAGTAATGAAGCTGAAAAAAATAAAGCAGCTTCAGTATTTAGTAGGATAGAGTTTTATAGTAATAAAGATTCTATTACAAATGCAGAATTAGAAAAAGTTGCAAGAGAAATATCACAAGATATATTTAATACAGTTGGTATGAAACTTGCTCCTGCAACTGTTAAATTTATTATTTTAAATGAAGGAGTACCAAATAAAACTTCTGAACAACGTAAGTTTGTAAAACTATTTAAACCTAATACATCAACGTTATTTACTATAGAAGATTTACAAGAAATAAAATCTGCTATAAGTGCACATGGTAAAACTGAGGATGGCAGATCAAAAGCTAATCTTTACTATGATATGACTGAAGAAGATATTGATGATAATGACAATGAATCTTCTACAGGTACTGATGTTAAATTTAGAATTAAAAAATTAGCTCAACTAAATGCAATATTTGATTCTACAGTTGGTGCAACAGTATTTAGAAATGCAGAAGGTAAACTTATCTATGCACATCAAATGCCAACCTACAACTTAGAAAAAGTAGCAGAACTAAATACAGAGGATGCATTAGATGAAATGTTAACCAATCCTTTTATGACTACTAATGCAATGCTAAAAGATCCTAGATTTAGAGATTTAGTAGTAAGTGGTAAGTTAAGAATAGCTAGAACTAGTGGTGTTAAATATACATCATTAGAAGCTGATGATAATGGTAATTATAAAGCTAATAATAAATTAGGAGACAACCGTAATAATAAAAGTTTTGGCTCTGTATCTGGTGCAGAGTTTCAAGCTTTAGCAATTAACTTGTATTTATCTTCATTTAATAATGCTACAGGAGAGGTAACAGAAACAAGTTATATGGATGAGGTTGATGGAAAGAAAAGATCTAAGTCATATGTAACTACATTAAATAATATTACAGTTATATCTGAATCTAACACAGCAGATTTTGTTCCATTACCTGTACTTATGACTGTAGAGTATAAAGCTGGTAAGTCAACAATCACAGAAGAAACTATAGATAAATTTGAAGATGCTGTTATTAAAGCAGAGTCAGAAAGAATTAACCGTGAAAGATTCCAAAAGCAAGGATATACAGAAGATGAAGTATTAGGATATAATGATAGTGATTCTGGTAGAGCTTATAGATTATATAATGGTAAGAACTTATTAAGTAAAAGTAAAGCAGTAGTTAAAAAATTAAATAGTCTTGGTGTAAACCAAAGTATACCTGTACAAAAAACATTAAGAAATAATATTGAAGCTTTAGAGCCAGGATCTAAACAATTAGTAAGAATGAATCCAGCAACTGTTGCTAAACTTAATTTAAGAACAGGTTCTGAGATTTATGGTTCTATTAATACTGTAGGTGATAAAACTTTAAGTCAAGAAAAATATCTATTTACTAATTTAGGTGTTATTAGTTCAGAAACATATTCAATAGAAGAGTTACAAGATTTACTTGGTTCTGATATGACTACTGTTAAAACAAATAATAACAAATATAAAGTAACGTTAGGTGATCAAGATTTTTATACAAGAACTAAAGTTTTATCTAATTGGTTAAAGGGCAATACAACTGAAAACTTTATAACAGTTGAAAAACCTACACCTGCTACACAAGCTCTGTTAGAAGCAACAGGAGTTATAGAAGTAACAGATGCTACACCAACAGAACAAAAAGATATTAATGATCAAGTAATTGACTTGTTAGAAAAAGCTGCTAATGAAACAGAAAACTTTACTTATGAAGAAGCAAAAGCACAAATAGAAGCAGATCTTGGTGTAAGTATTAGAGATCTAATTAAACAAAGATTAGAGCAAGAGTTTGATGAACATTTAACATTACTGCAAAATAACAAAACATTAGATTTTGTAGATAATAGACTACTTACAAGATTAAAAACAAGTAAAGGTCAAACTAAAGGTAATGCAGCTAAAGCAATGGAAAAATTAAATCTTATTGCTAATAATCCTGATAACCATAACCTTAAACAGATATTCTATAATGAATGGTTAAATAGAACATTATTCAAACAAGTTCTTTTATCAGATCCAACTAAGTTATTTAAAGACTCTGTAGATGAAATTAAAAGAGCTAAAGCATTAAATGCCGCTGGACCAAGTGCACAAAGTTTTATTAGTGCGCCATATGTATTTGACAGTGAGGGTAATATTAAATCTGGTTTAGGTGTAAATCATGCGGTTGATCATATAAGCTTAATAACTTTTGAAGATATAAATGTACCTGCAAGATTTGGAAGAATTCCAACAGATGATAAACCAGTTACATCTACAGATGCACAAATGTATTATACATCAAAAGCATTTAGATATTTAATGTTTGGAATAGGTAGTTTAACTTCTGCACAAGCAAGAATCATGGATAAGATTGATGCAGGAGAAAATATTTCTTTAGCTGAATTTCATGGTGCTGGTGTTAGTCAAGCAGGATATAAATCATTAGGTGCTATAATGAACTCTAAGAAGTTTGTATATTTTGATGGTGAAGTATTCTTAAAAATGTCTGCTTTTGTATTATCAAAGAGATTGACTTCTGATCCAGAAACAAACTTTGAAACAGCTTTACCTGATTCAGTAGAACTGCATAACTTAAGAGTTGCAATGGAATCTGTAGAAGAAAAAGGTATAGATACTATATCAGTTGCAGTACCAGCTTCTGCATCTAAAGCAGTAAAGAAAAATATTGTACCAAAGAATGTTATTTTAAATCCTGGTTTTAACCTAAGTGATCAAGGACAATATGATGATTTTATAAATAGTGGTTATGTAACTGATCTATCTGCAAAGTATATGAGATTACAGCAGATAACACCTTCTAATAAAGGAGTTGTAACTGATCCTACTCAGATTAAACAACTTATTACAAGTGAGCAAGATAATAATGTTATAGTAAAAATAGGTGACAAAGAAATGTCATTAGGTGAAGTTAGAGCTTTATATAACAAATCACTTGGAGATAGAGTAGAGATTAAATATTTACAAAGACGTAATTTAATATTTGATTTTCAAAAAGCACAAGATGAATTACAAGATAGTATTGAGCTTGGTGAAGTTACTGTAGATTTAAGTGCATTTTTAAAGTATGCTCATTCTTCATTAATGGCTTCTGGTTCAAGTCCACAATTTATGGAGTTATTTGAACTTGATGAAACAGGTGCACAGAAATATGATTTAAATAATCCTATAACTCAAAATAAATTCCAACAATTATTTTTAGCATTTTTCTCTAAGGGGCAGTTATCTGAGAAGATTACTGGAGAAAGCTTTGCACTTGTATCTAACTTTGGTAAGAAGTTTTACAAGAAGGTATTAGCTATTGATCCTGAGACAGGACAACCAAGTAGATGGGAAGTAATAAGAAGAGAAGACTACTTAAAGAATAGACAAGAACTAGCTAAAACAGATTATGATAATAAAGATGAAAGAACATTCTCTGGTTTAAAAGTAGGAGACATATACTTAGATGAGCTAAGAATGAATGTTAAAGAGTATGATAAAGATGGTAATGAAACTGGTCTTACTTATTCTGAAACAGCAATGCCTGCATGGGATCCAAGACTATCAAGAGTAAAGTCTAATCAACCTTTGCCAGATGTAGTAGCTAAAATGTTTGGTGTACGTATACCTTCACAGGATAAACACTCAGCCATAAACTTAAAAGTAGTAGATTTCTTACCTGTAGAGTATGGATCATCTGCAATGTTCCCAACTGAGCTAGTTGAAATATCAGGAGCTGACTTTGATATTGATAAACTTTACACTCATATGAAAGAGTTTTATGTGAAAGATGGAGAGTTTATTGAGTATGGTGCAACAGATAATGTAAATCAACAATATCAAGAGTATTTAGATTACATGGTAGCTGATGCTAGAAAGAAGGGAACATCTATGAATTATGCATTAGATCTATGGAAATCTAGAGGTAGAATAACAGATCCTGCAACAGTTAATGATTTATCATTACCATCAGAAGGTATAATAGGTGCATTAAAAATATTAAGTTTGCCTGTTACAAAGCAAGAGTTTGTAGAGTATAAAGAAAAATATAAACAAAAAATAGGTGATAAGGTATTTTATAGATTACCATATACAGCAGCACAAAGCAATCAAGTATTAGATTTAAAATATGCTATGTTAGGTAATGTTGGAATGACAGAAGGTAGATTTGATAGACCTGTTGGTGCAGCTTATGAACCTGCAGTATTAGATCCTGTAGAGGAGGTATGGAATGAAATAGAAGAAACATTACCTGAGCTAGCTGATCTTGTAACAGAAGAAGGTGTTATTATTGAAAGTCCTGTTGGAATGTACAGATCTTGGGTAAACAATAAAGCAGGAGCAGGAGCTATTGGTGCAGCAGTATTACCTAATATTATTGTTAATATTCTCAAAGAATACAATGTAAATTTAAGACCTACAAATGGAAGAGGTATGTCCATAAGTGGGGGAACTATAGAAATAAATGGATATAATTACAATACTTTTAGTGGTGATTATATTATAGATCCAGCTACACAAAAACCATTAATTTCTGGTGATAGAAAACAATTTATTATATCTGCACTAGTAACAGCTGCAACAGACAATGCTAAAGAAAGACTTTTAGGAAAACTTGGTTTAAATAAAAATGCATTAGCACTTACAGTAGGTTTACTAAGTTTAGGTGTAGATCTTAAAACTGCAATAATGTTAATTAATCAACCAACTATACGTGATATATATGCACGTGTAGATGCTGGTGAGGGTAGTGTTGGAAGATTATTAACTAGAGCAATGAATGATTTAGAATCACTAAATGATGATGCTAAAATGTTAGCTCAAGATACTGTAGTAACAACTGACATGTTAGTTGATGAAATTAAAAGTCCTGATTCTGCAGACAATATTGAAAAATTAGCTATACTACAGTTATTTAAAAATGCTCTTAATTTAAGTAATAAATTACAAGCTTTACAAGTATTATCTACAAATACATCATTTGATTTTACATCCATAGAAGATATAAACTTTGCATATCAAAAAATGAATGAAGTTGGTGTGTTTATGAATGATAAAACTTTTGATAGGGATACAACAATTCCTTTTGATGCTAGATTTTTGTTTAATAAAGATAAAACTTTCCAAGGTAGATATGCTGCTATATTAGATAATTTAAAACAAGCTATGCCAGCAGTATTTGTTACAATGTCTCCAACTTTTGATAAGTTTAGAAATGTAACAAAAGCAAATTTACCTTATGTTCAAACAGAAAAAATAGACAAAGATCTTTTAAGTTTCTTTATTATAAAAGCATACATGAAAGCTTTAAATGATAAAGGAAATGCTAGACTAAATGTATCATTAGAAAATGGATTTATCTATGATGAATATGCAGGACCAATAACAATAAATACAGTATTTGATAACATAAAAACAGTATTAGCTAAACAAAAAAAATCAAATGCTTTTATGGAGTTTATAAGTAAAAGAGATACTAAGAACCCTGTAAATAAAGCAATGATTAATATGGTTACATCTAATACTTGGACAAATATAAGTGCAGGTCAAGTAACTAATCTTCAAAATGGATTAAGAGATCTATATGCAATGCCAGAATTAAGAGAAGATGTGAGACACTTAATTCACTATTTGATATTAAAAGATGGACTAACATATGCAAGAGATACATTTATTGATTTAATACCAGTTCCACTACTTGATGATATATTAAATGTTTCAGGTAATGTAACAGATTTATTTAATAATGAAGATATATCTAACGGTCAGTTTGTTCAATTGTTTGGTGAAACAAGAGATGAACTATTAAGAGAATGGGTTGAAGGATATTCAAACTCAAGAGGTAATATATATTTCTTAAATGAAGTAAAAAGAACTGTAGGTAGAAATCAAGTTACATCACAAGTTGTTCCTTTTAAAGAAGGTCAGAAAACAAAAAGAAATAGAAAACCTATATTATTAGAACAGCAAGAAGATGAAAGTTGGACAATAGAGTTTAATGCTAATCACAAAGAAAGTTATTCTAAGAAAGAGTCAAGAAAGAAAGGTAAGTATCAAAATTTAGATTTTGTTGTAGATGCAAGAAGAGAAAAAAATACAAGAAGTATAAAACGTGCAACTAATTTTAATAGTATACAAGTAGAAGTTACTACAAAAGCAGGTACTAAAAAAATGGATCTTATAGGTTTTCCTCAAGAAATAAAAATGGATGTAAGTACTTCAAAGAAAATTCCAGGTAGTAGAGCAAAGAAAGATGTTAGAACATTTGTTCTTAAGTATTTATATACTCCAAAAGAGTTTGGTAATTATTCAGATACTATTAACTTTGCAGAAGAAAATATTGCATATGGATTAAAAGCTGTGTATGAAGAAATAAAAACAAAAGGATCTATGCAACAATATGATGCTGGATTTATACACGGTGATAGATCAACATATGAATACTTGCAAGAGAAAAAAGAAAATAGAGATTCTGCTGTTGATACAAATGAAAGTGCTATGGATAAAATAGCAGCTTCACAAAGTAAAGATCCAATAGGTATGGGTATGAAAGGTGTTGTTATAAATGCAACTGATAAATCTATGTCTATTTCTAAAGAGGATTTAGAAGCTATAAAGGCAGAAACTAAAAAGGATAGAGAAAAATCTAACTTGGAAAAAATCCAAGAGATGAGTGAGAATAATACAGATCAATTAAATGAAAACATAAATGTGAATATTGCTGGAAATAGTATTAAGGTTCAAGTAAAAGAAGATCCTAATGCTGATTACTCTACCATAGAAACTGAATGGACTAATTTAACTGCTGATCAGAAAAAAGAAATATCTGATAGACAAAATATTGGTAGTGCAGAATCAGCAATAGCAAGATATAAAACCGCAAATGCAATTGTTCCTTTAACTCAAGAAGAGTTTATGGAAAGGCTTAAAAAATGTAAATAATTATGGCAAAGTGTTTTAATAGAAATAATGCAGAGTATAAAGCTTTAGAAGCTAAGTATGAAGATCAGTTATTAGTAGATAGTATTATTGATAGATGGCAAAAGAGCACAAAGTCAGATAATTTTCCTACTATATTTCAAGCTGAAAAATATATTGCAAATGAAAGAGTTAAGTTTTCTCTTAAGCAAAAGCAATATGCTGATGCTATATTAGCTAATCTAGACAATGCAGGTTTGATCAGTATGTATAATGGAAGTTATTATATAAATGTAACTGAGCCAGGACAAATAGAAAGAGTTGATAGAAAAGTAGCAGAGAATAATAGACTTAAGCTTTTAAACTTACTTGATTTCTGGAATATATCTAGAGACTCTGTAAACATTACAAGAACAGAGAACACATATAAAGTTACTATGAATCCTGTAATATTTGCACCACAGGATATTATATCTCAAAACAATAATAAAGATAAAACACATATACTTGACATAGTAAATCATATGCAAGGTATATTTCCTCAGCTAGACATTAGAGTATCTAGTGTAAAAGAAGCAAAGGAGTATTATGATTCACTAACACCTTATCAAAAAAGAGGTGTTGGTTTTAATAGTCTTAGAAGTTACTATGTTAACGGTGTAGCATATATCATTAAAGGAAGGGTTAATTCTGATACAGCTGTAGAAGAAGTATTACATCCATTTATTGATGCAGTATTTTTACAAAAACCAGCTTTATTTAATAGCTTGTTAGCAGAAGCTAAAAAAATGTTTCCTCAATTAAAGTTAGAAATAGATGGTACATACACATCTAGAAGAGGATTTACAAATCAAGATAGAAATATTGAGTTAGTTACTCAAGCTTTATCTAGACACTTTAACAAAGAGTATGAAGAAAGACCTACTCTTACATGGAAACAAAAGTTATCTGAACTATTAAAATTTATACTTGATGTTATTCAAGATATGAGTTTGTATTTACAAGGTAAAAGAGTTCCTATAAAAGCTAATACATTAAGATCAGATAATACATTATCTAGTTTAGCAAAGCTTTTAAACAATGATGCGTTAGAATTTAGATTTGATAGAGAGTCTATTGGAGATAGTAGAGTTAGATTTTCTCTCACACCAGAAAGAAAAGCACAAGTAAAAGAATTAAAAAATCAAGCTACAACAGATGTTCAAGCACAAAGGATAGCAGAGCTGACAGGTGAAAACATAGATAATAAAGAAAAATTTGAAGATTTTACTGTAGGTAGTTCTCTTACTGGCACTGATACACCTTTAGTTATATTAAATAAAGAAGATCATACATATATAAATGTAGAGACAGGTGAGCAGTTTAGTTCTGTTACCGGTATGATCAAAGGTAATTTAAATGATCCTGAGAATAAATATAAGATTAATAGAGATATAGGTGATGATTTTGATGTTATCATGGAGTATATAGCTGTAATGCCTATAGGTGAACAAGCTGATATAGAATCACTTACAGGTAAAATGAAAGTGCTTCAAGCTGATCAGGTAATTAGAGCTGTTGATCAAATACAAACTATGCTAACTATGTATAGAGATCAAGGTGCTGTTGTAATACCACAAGTTGTAATAGCTGATGCGGGTACATCAATAGCTGGTACAATTGATTTACTTGTAGTTCATAATGATGGAACACTTACTATTGTAGATCTTAAAACAAGTAAGAATCCTAGCAAAGATAGTCAATATGAAACTAGAAAGTATCCTGTAAATGAAGGTAGTGTATTTTATGATCCAGATGCATCAAAGAATGATCAGCAAAAGTTTACTACAAAAACACAACATAATCTACAGGTAAATACATATAGAAGAATACTTCAAAATATGGGTTATGAAGTTAGTACTGACTCACAAACAATACATATTAAGGTTGATTTATCTGGTAAAAAAGTTACAAATTTTAGAGTAGAAGGTACAACATATCATAATCCAGCTCAAATGGGTCACTTTGTTGATCAAGTAGTTCCTTTAAATGAAGACGTATTTGCTAAAGAAGAAAGAGCAAATCAAGCTGATACAAATAAATTAAATGAAAGTGATCAACAACCAGATGGCGCATACACTGAGACTGATATGTATCAAATTAAAAATGATACACTTAAAAGTTATCAAGTAAAACTTGTATCTAGAAAAGAAGCATTAGAAAGATTACAAGATAGAGGACAGCAAACAGAAGATGTTACACAAATTTTAAAATCTATAGACAAAGCAATCAATGATATTCAAACAGCTAGAATGCTTGGAACATCTGATGTTATTTATGATGAACTATTAGAAAGATCTGTTAATGAAATCCAAGAGTTTATAAATTATATTAATGATCCTAAAGAACAAGGAACAACAAAATATATAGATAGAATATTTGCAATGGAAGGTGTTGCTAAAACATATAGAGGTATTGATGTTATATCAAATCCAAAAGGTGCACCCCTTGGAAATAGATCTCAACAGTTAAGAGATCAGCTAAGAACTCTTCTTGATCAAGTTTTAGGTGAAGGAGCATATGTAAATAAAGGTCTTATTAATGCTGGTATAACAAACTATACTTTAGAATTGTTTAGGACAAACACAACTAATGCTAGTCTAACAGAAGAAGATATAAGAAATATTATTACAACTCATGATACTCCTATTGCTGATATAAGTACAACAAGATTTGGTGTTAGTGATTTAGCAACAAGTTCTGATCCATTATCTCAACTATTAGATAAAATATATAAAAGACAAGTGCAAAAAACACTTGATTTAGCTGAAGAAAGAGCAGATGAGATTAGAAGAAGATCAAGTAAATTAGCAAAATTATCACCGGGTGGTAAAGTAGATTATAGTTTTATGCTTAACTATGATAAAGATGGAAACTTTTTAGGAACATATGTTAAAAGGATAGGACAAAAATATGATGCTCAATGGACACAGTTAAGATATAATGAAAGAGGAGAATCTATATTTAAAGACCCTTATATTTATAAAGATAACTTAGAAGACTATACAACAGAAGAGTTAGAATATAATAGAAAACTTTATGAGCAAAGAAAGGCATATTCAGACTTTATGCGTGGAGAAAGGGTTATAGATGGTAAACCACAAGATGGTGATTATCATAGATATACTAAAGAGTACAAAGATGCAAGAGAAAAACTTATGTACTTTTCATTATTTGCTAATAAAGAAAGTGGACGTTGGAAGTTTAAAGCTAGTGCTAGTACTAGACAAAGAAGAGAATTTTTAAACAAGTATCATAATCTTGCACCAGGAAACTATATTGAAAAAGATGCAGATGGAAGACCTACCGGTCTTGTAAAAAGACAGGACTCTGGATATGATGGAGGTGGTATTGGATTTGTTAAGTCTGCTTTTATAGAGGTTAGAGATGTTGCAAGGAATGGAGATAGAATGGTTAGTGACAAGTATGAAAAACTAATGAATCCTAATCCTAATGACTCACTTGCAGTTGCTCAAAAAGAATTCTATTTAATGTATGTAAGATTGTTTGAGGAAGATCTTCTTAAAATGTTACCAGAATCTATACAAGCTAAAATGCTAGGTAACTCATTAACAATTAGAGAAAACTTTTTAAATGAAGTTAGAAGAGAAGGAGGTCTTTTAGGTAAACTAACAGCAAAAGCATCAGATGGTATTAAAAATTTATTTAGCACTACACTACGTGTAGAAAAAGTTGTTACTGATTCTGAAGGTAATTTTATAGAAAATACTTTACCAATTTATTATGTTGGTAGTACACAAGATGAGAAAAAACTTGCAGCTATTAATAGTGATATAGAAGCATTAGAACAAAGTTTTAAAAATAAACAAATTAAAACTGATGAGTATAAACAAAAGAAAGCAGAGTTAGAAGCAGAAAGAAATAGTGTACAAGCAGCACCTTCTAAAACTGAATTAAGCCAAGACATGGGTAGAAATCTACTACTATTTAATAGTATGGCTCAAAACTATCAAACAATGTCAGAGATTAAAAATAGTGTTGCAGCTATTATTAAGACAATGGAGAATAGAAGATATACTAAAGAAGGTTTTATTGGTGTTGCTGGAAGTTTAAGAAGTGCTGTAGGTAAAGGACAAACAGAAGAAGTTGCTAAAGGTGAAGATTCTAATATTGTTAAAAGAGCTAAAAAATGGGTAAACATGGTTTACTATGACAATAATAGAAAAACACAAGATTGGATGGATAAAGTAGCTAGAGGTTTAGTATCATATACATCTTTAACATATGTAGGTCTTAACTGGTTTGGTAATATTAATAACTATGCTATGGGTAGACTCAACAATATGGTTGAGGTTGCTGGTGGTAGATACTATGATAGAGCTGCATATGCTAGAGCTGTTGTAGAGTATAATAAATCAATACCTTTAATGATGACTAGTCTTGGTGACTCATCTACTTGGGCTCCAGTTATTGGTGGTGATGGTTATAAAAAATATATACCTAGAAGTAAATATGAAGCTATTGCTGCATATATGAGAATGATGGATGATGCAGCTGATATACGTGAACAAGGAAAAGAAGGTGCTCAAGATATAAAAGATAAAGCTTGGGATGCTGCTTATATGTTTCAAGATATGGCAGAATATAATGTACAGACTAAAGTAGGTATGGCTATTATGATGTCAACAACTGTAAGAAATTCAGAAACTGGTGAAGAAACATCATATTATGATGCATTACAGTATAATGCTTCTACAGGAAAAATAACATTAAAAGAAGGTTTTGATCAATTAATAAGATTTAATGAGAGAAGAACGGATAGTGAAGGTAATTTAGTTACACAAGATTTAGCAGATGAAAATACAAGGTATGATGTAAGAAATCAAATCCGTGAAGTTAATAAACAAATTCATGGTAACTATGCATATGCTGATAGAATGGTTATTCAAGATCATGTACTAGGTCAATTAATTGCACAGTTCCATAAGTGGGTTGTACCTGGTTTAGATGCAAGATTTAGAAAAGAATACTACAATGAAAACTTAGGTTGGGTAGAAGGAAGGTACAAATCATTCTTAAATGTAATGGGATACATTATCAAAGAAAAGGGTCAGATAGGTAAAGCATTTAGAGAAATGGAGTTTCAGTTAGGAAAAGAAAGAACTGATAATAAAATAAAAGGTATGTATAGAACCTTAGCTGATTTTGGTATTGCTATGTCTAGTTTTATTATAGCTATGATACTTGGAAACTTATTTGATGATGATGATGATGACAAAGGTCAAACACAAAAGAGACTAGAAAATGCTTTAATTTATCAGTTTAACAGACAAGCTAGAGAATTTATGTTCTTCTTCCCAGTACTTGGAGCAACTGAACAGTATATGATGGCTAAGTCTCCTATACCTATTATGAGATCATTAGGTGAGTTAGCTGGAGCTATGAAAGCTACAGGACAATATGGTTTGGCTAACTTAGGTGTATATGGATTGTTTGAGGAAGATTATGATATAACAAAAGATACTAGAATTTACTACCAAAGAACAGGACGTAAAGGAACTTTAAAACTTAAGAAAGAGTGGGCAGATGCTTTACCTCTTATTTATATGATAAATAGATGGTCTGCTTATGATACTATCAATGACTGGTTTGTTAAGTAATGGAAAGATCAGATAAGTGGAGAATAGATCAGTACAATAGGAATAGACCTTACTCTGAGTGGGTACATTCTATAGAAGAGTTATGTAAAAAAATTAAATGTTATGAAAACTAACTATAAACCTTTACCGCCTTATTTATCTATAGGGCCATCTAATATAAATGGTGCAGGTATTTTTGCTACAGAGGATATACCAGGTGGTATAGAAATAGGAATAACACATGTATATGATCCAGATTTTCAAGATGATCATATAAGAACTCCATTAGGAGGATTCCTAAATCATTCAGATAAACCTAATTGTAAAATAGAATCAGATGAAGCTGGTACAATAAGAAAGCTCTTTACACTAGAAAAAATTGAACTAGGTAAAGAGCTAACTGTAAAGTACAGTTGGTATGATCCAACTAAAAAATAATTATTTAACCTCACAGGCACCGCCTGCACATGCTAATTCTCCTGATAGATTGGTGTTATCATCATCTTCTACAACTTTAGAAAGATCAACATCCATTAAAGATTTTACCATTTCATTAAACTTTCTTTTTGAAATGTCTTCAAATGGAGCTTGAGTATATGTACCACCATCATAAGGCAAAACAGACAATCCATTATAATGATCCCTATTCTCCCACATCCACTGACCTGCCATCTCCCAATCTTCCTCTTTAAGACTTACAGTAGCAGAGACATTGTGAGTATTAGAACCCGTTCTATGACCTGGCTTTACCCATTCAGTTGCAACCTTTTTAATTCTTTCAAGAAGTGCAAAAGGAGACTCTGTTCTAAGTATAGATCCTTCTGGAGCTGATTGTGGTATACTAATAACTGCAGTATCATGACTACGGAATACACAATCTTCTACTAACTCTGGATGATTATTTACTAAATATGTATAGATAGATTCATTCTTACCTACACGTATTCTTCTTACATAATAGTCATTATGCCATGCATGAATACCAGATGAAGTTCCTAATGTTAATGATGTTGTGCCAGCAGGTTTTACAGTAGTTGTTCTAGCTGATTTTTTAATGCCAATTGCTTTAGCAACACGTGCATTTTCTTTCTTAACAATTTCAGCAGCTTCTTCCATGTTATAACCTAATATTCTACCGGAACCAATACCAGTCATAGAGACACCAATAAGTGCATCTTTTTCTGTAGTCTCTTTCCATACCGGTCTAAGGTAATGAAAGTCTGTATATCCAGCTTGAAGTGTTCCAATAAATGAAGCAGCCTTAACTCTTTCATTTAGATCTTCTTGTGAATCTATAGTAGATACATTAACCTCACAAAGATTACAAAACTGAAATGGTCTTAGTGCTATTTCACAACATGGATTAGTACCCCAGTCTTTATCATTATTAAAGTATATACCCGGTTCACCTGCTCCAGATAATTCAACACGTTTCCATAAGTCCATAAAGAAAGACTTAGTTATTTTATGTCTCATTAATACAGCAGAGTTATTAGCTCTACCACGTTGTGGGTTTAGTTCCCACCATGCACCTGATTTACATGCAATCATTTCACTATCATCAGCACTAAATAAACTAATAAGAGCAGCACGTCTAATACCACCCGCAAGAACTGCATCTGCAATATAACATACTATATCATGTACTTCAAGTGTGCTTAATTGATCACCATCTTCTTTTGCATTTAGTATACCTTCTACCTTTAGTAAGCATTCTTTAAGTGGTTGAGGACCAGGAGCTTTACCACCTGATGTAACAAGTCTAGCACCTTTAGGTCTAATATCAGAGAAATCAAATACAATTTTAGATGATCTACCATTTAGGTAAGACTTAACTAGAACTTTGACTGCGTCAGCCCAACCTTCTATACTATCACCTATCAAGTATCTTTTGGTTCTTTTTTTATAAGGTTTATTTATAGGAGGCAGCTTTGCTACATGATGTCTTTGAACAGAATAACCAACACCAGTTCCACCAAGAAGTAGGAACATACATTCACTAAAAGACTCTAGGCTATCTATTGGAAGGTAAGCACAATTATATATTCTATTAGGACTAATTTCAATAGGCTTGCCACCAAATTGCATAGACCTCATAGAAGGTAATATTTTTTTATCATATACAAATTTGTATACATCCTCTATTTCTTCTTTAAGAGCAGGATAAGTTTTAATATGCATAGCTTTGTTTCTTGTTACAAGCTCTTCCCAAGTCTCCCTTCTTTTTAATTCAGGAATGTACTTAGCGTATTTCATATGGACAGTAATGTCACTCAGAATTTGGTTATTTAAATTCATGTCATTTTTTTTTAAGATGTTAAACAATTTAGATAAAAAATCCCCTGTGATTAAGGGGTAGTAATAATATACCAATTTATATTATGATATAGAAATATTTACATAAGAAACTTTGAAAAAAATGAAACCTAATTCAATGTTAAAAGCAGGAACCCATTCTTCTGATTCATCTACCTTTGTTTCATATTGTGATATAGACATACCAAACAGGCATGTTTTGGGTAAAAATTGAAAAAGTATTTGATGTCTTTTAATCTTCATATTATTTTAGTTTTATTATTATTTTTTGTATATTATAAGTGTACCATAGTAAAATGGTAGATATTAATATTTATACATAAATCATGGATTGGAATCTATTAGGCACTATTATTATTACAGCATTGACTGTGCTAGGTAGTAGTGAAGCGTTTAAATTTTACAAATCCAGACTAGCATTAAAAAGCAAAAGTATGGATTTAAAAGAAGAATACAAAGAAGATCTAAAGAAAAGAGTAAATAGGTTAGAAGTTCTTTTAACTGAGTCATCTAAAGAAAAAGATGATCTTAGATTATGTGTAATTAAATTAACAGAAGAGGTAGCAACTCTACGTGAGAAAGTTAAATTTCTTGAAGCAGAAAATGAACGTCTTAAAAAAATATAATTATGGCAGATAAAAAACAAATGGCAAAACACTCAGCAAGGACTGGAGAAGCATTAAAATCATTATATGGATCTTCAACTCCACTAACTAGTATTTTACCAGTACAAGAAAGAGTAGATGTTTCAAAAACATCTGGAGAATTTAAATCAAAAGGTACTAAGTCTCCACGTTCAACATCAATGCCTGAAAAATTATTACTACAAATTACAGATCCAGGTGATGCACCTACAGCACCAACTGTAGTTGATAATCCTGGTACACTAGCTAGTCCAAGTGAAAGTTATATTACTAGAGTTAGACCTCTATCATATGATTCTAGACGTGGTCTTTGGGATACTAGAGCAAGAAGTTATAGAGATGATCAAACAGCTTTATCAAATGAAATATCTAGATATACTACTTATCAAGCAAATTTAGCAACATATAATAGAAATTTAACTGATTATAATACAGCTGTTGCACAAAGAAATACAGATACAGCTACAAATACTAAAAGAACTAATCAATATCAAAGAGATCTTAAAAAATTCTTTACTACATTAGGTAAAAAGAAAGTAAGTAAAAAAGTAGCAACAAGAACAAGAGGTTCTAGAAATCCTGGAACATCATCAACTAGAGGTACAAGATAAAAAATTAAAATTATGAATAGATATAAAAGATATAGATACGGTGGTAAAAAAGTACCAGGAATGTTTGCTCAGGATGGTAAAGAAACACCAAAGAATCCAGTACCACCTCAGATGCAATCAATGAATGAAAAATCTACTATTCAATCTTCTGGAGAAGCTCAGGCTTTACGTACACAAAATCAAATAGTTGAACAAACAATGTTAGAAAATGCCATGAGACAACAACAAATGGCAGCAATGATGCAACAGATGCAAATGCAAAATATGTTGTTACAACAGCAAAATCAATTACAACAGGTTCAAATTGAAAAAATGGATTTGATTAATAGTGCTAGAACAACAAAGAAACCTGTAGGACCTGTAAATTCTCCTAAAAGAAAAGGTGGCTCAAATAGTAGAAAACCTAGAGTAAATGTAGTAATGTCACAAGGTCAAGGAACAACCTTTAGACATGGAGGAGGAATGGGAAAAAAAGGTAAGTGTTTGCCAGGAGGTAGATTTAGTAAAAGAAGGTAGTCATGGCAAAAGAGTTAAATGAAGATACATCATTTAAGGTTAGTGTAAAAACTTTAATAGCTATTGCTATTGCTCTGTCAACAGTAATAGGTATGTGGTTTGCATTGCAGGCAGATATAGAAGAAGCAAAAGAACTTCCTGTACCACCACCGCCAGATGTTACACGTATGGAGTTTGATATGAAAGATAAAAATATTAGACTAACAATACAAAATACTGCAGATGATGTTGAAGAAATTAAAGATGACATCAAACGTATAGAAGAAAAAATAGATAAACTAAGATAATAATTAACTTTAAATTAAATAAAAAATGGCAAGTGCAAATTTTAAATTAACGTTAGGTTCAACAGACTTAACTACTGACGCTCTGAATCTTTCAACAAGTAAAGATTTAGCTAGCTGTACATCAGGTGGTGTATTACGTATTATGCTTGATACAACTGCACATTCAAGTGCAACAGAACTTGTATCAGCTACAAAATATACAGAAGGAGCTTATGTATGGATTCATAATCCAGCTACTCCTGTTTCATCTGGTAATGATAGAATTTATGTATCAGTTGATGAAACATCAGCAACACCAATCATACTAAAAGGTGGTGATTGGGCTTTAATACCTTGGGCAGGAACAACTAGAACCACTGATAAAAATATTTTAGCATGGGGTGCTTCTGTAGGTCTTATTGTAGAGTTTGGAATATATCAATAATAATTAAAAAAAATATTTAGAAATTATGGCAACATTAAATATAACAGCAGATATTGCAAGTACCGGTTTAACAACTAATGCAATTTCTTTAAATCTTTTGAAAGCTGCTAGTGTTACTACAGGAGGTATTGTAAGAACTACTACAACTGCAGAAAAATCTAGTAAAGCAGTTTTATTAGCTCATGCAGATTATACTGCAGCATCTGCAACAGGAAGTACATATGTATATCTTAAGAATGTAACAGGTCAACCACTTAGAATATCTTTGATAGGTAACACTAGTAATGATGATGAGTTTGAAGTAGCATTGCCAGTAGGTACATTTGCTCTATTTCCATGGAAAGCTGATACTGCTAATATTACAGTATATCAAACTTCATCTGGTACTACTACTATAGAGTACGGAGTATTCAATTAATATGAAAAATTCTGTTTGGAAGATATTTGGGATCTACCTTTTATTGCTTGTTTGTATTTTATTTTCACAGCAATCATTTGGTCAAGTGACTGTAGTACAATACAATGCAAATTGGAATGATGCAAACAAAGTTACTTGGTTAAAAAAATTATCTGATGTTGACAAAGTAAAAGATGTATGTATAGCTGAAGACCCTAAAGCCCAACAAAAACATGAAATAGTTGTAGTACCTACTATAATTATTTTTAAAGATGGTGAAGAGGTAAAAAGATACCAAGCAGATATATCATTTACAATGAAGGCTACTAGAGAAGAGATACAAGAATTTATTGACGAACTTATAATGAGTGATTTTTAATATGAAAAAACTTTTATTTCCACTATTAATATTATTATCTAGCTTTGCATTATCACAAAATTCTTATATTGTCATAGAAGCACAATATGATTCATGGGGACCTGCAGAATCTCAATTTTATATTACAGATGCCCAAGGTGATACTGTGTATCATCATCAACCTACAGTGCAAAGTGAATATTTATTAGATACTTTATTTATAAACGCACAACCTCTTACTGCTATTCTATTAGATCAATATGGAGACGGATGGCAAGATACAGGCATGCAAGGTTATTTTAGAACATGGAATAACTGTCAAGATACAATAGTAGAATTTATATCTTCACCTACAAATTATTTTGCTACAGAAATAATAAACTTTAATTTAGGTCCATGTCAACCAAACGGACCTCCACCTCCACCATGTTTACCTGCAGTAGTTATAATTAATTTAGATCAGTATCAATCAGAAACGTCCTGGGAGATTACTGATACTTTAGGTTATGTAGTAGCATCAGGTAGTGGTTATGGTTCACAACCAGATTATGGAACTGTTGTTGTTCCTGTATGTTTACCACAAACTGTGTTAAATTTTACAATATTTGATTCTTATGGAGACGGTTTAAATGGTTCACTTTGGCAAGGTCAAGATGGATCTTATTTTGTTAAACAATGTGGTGATACATTAGTATATGGTACAGACCCAGCTTTTGGTACAGATAGTACACACGTATTTGTTATTGATACATGTCCTCCTATATATGGGTGTACAGATGATGATTATGTAGAGTGGAACCCGTTTGCAGATACTGATGATGGTAGCTGTCAAACATTAAAAGTATTTGGATGCATTGATCCAGATGCATTTAACTATGATTCTACAGCTAACACAATGGACCTAGTTCCACAATGTGAGTTTACACTAATACTGCATGATCTAATGGGTAATGGTTGGGTTGGTTCAAATTTAGAATTAGAGTTGCCTGATACGTCTTTTAATTTTACTCACACAGGTGGTTTCAATGATGAATACCAATTTACAATAGATGCTCCGGATCCTGCTACGTTTAGGTTTCAAATATCTCCACAGGCAGCACTAACTACTATAGAGTGTGGGTTTACTTTACTTAATCCAGAAGGTGATACATTAATTAGTGTTCAACCTCCATTTATACAACCTTTGTTTCCATATTCTTTTATTACTAATTGTGGTAATACGTGCATAGAAAAGATATTTGGGTGTACAGATAGCCTAGCTTTAAACTATTATGATGAGGCTAACACAGATGATAGCTCTTGTTACTATGTGGCAGGATGTATGAACCCACTATATTTAGAATATGATACAGCTGCTGATTATGATGATGGATCATGTGCAACTTTGATTGTTGCAGGATGCATGGACTCAACAGCTCTTAACTATGATCCGCTAGCAAACGTAGAGATACCAGGATCATGTGTAGCAATAGTAGAAGGATGTATGAATCCTTTAGCATTTAACTATAATCCTAATGCTAATGTTGATGACTCAACATGTATACCAGTTGTTGATGGTTGTACAAATCCTATTGCACTTAATTATGATTCAACTGCTAATACAGATGATGGTTCTTGTGTATTACCAGTGCCAGGGTGTACAGACCCTAATGCATTTAATTACAATCCGCTAGCAAATGTAGATGACTCAAGTTGTATTGATATAGTATATGGTTGTACAGATGCTTCTGCTTTTAACTATAATCCTTTAGCCAATGTAGATAATGGTTCTTGTGAACCTTTTGTGTTTGGTTGTATGGATTCTACTATGTTTAATTTTAATCCTTTAGCAAATACAGATGACAATAATTGCATTCCTTTTATTTATGGTTGTACTGATCCAAGCATGCTCAACTACAATCCACAAGCTAATACAGAAGACTTTACTTGTATTGCTTACATTTATGGTTGTACTGATAGTACTGCCCTTAATTATGATCCGTTGGCTAATACTGACAACGGCACGTGTATTGAAGTGGTTACAGGGTGTATGGATCAAGGTGCGTGGAACTATGAACCTTTAGCAAATGTTAATGACTCAGCTTCTTGTTTATATAGTGCTGGTTGTATTGATGGTCCAGGTAATCCTTATTGGTTAAATGATGGATGTTATGCATGGGTAATTGATGTAGATGTTTATTGCTGTGAAAATGCATGGGATGCATCATGTCAAACAATGTATGATTATTGTCAACTTGGATGGCCTACAAATATAGATGATTTATCAGTAATGGGTGTTGTAATATATCCTAATCCAACAACTGGAATTGTAAGAATATCTACAAGATTAGAAATACAATTAAAGGTTTTAGATATGAGTGGAAAAACTATAATTGATGAGCTTAATCCACAAGTAATAGATTTATCAGACTATGCAGATGGTCTATATAATATTATAGTAAATGTTAATGATAAACAATACTTCAATAAAATTATAAAACAATGAGGAAGACAATAGATATAACACCAGTTATATATGTTTTAGTAATGATTGTAATGTTCCTAATAGGAACAACTTCTGCTTTTAGTCAGGAAAGTAATTTTAAAAGCAGCCTTAAAAAAACATTTAAGTTTGCTACTTTTTACGGTGCTATCAATGGCAACAACTCTATTTCAGATGTTGATGTATTTTCAGTTACGAATGGATTAGAAAAAGAAACAATAGAGACTCCATTTGACTATTCAATGTCAGTTGGTATTAGAAAGATTGCTAGATTTGGATACGAGAATAGAGCTAATACATTTTATGATGGTAGTGAAAAATCATACAGTGATGCAGCAACATTAGGTAAAGTAAGAGGTTTTGAGTTTCTTTTTGAATTAGATTACGCTAGACAACAAGGTACCGACTTTCTCAATCAACAGCATTTTTTAAGATACGTAGCTAACAGATGGATAGCAAAGGTAGAATATGTTCAAGATGGTTTTGCGGATATTAAGTATTACGAGTCATCACAAAGGTATAGACAAAAGTTCAACAATAAGTTTTCATTGAATATAGGAGCAGTACAAAGACTGTCTGAACCATATGGATACGATCCACTAGAAGAGTGGGTGCTATCTACAGGAGACATACACTACACAAACCTTGCTTTAGAAGAAGGGTATAATGTAGAATTTGATGGCTCAGGCGGAGTAACCTATCTTAATCCTAATGGGAACGTTGTAGCAGAAAACACCCAGGTATGGGAAGCTGTGGTGATCCCTGAAGTACTATCCAACTATGTAGAAAAGAAAAGAAATGAGTTACCAACACAGTGGAACCATTCTCTAGTAATAGGGTTGGACTATTACCATTTCACAAAAGACTTCTGGGTACATACCTGGGGAAACATAATGCCTTATCACTATGATGCGGGAGGAGAGTATTCTTATCATACATTCCACGGAGGGCAATGGACAGACTACTCTGGTGGTTTAATTTTTGGATGGAGAGCTAGTAAGCATCTTGGCTTTTTCTTGGAAGGTAAATACAATAAGTATTGGAATAGACAATGGCATGACTTTAAATTGGGTGTCAATTACGTGATATTCTGATAATTTTTTTGTATATTATTATATAACCATAAAATAATTTAATATGATTAATTGGATTAATTCCTGGAAATCAGGAAATAAAAAAGAGAAGTATGAGATCAATGTAAGAATTGGTAAACTAACTGTATTAGAAGTTATGTTTTGTCCATGTGAAGTATGTGAGAACAAAAAAGCTTATTGTGCAAAGTTTAGATTTATGATCTTTAACTTAGGATTTGAACTGTAACAATTTAAAAGAATAAACCAATGAGTTTAAAAGAATTTAACGGCCTAAAAAATGTAGAAGTTTCTGAAGGAAGAGCTCAGATGACTTTTTGTGCTAACTGCAAATCATGCCCTGCTATTGATATTTCTGCTGAGTCAGATACAGTTGTAGTAGGTGGTGATGAAGAAGGATATACATCTTTCACTAAAGAACAATTTAAATTATTTGCTGATGTAGTTAAGTCAGGAGCATTTGACAAATACATGGCTAAGAAATGTGCATGTGGTAAAACACAAGATCCTGATGGAAACTGTGATGGTTCACATGCTGATAAATGTGAGTAATGTCTAAAAACTGGATTAAAGGAGCAATAAAAAAACCGGGATCTCTTACCGCTGCTGCTAAAGCAAAAGGTATGAGTATATCTCAGTATTGTCAAAATCCACCATCTACATTAGCAAAGCAAAGATGTAACTTAGCAAAGACATTAAAAAGTTTTAAGAAGGCTGAAGGAGGACAAGTACAAGGATGTGGTTGTCCATATGGAATGGAAATGGGCCCAAATAGAGTATTATAATATGAGTATACTAGGAAAAATATTTAGCGGAGGTGCAGGAGAACTGGTTGAATCAGTTGGTGGGGTTCTAGATAACCTAACTACATCCAAAGAAGAAAAGCTAGAAGCTAAAAGAAAACTAAAAGAATTAATCCTGAAGCATGAAGCTGAGATGGATAAACAAATAACTGAACGTTGGAATGCTGATATGGCATCTGACTCTTGGTTATCTAAGAATGTAAGACCAATGGTTCTTATATTTTTAATTGTTTGCACTATGCTACTTATTTTTATTGACGCAGGTGCAATAAGCTTTGTTGTAGAAGAGAAGTGGACTGATCTACTGCAACTAGTATTAATAACAGTAATAGGTGCTTATTTTGGTGGCCGTTCTGTAGAGAAAATAAGAAAAAAATAACTATTAAAAATTAGAAATTATGCCAATGCACATTAAAGGAGGTTTTAAAAGTAAAAATGGCCTTGTAACTTACGGAGATGGAGGAGCTTATGGAGCTGCACCATCAGCAAGAAGAGCAAAAGATAAAGCTCAAAAAGGAAAAGAACTTAAAGAAGTACCTCCTGGTAAAGAAGGTGCTGGTTTAAGAGCATTATCTAGATCAGTACGTAACAATATGGGTTATGCAAGATATGGATATTCAATGGATCCTAAAAAAACTAGAAAATAAATTATGGCTAGGAAAGTAAACGTATATGTATTTACAGGTAATAAGAAAAAGAAAAGACCTGGAGTACATGCTAAGACCAAAACTAGTAAAAGTAAAGGAGCTCAGAACTATAAAAAACAATATGTAGGTCAGGGCAGATAATTTTATAAGTATGCCTATATATAATCCAGGACCACAAATAGCAATGCCTCCTATTAGGGGTGGTTATGTTTTATCATTTTATGATGGTACAGCAAGTGAAACACAACTGTATAGTCAAAATGATATTTTAGGTTTTGGTAAAGGTACCAATCAGTTAATTATTTATATGAAAGGTGCCAGAGATGTCAATGCTAAAGATACAATAACAATAACTCTTAATCCTACAACAATTACTGCTGATAGAGCACAAGTAATATTAATGGAAGGTATACGTGAGCTTAATACTCATCCTTCTAATGAAGTAATTAAAAAAGTTGTAGCTCCTTTACAAGGTGATAATGATTTTGTACATGAGTTTGCTTCTTGTACAATAGCTTATGGAACATGTTGTTCTGGAGGTGGCGGAGATACTTATACTTTAGAAGCAAGTGCAAAAGCAGGTTCCAATGTTCCTTTACTTTTAGATGCTGCTTCTGGATCTGACTCTACAGTTAATTTAACTGAAGGTACAAACATTACTTTAACAAGAAACAGTGCAACACAAGTTACTATAGATGCATCTGTTCCTACTCTATATCATCAAATAAATAATCATAACTTATTTTTATCATCATGGGATATGAGAGATCCATACTTGTTTCCTATATTAGAAGACCGTGGTTCAGGATTTTATACAGGTAAGAATATAGGATCTGCAGTTAGTCCAGGATCATATCCATCAGATGAAGCTTTTAAATGGCAAACTAATCTTGAGAGAGCAACATCTGCATGGGATAGAGTAAGTTGGTATAATTTGTCAATGGCTAATATGACAGCTGCAGCTATTGCTGCTTTAGGTACTGGAGGTCAAGTAAAAGCTGTATTATATAGATATAGTCCATCTGCTGGAGACAGTACTTTTAATTATACAACACAAATATTAGGTGATATAGATTTTAATGCAACAGCAAATAGAGTGCAAATAAATGCACAAACTACTAATATAACACTTTCAGTAGGTGATTTATTTTTTATAGGTTATCAATATACTGTAACAGCAGAATCTGCATCAGGAAATATTACCAATCTAAGACTACAAACTACAGGTAGGTTCTGGAAATCATAAAAAAAAGACTAGCAGGAAATGGAATAAACCTGCTAGCCCCTTTACAGTAAATATAAACGTTGGTTTTATATCTACTTTCTTTCTTTTAAAAGCCCTTCTATAATAATTAAATAGTTTATGGCATCTCCTATTTTTTCATTAATCAGTTCCTCAGAAGGTTCTTCTTCTGGTAACTTTTCTAACATTGATATAATTGATTCAAGATGCTTTGCAGCATAGTTCCATGCTACTTGCTCAGGTTCTGTAGTAAATACAGATACCCCAACACCATTTTTTATATTCTCAAATACATCAAAGTCATTAGCATACTCTTTCTGTTTGACAGTAAAAGTATCCTCAATCTTTTTAAATCTAGCTTTTAAAAGTTTTTTAAAATTAGTTTGATTCATTATTCTTGTCAGCGTTGACTATTGTCTCTGCATGTTTTCTAATAATACTATCCTCATCAAGATTAACATTTTCAATGTTTGGTTCTTGATCTAATTTTACATTTGAAAGATTAGGCTCTTCCATTTCCATTGGTTTTAAATTGTCATTCATGTTTACAAATTTAAAGATTAATAATTAAAAAATATATCTTATGGTAGATAAATTAAAATATTTACCATAGATGCTCTTAAAGTCACTAAGTAACTTTGTCTTTTGTCTAAGTGGGTATCTCATTACTCCACTATAATTTTTCACTTCATTTGAATACTTCATGTATTCCCGTGCCTCTTCACTTGCTTTATTCATTTGATTTACATGATTAGTAAGTGCAATAACTTCACATTTATTTTCACCTGCGTATTTCTTTACAAGTTTAAATAGTGTATCATACTCATCACGCCAACCTGGATAAAATACAAGTGGAGAATAATTAAGATGAACTTCCCATCCAAGATCTTTTAGTCTATTGACATCATGAATTCTAGATAGTATCTTCTGCATCTTTGGCTCAAGAACATCTGAATACTTTTGTGGCATAAGACTAACACGCACACGTGGCCTTTTATTAAAGTGATTTACATCAAGCTTTAGTAGACCTGGATACTTAGTAGCCATAGTGCTATTAAGTTGTGGGTGATCATCATACATCTTAAGATAATTATGAAGTGTCCCTGGTACATGCTTCTGCATCAAAACTAAGTCTGAATTGCATGCAATGTCTACCATTGTATATACAGGATCTTGTTGATTAGGTACCTTATCATAAGTCTTTTCCCATTCAACTACAGAGTTAAATATCTGGTCAACATTCTCATTGACAAATACTCTGTGTCCATTATACCTTGACATATAACAATAGGTGTCTACACAACCACCAAAACATCCGTAGATTATATTTGGTGCAATGCAATCAGAGCTATTGTTATTTGTCTTAGTAACTAAAGTTTTTGTTTTTTGATATTTTAACTTGGCCATATAACTACAATATTACTGCCAATAGATGAAGATGAGGTCACACTCTTTACCTTTATCTTTTTCTTTTTCTTTAGGTTTAGGTTTTGTAACTTTTTTCTTACCATTGGATTTCTTTTTCTCCTCTTTCTTTGAGATTTTCATTTATCTTCTTAAATAAGTTATCACTGTCCCACTTACCACCACGATATGCAGCAGCTGCAGGATGAATTACAAAATGTTTTTTATGCTCATTAGAAATCATCTTTGCAAATGGTTTTGCTTTAGCACCCATAAATACAAAGTCAATAACTTTAGGATAATCAGTTAAAACATTGGCAAATATACACTCTGTCCAACCTTTCCATATCTTAACATGTGCTCCAATATTATCTACTTCACATGTCAGTGCAGTATTTAACATAAGCACGCCTTGCTTAGACCATCTACTTAGATCACAATCTCTAGTTGCATCTGGATACTGTGTTTGAAGTTCATCAAAAATATATCTTAATGATGGCTGTTCTTTATTAGTCTTAGAACAACTAAATGCTATTCCGTCAGCAACATCTGCCTGTGGATATGGATCTTGTCCAACAATTACAACCTTAAGATCATTATAATTGCATAGCTCATATGCTTTTAATAGATCTTTAAATTTAGGTGTAAACTTTTTACCATCACTTACTTCTGACATAAGTGTTTCTATAGGCCTTCTAAACTGGGGAGAATGGATTAAGTTCCATATACCTGTCTCATACCAGCCTGAAGGTTTTAATTTATCAATAAATTTTTCTTGTATTTCTTCTATTTCCATTATATTGCATATTGTTTTTTTACTTTATCTGATATTGGTATAGGATCATTGTTTTCATCTATTCTAACAAATCTTATATTAGTTGATAGTATAACAGATTGATCACCTGAATATACATTGTGCACTCTTGCTTCTAAATAAAATGTAATAGAAGTATTACCAATATGTACAACTTTACCATATATTTTTATAAGTTGTCCTTCTTTTGCAGGTTTTTTAAATATACATTTATCTATCATTACTGTAACCATACGCGGTGTATCACATACTTGCATAGCATATGCTGCACCTGCTGCGTCTAACCAAGCTAAAAGTTTTCCTCCAAATAGATTAGCATGAAAACCTAAATCAGATTTTTTAATTGGATGTGTTGTTATTAATTTCATATAATATAATATTAAAGTGAAAAGAGTTTGTATAACTAAATACTATAAAAAGTTATACAAGACTCTTAACACTGTCTGACATGACTCAGATTACATTTCAAAATCAAAGGTTTCTTCATCAACCTCAATAAAACCGGCCTCTTCTGGCTCAACTGGTAGTTCAGAAGTATATTCTCCAGCATCTACTTCAGCTATCTGCTGATCAATTGTAAGTTGATTAGGATCTATTGGGTCTGACTCAACATTATTTGTATCAGTAGTTTGTATTGTAGATTGACTTAAACATTCTGCAATCATAAACTCATGAAACTTTTGTTGATCAGACATCCATGACCTAGGATGTGACATCTTTAATGCATGTGTAACATGATTATAAAATGCCCATGCTGTGTCTTGTCCAACACCATATTGATATGATGGTTTATTCATCTCTTTTTTGATGCAAGAAACTTGACTGCTATCTACTAACTCTTCCTCAATAAATAAACGTCCCACTAGTTCTGCCTGCTCTTTATTAGACATAGTAACATTCTTCATTGAATCCTTATCATTGATAAGCTTTGTATAATGCTTATTAGCATTTTTTATTTGTGACATTATTTGATTGAATGCTTCAGAGTCAGCATTACCTGTATGTTTTCTTGCATAGGTTGACATGTCACCTGCTACCATTCCGTTATTACAAACAAATACGTAGGCTCCAATACCACATTGAAATCTAATTTGTTTATTATAACTATTGGTCCAGGCAAACATCATACCTAACTCAGGATCTTTTTGTGACTTGATATGATAAATACCTTGTGCTATATTACAATCTCCTGTAGCTTTATACTCTTCATTGACAATATCAAAACCATGTGTTTTTAATAGGCTTCTGCTAGCATCAATAAGAAATTTGTGACGTATTACTGTGTATGTGCTCCCATGATTTGGGAACTTAGCTGCAGCCAGATGATCTGCACTGCAACTAGTTGGTTTTTTGTATCCCATTTTTTAAAATTTTAAATTCAAATATACTGATTTTGTATCAGAATAACAAGAGTTGATTGCTCTGTATTCCAATGATATTATTAATTTCTCTTTCAATAGCATCTAGATAATACTTTTCATTAATATCATATAAAGCCCATTCTTTGTGCTCTATATCATTCATAATAGTTTGCATCCATCTACCTGCTTCTAGTTGTATTTCTCTCTTATCATTTTTATTGACTTTGATTATTTTACAACCACTGTTAGAGATATAATATCTATTTATTTTCTGTAGTTTATATTCTACAGGTTGGTTATGTTCTATAGATCTAGCAACTTGTTGCCAATTACCTTTTGATTTACCACCAATACAATAATCAAGTATATTATTATTATTCTTAAGTGTTTCTTCTGGTAAAGTTCCATCAACAAAGTATGCATACAATGCTTTTGGAATGATTAGTTTAGATTTGTTTTTGTGAAGAGCTAAATCTTCAAATTCAAACCGTCCCTTACATTTAGCTTTACCATCTTCATCTACTGCAATATAATTATTGACATCAGCAAGAACAAGTTTAGAATATGTACCGTGCTCAAGAGATAAACTAGTTATCTCCTCCCACTTTTTACATACATCTAAGTATATTTGCTTTTTAGATCTAGGTATTACTGTCTCAACACCATCTGTATTTTGCATCAATGGAATGGCTTCTGGAATAGCTTCACAGATCATTTCATATAGCATCATCAGCGTAAGTTGACCATTAATAGTAATAAACATAGTAAACTGCGGATCATACAGGAAAGAGTTTTTGTCATTACTAAGGCCATATGTACTGTTAAGTATAATTTTATATACATAGTTCATAGGATTACTCTTAGGAATCTTTTTTCTTTCTGTAAAGAACCACTCATACAGATCACAGAATGCTTTCTTATCTAGATGTGCAGGTGCAATCTTATTCTTAATTGCAAGGTTAGGATAGAAACTGGCAACATCTGAAGACATAATAATATTATCTTCATCTGATTCATAAACACCCGGTTTGTTACAACCATGTGCACCACCCAAGCCAAAGTCTGTTTTAACATCCTTGTATATAACTGAATATTTAAATCCACCTTTAGTAAAGTTTGGATTTATCTCTACAGTTTTAAATTTGTCAAGAAGATTATTAAACTCTGGTGTTGCAAACTCAATATAGTCTAGTATAATATCTTTTACCTTAATAACATTTCTATATGTTCTAAGTTTTTTTAATTCATACTTAGGTATACCAAGTTCTTTTCCAAGATAATATGCAAATAACTCTTTACTAATCCTTGGCTCTGATGCACTGTATAAATTAATACCATACTGATCAGTCAGATTCTTACGCAAAGCAATCAAAGGTTTACATTGATTAAATATTTCTTTGGTTGAGTCAACATCATTAATACAATAACCAACAATCATATCAAGCTGTTGTTTAGTTGTTATATTTGTATCATGAGGCAATGGCATATCAACCATATTATCCCAGTCCATACTATATTGAATCCATTTAAGACTAGACCTTTTAGCCATATTGTCCCAATGATTAAGTTTGTATACATCTATTTGTTTAATAGACATATGCCATTCTGGAAACTCTTGAAACTCATTTTTATTAGATCTATCAATACAGGATTGAGCATATGTATAAATCTCTTCTGCTATGCTTTCTCCATCCATGAGCTTCAGGTTTTCATGGTTTTTAATTATATTGTGAGTTATTTGGGCATCAAACGCTAGTCCATTATAGGATATATGCCACTCTCTATTTTCTATATTTTGTTTTAGGAAGTCTATGAACTTATCATAATCATTCTGTAATGAACATACAGAGAATATATGTGTCTCATCAGTTTTATAGTGTTTAAATACACCAACAAAACAATTTGACAAAGTCTCATAGTCCATTATCCAATGGTTCATGATTTATCTTTTTTATTTTTTTCTTCCCATTTAGTCATATTTTCAATTAACTTTTTTTGTTCTTCTATTCTTCTACCTTGATGAAGAGCATGTTTTGCTAATCTAAATATTATATAAATACCTATTAGTATTGCTAATCCAGTCATGTTTTAAAATTTAGTGCAAAAAAAAGGGAGCCGTAGCTCCCTCAAATTTGGGGTTAATAAATTATACAGCAGCAATTATTGGTTTCTCAGCTGAACCACCAACTATATTACTTTCTTCTAAGAAAAACTCATCTAAGTCAAATGCATCTGGATTTACAGCAAACATTTGAATTAACTCTCTGATCTCTTCTTCAGTAACTACATAGTGCTCTGAACAAGTATCCATTGCTCTTCTTTCTTCTCTAAAATCTTTACCGTTTGGTCTTGGTCTTCCTTTAACAGGAACTTGATCTCCATTATCATCTAGTCTAGGAACCATATGATAACTTTGCTTCATAAATTTAGAGATTACTACCATAATTTTTTCACTTGGTGAGAATAAACATTCTACATAAGGACAATCATTATGGATAGGAATCAATTTAAAACTTTTCATAGAGCCAAATGCACTCTTGATTAACATCATAGTCTTTGGGTTTTCCTCTACATACTTTTTAGTTTTCTTTGCCATATCAGTTTTATTTTTTTTACAAATTTAATTCTTTTTTTATAATTTCCAAGTCTTCAGTTAGGTTTTCTTTATCAAAGTCTGGTTTACTACATAACTCACCAACTTTTTTTAAATCTTCCTCACTGACATTTAATAACATAGCATAGTCTTCCCAGTAGTAACCAGGATATAGATAACTTTCTATATATTCACCAGTATTTCCATACTCACCAAAAAAACCTATTATGGTTTCTTTAGTCTTTTTTCTCATTTTTGAATATTTACCATTTAAAAATCTTTTGTAATCAACTCTATAAGGTTTTAAATCAAAAATAAAAATAAAATTATACATGCTAAATCTATCTTTAGCAACATAATATTCTGAAGATTCTAAATAGATTTCACTGAATATTTCAAATTCATCAATATTATCTTTGTCTAATGTATAAAGACAGATTAGTTTGTTCCTATACTCAGCGTAGCTATCACCCCAGCTAACATATGTTTGTACAGGAACAAACCTAACCCCTTTCTTAATACCTAACAAAGGATAAAGAAAGACTTTACTTTTTTGAAAATATTCTTTATACAGTCCTTTCACTATAACACTACATTACCTTTAGCAAATTCATATGGTAAACTATAATCTTTTTTTTCATAATGGTAATTAGCTTCTTTTAATGTTGCTTCAAAACCATCATACCACTCTCTTAGTGTGTTATCACTAACATCAAATATATATACTTGATCATAGTTATCTATGACAACAAAATTAAAAGTAATTTTATAATTACTTACATCTTCAATAGAATTTTTTATCACCAATGTAATGTAAATAACTGCTTGCATCCAATAGTTATAATAATCAACTGTCTCTGCAAACTTGTCTAAACTTTTAGATGTTGTTTTAAAATCTATAATAGTTATTTCTTTTGATTCATGATCAATAACATATCTATCAACATAACCCTTAAGACCAAATTTATAATCTTTTAAATCACATTCTAAATATTTCTCATTCCATGCTTCAACAGGATCTATTTCAAAGTCAGTAACAGATACTTCAAGTAAAGATGATACATCTTTATTGTCTTTAATAATATCTACTCTTTCTTTTGCTTTTGCAAGCATGTCATTATCTATAATGTCTTTACCTTTTGATTCAAGTAGAAATTTAAAATACTCTTTGTTGTCATCCGTAAGTATCTTTGCTAATCTCTTTGAGTCATCTTTGATAGACTGATATAAGTTCTGATGTTGTAATGCAGTTATAATCTCAGGTTCATGATCTTCAAGATCTGGTACTACATTTAAATGTGCAGTTTGTTTAACTTGATTTAAAACACGTCTAACATTATCTGAAGGTATTTTATTAGGAACAATAGAAAATTCTTCATGTAGTTTTTCAGGTTGTAATAACAACAGATGTAATAGCTTGCCTTCAATAAGGTGCTTATCTGTCTTTTCTTCCCTTTCTTTAAGGATATAATCTTTATAAAAAAGTGATGGACTAAACAATAGTTTATTCAATGATGAATAACTAAACTTATAATCCTTGTTGTAAAATTCTTCTTCTTTTATTGGATCTTTTTTCATAATTAAAATTTAAATGGTAAGAGAAGCACGGGCTTCCACAAGATATTATAAACCTAACCCGTACTTTCTTACCGCTGGTAAATTCACACTAAACTAAAAAGGTAAATCATTATGGCTACCAGCATTAATAACATTTACCAAATTGGTATCTACATCACTAACAAGTTGATCTGCAAACTCCGGTTTAAGTTTAAGATCAGATGCATTCAATGTAAAGACACTCTCTCTTGTGCCTGCACCAGAATAACCTACTAATACACGTTTAAACATAGTATTAGCAATTACTCTTGACGCAAACATAGTAAGACATTTATCTTTACACATATTTTTAATTAATATGTCATATGCATGCCCCCATTGACTTAATTGTATGTCAATATATTTACTATATACTTTTCTTAAGGATTTAAAGTTAACGGTATTCCATACATTAGATACTTTCATATTCTCAGAATCAAATGCAAATAATAATGCAAGATATGTTTTTGATGCCTCTTCATTACAATTAGCCATCATACTTAATCCAACACTAATATTTTCTTTATCTGGAGATGTAACAAGTTTATGTATATTTTTAAATGATTCTTTATCTATGATAATAGAATCTTCTGTACATAACTTATTCATGTGTTCATCACTAACATATGTATAATTAGAATTAATTATGTTATTGTAATGTTCATACATTTCTGTAGGTACAAATTCTACATAATTACGTGACTGTGAACGCACACTTCCGGTAAATTTTTCTATCAAATCTGTATAAACATTTTGCGTAGAATGATAGTAATAACCATTTGATACCATAATATGTGAATTACTTTCAATATGTAATAATTCTTTTGCCACTAAATCTATATGCTCTTGAGATATTCTAGAACTACGTACAATTTCTAATAATTCAGATCTTTTGTCATTAGTCATTTGATCTGAACCACCCCAATAAATTTTTATACATTTATCTATAGTCTTATCACCTACAATCACTAATTGTGCATCATCTATATTACGTGTAGTTTTAAAATTACATTTTTCTTGTAATATAGATAATTTATCTCTAGATAATTGTAGATGTGGTAATCTATAAACTTTATCAACATTAGCAGTTAACCATGCAGAATCAGGTTCTTTACAATCAACTAAGTTTTGAACTAATTTACTACTAGAACGATTAGAATCTCTAACTCCGGCATAATAACCCATGTGTCTTACAATAAATCTAAAATCACTTTGCGTACCTCCAGCTATTTCTATTTCATATAACTTTTTCATTTTAAATACTTTTTATATTCTGGTTTAACACTTACTTTAAATACATACAAGTCTCTATTATCTATTCTTATTTCTTTTCTAACAATAGATTCTAAATACTTAAAAGATTCTTTGTTAAGAGTATCTTCTTCTTTCATCCACTGGATTTGATCCAGTGCAGACCTATGATAATACTCATCTATTCTAGACGCCCTCTTCCAATACTGAACATCTTTATTCCTATTATACATGTACATGTTACTATACAGTTCATAAGATAATGTCCATAGTAAATGGTGATTATATCTATAATCAATGGTAGGTAGTATAGCTCCTATCATATTCCAGTCATCACCAGAACCACTATTTTTCATAGATATTAGATCTTGTAAAAGTCTTTCATCTAATTTAATTTTAGTAGCTGACTGATGCATAACTTTTTCTACATCAAATATTGGCTTACCCATTTCAACTGCATACGCAGCATTAACTGCAAGACCAGTGATCATATATGCATCATAAGGAAACTCTAATCTGTTAGCTTTATAGTTACCAACAAATCCTTCTAGAACTTTGCTACAATATATAACTCTAGCTAATTCATTACCTCTTGCGTTTGCTGCACAATAATCATCAACTTCTGTACATCCACTATCAATAGAATCATGATTATATATAGTATTTAATAAATAATTGTGATTAATATTTTCAGATGTCTCTGTTTGTGTACTAATATAACTATGAGATATTATAACATCAGCAGCATCAAGATCTTTAGTAATACTTATACTATGTTCTTTTAATGCAGCTTTAATTCTGTCAGTAGAAACAGGGCAATTAGGAAGTACAAATGCTTTTTTATATAGTGTCATGTCCGGTTGAACATCACAATCTCTTTTGTCAAGAATTTCTTCTATTTTCTTAGAAGTATAGTTTGACTCATCAATATAAACGGTTTCTATTGTGCCATTTCTATCAACCATGACCCCATAAGGGTCACAGTCAATAGAGAAATGTTCAATAGCATCAGGATTAAACTCCTGGTGTATTGCTCTTGCCATATTATTTTACGGTCATTTTGATGATTTCAGGATTCATCATCATTTTATTAAACTTAGATTTATTACCGTTAAAAATTGTACGCACAACAAGATACTTAAGATCATCAGTAAAATAATCTTTAGTACAAAGTGCAATCAATCTATCAGTAATTTTTTGTGAGACAGTGTTTTCTTTAGAATATACAACAGAATAGTTTGCCAATCTGGTAGCCAGAGTTGATGCAATGTCTGCTCTATATGTATCATCTTTACCAACACAACCTCTTAGTTCACCAAGAATATATTGCTCATTATCATGAGTCAATAAATCTTTAGGTGTTACAAGCTTGTCAAGCTTATTATTAATAAATGTAGTAAACATAGATGCAAATGCATCACCAACACTACCTTCACCAATCATTTGGATCATAGATAAGTTGTCTTCAAAAGATTCAAAGCTAGATATAGCATTAAAGAATGCTGTAATAGATCTTGCATTAGTCTCCTGTGTTACAAGCTCTGGGTGTAATAACAAGAAGTTAATACATCTAGTATCAATACCTTCTTCTTCTGCCCAACGAGCCCATACCTCTACATCAAACTTAAGATTAGCAGTAATATATCTAGTCTTTTGTGCTGAGTCAATACTATTAACCATGTAGTCTCCATTATCTGGATTACTAGTTAATATAATATGCCAGTCTTTTGGTAAAGACCAAGAAATATATTGCTGTCTATCTACAAGTTCCATAACAGCCTGTATGAATCTAACATCTGCACGGTTCCAGTCATCAAGAAGAAGTATACCTCCATCTTTTTTGTCTGCAATCCACTCAGGTGCACAGTAAGACATTCTATTCTTACCGGTCATCTTCCAACCTTGTCTAAGATACTCCTCAACTGCAAGTTCATCAACCCACTGTCCAACTTTCTTTGTAACAGCAGCATTACCAACTTGTGCAGCAGCCGCAGCTTTCTGTGCTGCAGTATAATTAAGATCATCAATCTTCTTTGCTACTTGCTTCTCTTTGTACATTTGAAACTGACGAACTGGAAAACCTACAAGGTCACCCAACTCTTCAATCTGTGCAAGATTAAGCTTAACAAAATTAAGATTATTCTCTTTAGCTAACTGTAATACAGCTGTAGTTTTACCAATACCTGATTCACCTACTACTTCAACAGCTACAGGATTTTTACCTCCTTCTTGTAAGAACCTATTGTTCTTTACTATGTGGTTAACAAAACCTTTTAATTCATCAATGTTTAAATTTACTTGTGCCATAATTTTAATTTAATTGTATTTTAAGACCTGGTAAGTCCTGATTAATATTGCAACGAGAACTATGTACCCATAAGGTATTGTGTGGACAGTTCTCCGGAGTATATGCTTCTCCATCTGTTAAATATATAAGGGCTGTGTATTTCCCCTTCTTTTCATTAAAGTGATCTATAACAGGTTGAAAGCTTGTACCACCTCTACCTTTGATCTCCCAATCCTTTCTTGGATTGAACTCTTCTATTGAATTTAATTGTGTATCACATTGAGCAACTGTAATCTTGTGACCAGTCTTATGCATATGCACCAACTCATTCATAAATTCTTTTAGTTCAGAATTAGATACTGATCCTGATGTGTCAACACCAACTAGTATATTATTCTTAAACTTAATCTTAAGACCCGGATTTTCTACATACCTTTTGTTATACTTACGTCTTAACTTTTTGGTATATGATACACTAGAATTACCAACAAATCTTCTTAAGTATCCTTTCCAATCAAACTTTGGAGGTTCAATATGTCTAAGTCTACTAATAAGATCTGCAAGTTCTCCTGGTATATTACCACGTCTCTTTTCAGTTTGCTCTGCAGTTTCTTTCATCTGATGCTGTACTTGCTTTTCTACAAGCTTCTGTTCAGCTTCTGTAAGATCTTCAAACTCTTTCCATGTACCATGACAATACTGACTATCACCATCCATTTGATCTAATAAAGAATCTAAAGATGGACAATTACCAGATTTTTGTTCTTGCTCAAGCAACTCATAGTACTTAATAGTACCAGCTTTCTTAGGAAGATTTAATTCAGGAAACATATCAAGAGTCAAACCACCTTCAGGTAACTGATCAGCGGCTATATATTGATTAATTTCAAGATCTGCAGCAATATTAAATAGTTTATGATTACTAAACCTATCTCTCATTGTTATATGTCCAAAAGACACGTGCAATAACTCATGTTTTAATAATCCTATTCTTTGTTTCTCATTAAGATCAGCAAAGAAACCTGGGTTAATAGATAGTTGAACACCTATACCATTTTTACTCACACCTGCAGTAGGTATGTCTTTACGTATTTGTTTGTTTAGTCCAATCAAAAAGAGCCCGTAATAGGGCTCATCTAAGATTAAGGATTTACTTGCTCTAGCAAGAATATCTGATATATTTACCATGCTAATTCCAAATTAATTTTTTTTACAAAATTCTTACTACTCATGCTACCTAGGTATAACATAGTTATTTCATATTCAACTATTCTTTTTTCTATATTGCTAATAGATCCTTTTTTAAGAATTTGAAATAAATCACTCCAAGGTTTACACTTGTCTCTAAGATCATTTGTTCTTTCCATTATTTCTGCTTCTGTATTCCAATTTTCTGCATTGACAAAAGATCTTATAAAATTAAATCTATCACTACTATCTAATGATTTAGCTATTGCTATTATTACAGCATCAGATACTTTTAAGCTTATAAGATTAGATATACCAATTTGCATATCTTCATCAGAACCTTTTATTAATCTTTTATTTTGTAAATATAATTCTAAAGTTAATTCAATCATTTATTTTCATTGTTTTTAAGGCCCATATAGGCGTTTTTTTACTATTAAGAATGTCTAACCATTCCTTTGCGGTAGGAATATAATTATTACAATCCTCCCTTACATGCTGCTCTGCAACATATCTAGTATATACGGTTTTACCATCTGAATTTTTAAATGATTTACCAAATCTATCTTCACAAGCAAAGATACCTTCACTGTGATGTCTAAACATTCTGTGCATAGAAGAACCTAACCAACTTTTAGTTTCATCCATCCAATCATGGATGTGAATATAGTCTTCAGGTTTACCTCCAAACTTTCTTGCAGAAGATTTAGAATGCAATAATGGATGAGCCATTATGCTAAAGCTTCAGTAATAGGATTATTCTCTACAGAATATTCATAGTTTTCAGTATGTCTTTGAGTGTGATGAATAGTTAATTCTCCTGTATCAACATTAATTTCTAAACTTCCATAACCACCATCATTATTAACCCAGTCCCACTCAACATTTCTACTTATAAAATGATAAAGTTCTTCTTCAAACATACCAAGAAAATCATCAGGAACAATATCTTTGTCCCATTTTTCTTTACCTTTTTCATCTAATATATATGCATCAGTGCTGTCAATACAACCATCATCACCGCCTCCACTATAATGTACTTGAACTCTTACTATTCCTAGATCTTTTAGTTCTCTTAGTTTTAGTTTTTGTTTTATTGTTAGATTTTCCATTTTTAATTATTTTAATTTCAACACCTGGATTTTCTTTATCATACACATACTCTTCAAAATGTGGTAGCATAAATGTCATGTTATCATCTTCAATCCATCCATGTTTTACCATGTCATCTTGAACTGTTTGTGCAGGATTTATATAATCAAACTTGTGCCGTGTACCTCTATAAAATTTAAATGATATTGTAACAGGAAGATCATGCTTTGCTAACTCTTTTGCAAAAGAAGCTGCATGCTTCTGATAATGTTTAGTAGTGTCCTTTCTATATTTCATAACAGTTTTACTTGATATAAAATATTTACCAGTCCACCTTCTACCATTCTTACTTGAGGGTACATTCCCCGGTATAAACCATTTCATTGTCTTAAGTTTTTAATTAATAAAGGTTTGAGCATGCTATGCACTGCATTAAAACCATGTTCTTTAACAGCATCTGATAAATCTTTACAACTATCTAATGCAAAACCATTGATCTGATATAGTTCTTTATATCTATCTATGGCCTTACTACCTGCTGTATCATTATCAAACAAAGTTATAACTTTTTTATACTTATCCTTAAGATTTTGAATTATATAGGGTTTGATTACTGTATTCTCTGAGTCAGGAGCAATAACCTCAAGGTTATAACCAAATTGACTAAGACACATTGCGTCTTTCAAAGAAGAACATATAACCAAATAAGGTTGATTATATTCTAACTGATCAAAGCCTTGCAGATGTGCATTGATCTTTATGAATTTATATTTTTTTTGTGACGGTTGGTATATTTTATAAACTTTACCATCCTTGTCAAAGTAACCATATAATTTTGGATACTCCATCCTAATAGTTTTTACACCATCAGGATCATCTTTTGACATAGTATAATATTCAAGAGGTTTTACATTATATTTCTCTAATGTTGACTTGCCAATGTTAAACTGTAACCAGTACTGCTGATCCAATCTATTCCATGGCCGTTCACTGCAATAATCAACCTTATATCTAGGATGATCCTTAACCTCTATGTTATACTTACCTTTTTCTAATGCAAACTTATTGTAATCATTAATCATTTTAAATACAGCCTTTGAGTAATCTATACTAAAAAGCTCTTTAATCAAATCAATCTTGTTACCATAGTTTCCTGTTGAGAAATCCTTAAATTTATACTGTCTTGTATTCTTATCAACAAAGACCCACATGCTTGGTGTTCTCTCACCCGGATTAAATATAGAATGTATTCTAACATTTTGTCCAGTTAAACTCTCTGGTAAATCCAGATAGTATTGAAATACCCAAGCACTTGGAACTTTGCTTTCATCAGATACAAGATTCTTTGTACTTATCATAATTAAAAATAAACAGAGGAAAGGAGAGAGTACCTAGGCTTGTGCAGCTCCTCTTCTCCTTTCATGTTTATAATCATTTATTATAACTCAAAGTCAGATCCACCACCTGATGTTCCTTCAAATGAAGAATCAGCAGCTGGAGTTTCTTTCTTTACAATTTCTCTAAGATGTGTAGATCTATCATATGTCATAAGTCTAGACTTAGTAGCATCTACATCTATAGCTTCTACAGGAACTCCATCTTTAGATGGTCTAGGTAAATAAAGATCATCATTAACATAACCTTCTTTATTTTCCCATTGTCTTGAACCTATACAAGCATTAAAGAAATCACTATTAGCAAACAACGCTGATGCTTTTGTCATAAAAGCTTCTATTGTGTCTGCCTCAATAGCATCTAGTTCATCTCTTTTACCTAATTGCTCAGATAAAAAGATCATAGATTTTAATACTTCTTGATCTCTAGATACTTCACGTCCACTTGGAAGTGTTGCATCTTTGTATGGGTATGGAGTCATTCTAACTCTACCCACTTGACCTTCATATCTACCTTTAGATTGATCATTCATATCTCTATAGAAACCTTCAAAGTCTCCCTTAACTGGTTCTGTCTCTACATGTAGAGTAATATTGTACGCTTCAGAGTCATATGGTGTTTTATCAAATGTAACAGAATTAATTCTAACAACTTGATTACCTGGACTCATTACTGGTTTTGGTCTGCTTGATCCAGCAGACATGTCTTTTGTATTAAACATAACTTTACTTTTTACTTCATTCATAATAATTAATTTTCATAAGTTGTAATACAATCCTTCACGAATTGTAAATCATTAGGTATAAAGGAATCTTCAAACATTCCCATTGGAGATTTACATGTGTTTTCTCCATTATTTTGTGTATCAAACCCATATTCTAATGAGTCTTCATTCTTTTTAACTCTACCAAATAATACAATAGAGAAAAGACCTTCCAAAGTTAAAGTATTATCTATCATCTTACCAATAGTTTTAGCTTTAACTTTTCTGTGTCCGTTAATATCAGTTGAATCTTCTGAATGAGTTAAGAAAAAGATAGTTAAGTCTTCTCTCATATCTTTAGGCATCTTAGCAACTTGTGCTAAGTTAGCTGCAATTTGAGTAAACTTATCATAACCTTTTTCACTAGCTCTATCAAAGTATTCAAAGCTGGACATATATTGCCAATCATCAATAACTAATGTTTTGATATGTGGCATCTTATCATTGACATGCATCATAGCCTTAACTATACCATTAGCGGATGAAGCTGAAGTCATATTACCCTTTGGATTTTCTTTACTAATATTTACGTAATTCTTCTTCCAACCTTTAAATGGTAACGGCTTGTTAGCAATGTTGATGATAAATGTTTCTTTAGGATCTAATGTCCTAATAGATGTGGACTTACCTGTCCCTGAGTCTGCAATGACTAATACACTTTGTGCCATACTTATTTATTTAATTTATTACTTATACTTAATAATGCTCTCTCAATACCTTTTAGTACATCTAGCATATCTCTACCAGTCTCTGGGTCTGGTAATTTAATTTTGTCAAAGTCTTCTTTAATGTCTTTAGTAGTAAACTTTTGTCCTCTACTAGTTACATCATTCATAGGCTTTAACTCTGAAACAGGTATTAGATGTCTTTCAAATCCTGAGTTACTTGTAATTAGTTCATACTCTTCTTTCCAATGTGGATTATGTTTAACTAAATACAATGTTCTCTTTGGATCTTCAGACTCATATTGTATACTTACAAATTCTGTATAAATATCTTTACCTTTTTCTAACTCACTAGGAAAAAATGATACATATAGTTCATCTTTACCAGTGGGTCTATAGGCCATCTTAGGAATATATAAAGCATGCTTTTCTCCAACACTATCAAAGTATGGTTGATGCTCTTCCCTAAGCTTGGAAACTTTCTGTTTACGTTCAGCTGGACTCATAATATTATCTTTTAATTTTGTGCTTATCATAATTATCTTCTTTCTTGCTGAGGTGGAGTATCCATCTCTGCTATTTGCATTCTCTCAAACTGAGCTTTGAAAAAACTCATTCTTGTGTCACCATTTCTGGCTTTTAGAAAATGTAAAACTAGTGTTTTATCATCTTGTATAATATATCTATCAGGGCCATAGAATCTAATCTTTTGTTTTGCAGGACGGTTAATACCAATTAAAGTATCAGCATGTTGTAACATTGCATCTGAACCAAATATATCTGATTCAAGTACATAGTTACCATACTTACCATCTACTGCTCTATCCGGATTATCTATGTTTCTGTTTAGCTGTGACAGTGCTATAAACATACAAGGATATTCACGTTTAACTTGTGTAAAAAACTCACCAAGCTCAAATAACATATCTAATCTATTATTTTGATATGGTGCTCTTTTTACCAGTATTGTATGATCTAGAGTTATAATAGTCTTTTGACCTTGATGTTCATTCATATACATGTCTATTTGTTCACGCATTTGATTTACAGTCATAGGTGTAGATATAATATCTACTGGACTTTTAACTCTATCTTTTGCATATGAGTGACATTTATCAAATGTATCTTTAGTTAAAATATGACCAGCACTACATAATTCTTTATATGTCTTACCGGTTATTGAACTAAACTCTCTTAATGCTGAGGTTCTACCTACCATCTCAAATTGAAACTCAAGAACTCTGTAGTTTTCTTCAGGATTAAGAACAAATGATTCTCTAATTATTTGATCTTTAATTAATGTCTTACCTGACCCTGGTCTACCGCCTATAACAGTAAGAGTATTCCACTCTAATCCATCTGTTACAGCATCATTAAACTTAGGCCATGGTGTTTGTATAGACTTCTCCTTACCGGATTGTCTGTCAAGCATATATTTAAGTGCTTCATTAAATGATTGATATTGTCCGTGCCATGCTTCTTTCATACTACTTTCTCTTTAAAGTGGTTATCTTCAGGCTCTACACCATCTCTTATCATATCACAGTAATCTGCAAGATCAGATGTTCTGACTTTAGACTTATCTTGTTTACTAATAAAGTATTGACTTGTTTTCATATACATATAATCATTGTCTCTGTATGCATTAACATACATGCTTGTTGCATCCATAATTTCATCCCAACTGAAATCATAGTTTTCAAAGAACCATCTAAATGAATTTTCTAATGTTTTTACATTTACACGTGCAGGTTTACCGCTTGGTAGTTTACCTGCAGGAAATATATCTCTATATTCATTGATTCTTTTCAAGAACTCTTTACCCATAAGCTGGATACTAGTTCTTTTCTTAGCTTTAATAAAGTAATTTTCAAACCTTGCTATTACTTTATTAGCTTTTATAGATAATGAACCATCCTGTTCAATAAAACCTAATGACTTAAGTTGTTGAACATCTGATTTATTATCAGGTAAGGGTAATGACAGACTCTTCTTTATTCCGTAAAGAATCAAGAATTGATTGGGTGTCATTTTCTCCTTCAGTATTTGTTGAAATAATTCCCACATAATCTTTAATGTTTTTTAATACAGCTTTATGTACTACCATATAATCCGTTTCATTAGTATCTATCATGTTTTGTACTGACTTTACTGAGTGTAACACAGTAGCATGATCTCTATTTATAAACTGTCCTATTCTTGTAGTAGTAAATCCAAGATTTCTTGCTATATATGTGTAACATTGTACCCATACTAAAACATTTCTTCTTCTAGACTTAATGATCATGGAGTCTACATAACTAAGTGAAGGATCTATTTCATGCATTGTATGTATTACAATTTCTTCAAGCTCCTTAAGTTTATTAGTTATGTTTATATTGGCTAATGCATCTATTTCATTTTTCCACATAGTGGTGTAATTCTTTACACTAGATGAGCCTAATTTTTCACTGACAATTACTTGCAGTTTTTTTTTATATTTTAATTCAAAGTTATTTACAAACAACTGAATTTCTCTAGTCATTTGCTTATGTTCTTCTTCAAACATATTTATTGGTTTTAAAGTTTACAAAGATAAGAAATTTTTGTTATATTTGCCACATGAACAACACGTTTCTCATACAAAATTTAATGGTTGCAATTAAAGAACCAAGTATAAAAAAACTAAGGATTAAAACTAATCCTGATTTATTAAAATTTTTAAATAATGGCAAAGAAATTAACAAAAAAACAAATAGCTGAAAGATCTAATAAAGCTAAAGAAGCTATTAGAAATAACAAAGTTGTACAATTAGTACCTGATGCTATTACTCAGATACCTTTTACAACAGAATTTAGAACATATATAGAAGAAACTATAAATTATCTTTTTAGTTTGCATAGTGAAGATCATACAATAAAAGCATTACATCACATTAAAACAAACTTTGAACATATCAAAGAAGATGATCCTGTTGATCCATATATGAATTCATTATGGACATTAATGACAATTCAAACAGAAATGAATAGACAAGCTGTTGAACAAGGAAATGTCATTGTTACAGATGAAGATGTAGATGAAGCTACTAAAAAGATGATTAAATCTTTAGAAACTTTTAATGAAGATGAATTAAAAGATATGTTTAAAGAGGTTAATGGTAATTATGAAAATATGAGAAAAGAAGATGAAGCTAGAAGAGCTACAATGACTGATAATAATAGTGCATCAGCATATGACTCTCCACAATCTAACGAAGATTAGATCCAACTTCATCACCTAATTCTATAATTTCTTGTATTACAGAGTTTAATTCCTCTTTACTACAATCTCCAAAAGATTTGCAGTACTCAGTTCCATTCTTATTGAAACAGAGTCCTGCTTTTCTTTTTACAAGTAATTTCATTTCACTAAAAGAATAACCAAGATCATTTGCAAGTTGTCTTATACTTACATGTATCTTAGCTATCTGTGCATTAGTGCCATTATCACCTGAGATGCTAATAAATATTTCTACTTTAGCTCCTTCAGGTAAATCTTCTACAAACTTATTGTATATTGTTTCTTGTGCTTTAACATTATATTCCAACTTACCATCACGTTTGGTTAGGTTGGCAAATAAATTTGCTTTCATGATACATCCATACAATTATCCCAATCAAATACACAATCTGGATAATGAATCTCATTAAACTGTCCCATTATATTATTAAGGATTGTTATAGAGTTATCTTGTGATATTGATTCAGGTAGTTTTTCTCCTATTCCTAATGATCTTAAGACAGCATTAGCTTCTTCAACTCTACTAAGCTTACAATATCTTGTTGAATCATTATGTATATACATGCCATAGAACATGCCGCGGCCTTGCTCTACATAGGATACATTAATCTTTGTAGGAGCAAGCCTTGTTTTTCTATTTAATTTTCTTTCTATTTGAGTTGCTATATAAAATCCAATAAGCATACCAACAAGTATAGAAAAAAACCATATTGTTATTTCCATATTATTTAAATCTTAATGTATTAATATCAACAAGAACAAATTCTTGTCCACATTTAGTACAGTTAATATCATCTGTTGCCATGTAGTTTAATGTTTTACTAGAACAGTTAGGACATGGTTGATCCATCTGCGCTGGAGTATTTTTTGTTTGGTTATAATACCATTCAAGATACTCCATAGCAGATTTATCAGTCCCAGACTGCATATATTCCATATGCACTTCTTTCATTCTACCCATAACTTAAGGCTTTTTATAGTATTCTATATACAAAGAGTCTAAACTATAATAATAGTTTGCTTGCAGTATATCAATTTCTTTTTGAATTAGCAATTGACGTTGTGTTATATCCTGTGATACACCACACGATGCTAAAAATAATACTAACATTATTAAATATTTCATAATTAATTATCTAAAGGGTTATAAAAATGTATTTTGTCTTGGTCAAATGTAGATAACGCTGAGTTAACCCATTTAACATCTACTGTATTTGCATAACATAGTATATGACAGATAGATTGCTCATTAGGTAATAACCTAAGTAATCTACCTATACGTTGTGAAGTTTTTCTTTCATTACCATATGCATGCATTATAATACCTTGTTTTAAATTAGGTATAGATATACCTTCACTAAGTTGTAATACACAAGACATTTGATTTATTCTACCATCACTAAATAATTCTAAGTTTTCTTCAGATTTTTTATTACCTGAGTGATAACTATGTGAACACATTCTGTCAGCCTGTTTCTTTGTATTAGCAAATACAAGACACTTTTGATCTATGTTTTTAAGTAAACCTTTTGCATATGCTTCTTTTGTTGGATAATCCATCATAGCTTTCATACGCATTATAGATGCAAATTGCTTTTGTTTCTGTGTCTGTGCATCACCTACACGTGATGTAAAATAATCATAGTCTGCTTTTTCTGATGTATACCAGAAACCACCATTCTTAGCTTTCTTCTTATGTGTTTTAAGCTTAGATAGTTGTAACTCATGTACAATAATTTTGTAATCATTAAGTATATTACTATCTGTAGCCTCATCAACACTATAGTTGTATACAATAGGACAATACTTATTGACCATCTTGTATTTCTCAGTGCCTTTTCTTGGTGGTGTACCAGTTAGACCAAGAATTTTACCTTTATATTCAGATAAAAATTCATTATGACTATCCAATAAACTGTGACATTCATCAAGATATACTATGTCATAATCATTTGGATTCTTTTTATTTAATGATAAGTATGTTACAAATTCTATATGTGACAATAACCTATCAGTTAAATTCATTTTTCTTAATTCATCTAACCAAGCATCCATAACAGATAGCTTAGGTATAACAACTAGTGTTTTTATAAAAGGATTATAGTTTTTCTGTAGGTGCTGTATAGCAATTCTTGTTTTACCAACACCCATAGAAATACCTAATCCACATCTCTTATTATTTACAGCAAGATCTAACGCTTGCTTTTGTACACTATCTCTTCCCATCTCTCAAATATCTTATAGTTCCCATAGCATGTTCTAATACTTCAATGATATGTTGTTTATCAGTTTTCATTAACTGATGTACATTTATACTACCATATTTATCTATATTAGTATACTTTCTAGCTTCAGCTATTTCTTTATTTAATACTTCTTTATAGTGTATCTGCTTCATGAATTCATGAGCTTCTTTATATTGTTTACCTTCAAGGGCTTGTTTTGCGTTATCTAATTTAGCCATAACTAGTCTCTTTTAATTGATAAATTTAATTCTATTGCTTCTATTGGATGTTCTTCTATCCATGTATGACAAGATCTACACACAGAAAGCCAGGTTGTTGCATCATTATGATACTTACCCCTACCTTTCATGTGATGTACATCAGTTGATTGTTTAGTACAATTAGGTAAAGCAGCTTGACACATTGGATGTTTAGTAAGAAATACCCCTCTTAACTTACCATACAATGCATCAAGTTTCTGCATCTTTGTAGATTTAACCTTAATTGGTTTAACCTTTTTTGATTTAAAAGGTTTACCTGCAAGTTTACCCCAGCAGTTTCTACAATATTTATTACCTTCATGATTCTTCCATATATACTGGTCTGTTTCACAACCAGCACAATATTTCTTTTTTGGTTTCATTATTTAATCTCAAAAAAGTTAGATGGTAGTAATCCTTCTGATATAAACTTAACAATCAAATGTTCATATTGAATGCCCATTTCTTTTAAAGTTAGTTTATTCTGATAATCAGATATATAATCAAAAGGTTGCTCATAAAAAGCTTTACCTAATTTACTACCTGCAAATATAGCAAATATCTTCTGTGAATCATTATAACAAAGTTTTTGTTTCCATCTATTTATAACATCTTGAGATCTTTTCCAGACTTTTATAATCCTTCTCTTCTTGTCCCAATGCATCTTAGATATTTCTTCTTTGTTATATAACTTAAGACCATGCAATACCCTTTTAAATAGAAAGTGTTGCTTTGGATTAAGTTTTTGATACTCTATTTTTCTATCATGAGACATATATTCATCATAGATTTCAAGTTTTCTTAAACGTGCTAGATGTTTAGCTACTTTAAGTTGTTGGATTTGTTGTGCGTTTAGCATGTCAGTATAGTTTTAAGTTTATATTAAGTTTGAGTAATAAAAAAAGAGGGGCACATGGCCCCCCTTAGAAACAAAAAAATAGTAATTAGGATTAATCTAACTCAAAAGTTACATCATCATCCTCATCAACTACCACTTCTTCTTTTGATTCTATTTCTTCAATAGAATCTTCTAAATCTACTTGCTTGTTACGTCTAGTAGACTTAGGTTTTTCTTCTTCATCATTAGCAGTCATTTCTTCCATTTGTTCTTTGGTTATCTTAACTGCTTTTGATTCAACACCATTAGCTTCTCTAATAGCTGCACCATTAGTGTGAGCAATAAGTGTATCATGATCATTCATATCCATAGAATAAAATGATTTTCTGTATATAGGACAGTCTACTTCACCTGTCTCTGGGTTAACACCTACACATACTATGCCTGTGTCCCCTGCTACTTTAAGATCTCTATCAGGATTATCTGAACTAAATGGTTCAAATGATTCTCTAACAACAATCTTACCAGGCAATGTCTTTGCCTCAGCTAAACCTGTAGCTTGTAAGTCTTCTACTGTACCATGAATTAAGGTACTTCTACTCTGCTTCTTGACCCAGTTTCCGTTGCCAATAGCAGTTGTTTCCTGTACTAATCTAACGTGTCCAAATTCAGGATTATTTTTGGATACTCTAATTACACTACCGTTGTCATCTGCAACAATAGTAACTTTACCATTTTCAGTCATGTCAAAATTGGTTTTAAAAAATTAATAAAAAGTGTGAATAAATTTAAATGTCATCAGGACGAAAGTAATCATCCTGGAACTTCTCTATATCAGGTATCTCATCAAGACGTTGTTCTCTGTCTTCTGGTAACATACCATCATCTGATTTTTGTTTTTTAGTGTTTGAACTATGTAATGCAGATTTAAAGAAAGGATCTACTGGATCAGATGTATACTGGTCACCAAGACAGGCAAGCTCATGAAGCTCATCATCAGTCATATCTAAGTATTGTTCAATACTTAAATGTATAACTCTGCCATTTGGTAACTGGTATATCATTTAACAAAAATATCAAAAATTATCAGTGATAATACATACTTTTGTTGATACAGCAATATTTATTAATAGAAGTATAGCTATCTATTAATATTAATCATAAAGATTTATTATATCCTTACTAAAAATTGCTCTTTTTCTTGCATAAAGATCACTTTTCTTTAGCATTTCATTAGTCCAAGTGTTACAAGTATACAATAATGAATACTTACCTTTAGCTTTGTAATACCAACCATTATTTATTGTATCTATAACTCTAATTTTATTTCCATTAGAATCAAGCACATATGATTTTTTTACATTTCTATGTAACATTTTTAATTGATACTTATCTACAAGAACAGGTATCCAGTGATCTTGTTTATTATAATGACGGATTTCTCTTATTACAACATCTTCCCTATTATTAGAAACATGTAAGTAATCTTTATAACTTGCATCATTCCATGTTGGAATGTTCATAAAAAAATGTGCTGCACCCCATCCATATGAAGTATACTCTCCATCTGTTGGTAATACTAAATCTACATGCACACCATTATCATTTAAATAAACAGTATCTACTATTTTTCTTGTGTCACCACCAAAAAATAAACTTTTTTGATGATTTACAGTAGGATTATAGTCACATCCTATGAAAACTGATGCTACTAATATTATTATTATTTTTTTCATTTTAGTAATTTTATTATTTTACCTTCTCTTTTAATATATTTTGCATCTTTTAACTCTTTTATACCCCTGCTAACAGTACTATAACCAACATTTAACATGTCAGCTACAGTACTATTGCTAGGAAAACAAGTACGGCTTTTATTAGCATGTATACAGTATACACTATATACACCTTTTGCTATTAATGATAGCTCTGGATCAGATATAACTTCATGTGAAACTATTCCAAACCTTTCCATTCATCTAAAGTTATTGCTACAATATCTTTAGTATATACTTCTACACTTGTAGATATAGGTTTATTATCACGTAAAGTAACACACTCCACATGCATCTTATAATAAGTAGGATTAAAATCACTACCATAAGATGTGTCACCAGTTATCATGCCGTAATGATAACCTTCTTTATCTACAAATCCTAGATCTTGTAGTACATCTATGTTTACACTATCAAATTCATACTTATCAGGTTTAAACTTAATCTTTTGATTCTTGTTTAAAAGTATATAGTCTGGTGTAGACATAATGTGCATTAATAATTCTATCTGTGAATCATTCAACATATACAATACTGCATCTGCTGCTTTACCAGCTTCTTGGTTAAACAAGTCAGATAATAGTATCTTTAGTTGTGGTACAGTAAGCTTTATGCTCCGTTCCATAATAATTCAGGATTAAATATTGCCAAAACCATACATATAACTACTGAAATAGTAAATGCACATATGATTAATGTTGTAAAAAGGAATTTCCATTCTTGTTTTACAAATGTTAAAAAGTTTCTTACCATAATAATCTATTTAATTAGTTAACTGTACACCCAGTAGGACTTGAACCTACAACCTACAGCTTAGAAGGCTGTTGCTCTATCCAATTGAGCTATGGGTGCAAACATGACAGTAAGAGTAGCTGTTACACTACCCTTACTATCTCTCACTCAAACTTAATAACCATTACTGACTATTAAATCATTAGTAACTATATACTGGTACTGTTATGTTTCTCATATATGAGAAATATCTACCATTATACGGTGACTGTCATAGCACTCATGCACAGGATCAAGGTGTCTACCTTCCTTTACAAAAGCTTTAACTCTTTTGATAAGACCTTGATTGTCTTTTATCATTTTGAGTTGCTCATAACTATCCATAAAAGCTATACCTGGTTTACTAGTTTTAAGTTTGAAGTCAATACTATGACAACTTGCAAATAATTCACAAGTGTAATCATCCATATCAACATCACCAAACATAGTCTTAAAAGGCTTAACTTCTATTAGATAATCACTAATAGCTTCTTTGAAATACTTTGGTGTACTCCAAGTACCAAGATGAAAACATATCTCAGTCAAGTTATCTTTGGTCATGTATGTTTGTACGCATGCACCACCAAAGTAACTACAGATATATTCCAAATTACCGTTAACAACATCCATTCTTCTATGGATCTTGTTTATTTTGTTACAGTCAGTTTGAAATATCTTACGACTATGGAAAGAGGTAATACACTCTGTATCCCTCTTCCATAGATTTTTCCAAAAGTTTAACAATTTGTTAATCACTTTCCACGGTTTTTTTGTGTCCAGAACTTCCATGTCTGCCACTGGTTATACTTCTTTTTAACATCAAACAACCACACTAATGATACAATTAAGTATACCCAAAACAATGTCATGAATATAGTTCTTGATGTATCAGGATGAGGTTGCAACCATTCAATCAATAAGATTGAAGATAAGCCACTTATTATAGTAGCAATCACTGCTGTAATCCATGCAACAAGAATCTTTGCTGGTGGATTAAAATTTTTACATCTTTTCATAGTCTAGATTTTTTAAAGTTATACGTGAGTTCAATGTCTAGAAAAGGTAATAACAATATAAAATCTATTGACTTACTTCTCTTTTGGTAGCCAAATCCTATACCAACGAATGGTATAACACCTAGTCTACAGTTAAATTTCTTTTTCATAAGAGTAATTTATAAGTTAATAATTAAGTTTGAGTTAAGTATAAAGGAGAGTACAGAGTCCAGTTATCTATCTCTGTAGTTTTGATTAGCAGTTTGAACTATCCTGGTGGCTATGTACACTAGCCAACTCTCTTTATTTAAAAATTAGTGTGTGAATTCTCGGACAACTCTTCACATAGTTTTTGTTTTACCTCTGTTGTCGCACTAGTTTAATATTGCGGTTACTATGTCTCTTATCCTATAGAGAGAGAACATAAGCAATATAACTAATCAATACTATGGAACCTCTCCTATGTGTTTTATCCTATTCCGTCTAGTTTTACTAGTCAAACTAGAAACATCTTAGACTAATGCTCTCCATTAGTTTGTTTCGTCATTAGGTTATGGATATGCTCATCTTCCTCCTATAGTTTTTAAGTATTGATAGCTATATTATATATTACTGTGATTAACAGTTTGTATTGTGGATTAAAGTGGTAATATGTGGGAAATTTGACCTCACACACACAATTTAATGCACACAATTAATTATTTATACACTCTAATTGTATTAAGTGTTAGTGTAACTGTGCATAACTATGTTAATGTAACGTAGCTATGCAGAGTTACAGGAAGTACAGAACAGAATCTTAGATAGATTCTGCCCAGTACATACCAGTTGGTTCATCTGTTTCCTGGTCTAAGACCGGATTAGATGACAACTGGAATCCCTTAATCTCTTGGTTCTTCTTAAGACCAAGAGTGGATGGGTCAAGGGAATTACCTGATTCATCCATAAGGCATAGTAGACCGTAGGTCACGGAGCCTTGTTCTCTGTCATAGACAGTGACACCGTTGATTGTGGACTTTTTAGTTCCAAGCACGGCAGTTTTTACTATGATAGTATTATTTACTATCTTGTGGAAAAAAATTGACTTTGTCATATTTTTTGGTTTTATTGTATCCACACTTTTATATAGGGGGTGGATGTTGCCCGGTGATAAGACGGGGAGCTGATTGTTAAAACCCTTTCACAACTTAACACATACAAAATTTCCATAGGCCAAAATTTTTTAGTATATTATAGTATACATAGATCCTTTATAGAAAGGTTTGTTTAACACTTAAAAAATAAAATAGATGGACAACTTTGACTCATTTGATGACATGGATGGAATAGATGGAATGGATGGTTTAACTCTCTCACAAAGGATGCATGTAGAGGAATTAATAATAGACGCAGCGTTTAGGAACTCATTTAAGATTATAACTGGTAGTGACACATTAGAGACTTTGCTAGATAAGAAGTCTGATGACCCAAACGCAATGTCTGCAATATGTGCTCATGAGCCGGGTGAGGAGCCTACCATGGATACATTGGAAAATATGATGGCATATTTTGTAGAAACTGAAGAGTATGAAAAATGTGCCAAGATAAGAGATATAATAAATGTACGTATACAAGGCTAAACTTGACAGAGTAGTTGATGGTGACACAATAGATGCTATCATTGACTTGGGGTTTGACATAACAGTTCATAAAAGAATTAGACTAATAGGGATAAATACTCCTGAGTCAAGAACCCGGGATCTAGAAGAAAAGAAACGTGGTCTTGCTGCAAAGCAAGCGTTAATAGATCTACTAAAAAAAACAAATGAAGAAAAGTATTTTGTAGTAGAGAGTGAAAAGGTGGGTAAGTTTGGTAGAGTTCTTGGAAAATTACACATACTTGTAGAAGAAAAAGAATGTTGTGTAAATGATAAATTAATAGAAATGGGACATGCTGTGGAATATCATGGCGGTAAAAGATAAATTATGGCAAGTAAAAAGAAAGGTGCAATGAAAGGCTGTTCTATTAAGAACGGTTGTAAAAGTAAAAAAGGTGGGCTTACAGCTAAGGGTCGTAGAATGATCAATAAAAAAACTGGCTCTAAACTTAAAGCACCACAGCCAGGAGGTGGTAAACGTAAAAAATCATATTGTGCTAGATCTAGAGGTCAAATGAAAATGCACCGTATTAATTGCAGTAAAACTCCAAAGAAAAGAATTTGTAAAGCACGTAGACGTTGGAAATGTTAAAACAGTAATTATGGCAAAGAAAAAGAAAAAGAAAAAAGCAAAAAGAGACGCTTGTTACCATAAGGTAAGATCAAGATATAGTGTATGGCCATCAGCTTATGCATCCGGGGCATTAGTTAGATGTAGAAAGGTAGGGGCTGCTAACTGGGGTAACAAGTCTAAAAAGAAAAAGAAATAATGGCTAAAGAAAGCTTACATAAATGGTTTAGTAGAAACAAAGGTAAAGGTTGGATAGATTGTAAGACTGGTAAACCTTGTGGAAGAAAGTCAGCAAAAGGCGGATCTAAAAGACCGTATCCTGCTTGTAGACCAACTAAAGCACAATGTACATCTGCAGCTAAAAAGAAAACTAGTTCAAAAAGAATTAGCTGGAAAAAACGTAAAAAGAAATAATCATGGCAAAAAAAGCAAACAAAGTAAACTGTGAAGGTTATAAAGATCATATGATGTATGACCCTAAAACTGGCAAAGGTAAAATGACAAAATCTTGTCAAGATCATTTAGATTTAAGTGCTAAAGGTTGGGGGCATAAAAAACCTAAAATGAAAAAGTAATGGCAAAAAAAATTAAACCTGCAACAAAAAAGGGAACTATGCCTAAGAGCTTATACAAAAAAGGAGGAGCAGTTAAAAATACACAAGTAAAAAGCCCTCAAGTTCAAGGATGTGGATGTCCTTTTGGTATGCAAATAGGACCTAATAATGTTCTTTAATTATGTGGAAACTATTTAAAGATGAAAATGATATAAATGAAAAAGCTATAGTTGGCTTTGCGTCATTTGTATTAATGGTAATTTTTGCGGTATGTGACCTAATTACTGGATGGTGTGGAATGGAGCTTGTAATAAATGAAGTTATATACAACTCATTTGTTATTGTAACTCTTGGGAGCTTTGGTATAAGCTCATTTGAGAAAATTAAAGGTAAATAAATCATCTATGACAAATAAAGAAAAGACTCCTCCAAAAGGGAGTATTAGGTTTTCATTAAGCCTTTCACCAGAACAAAAAAAGGCTAAGACAGAAATTTTAAAACATCCTTATAACTTTGTAGTAGGAAATGCTGGAAGTGGTAAGACATTACTTGCTGTCCAGATAGCACTTGATCTTTTATTTAAAAGGCAAGTAAATAAAATTATAATAACAAGACCTACAGTATCTACAGAAGATAATGGATTTCTACCAGGATCAGAGCATGAAAAGATGGAACCTTGGTTAGTTCCTATTAGATCTAATATGCGTAAAGTGTATAATAAACCTTTGATCTTACAAAAGCTTGAAAAAGAAGAAAAAATAGAATTAGTATCACTTGCACACTTTAGAGGACGTACTTTTGATGACTCAGTAGTAATTGTAGATGAATACCAAAATTTAACAAAATCACAACTAGCAATGTGTATTGGAAGGTTAGGTAAAGAATCTAAGATGATTTTTTGTGGTGATTCATACCAAATAGATCTAAAAGACAAACAACACTCAGCTTTTCATGATATGTCTAAACTTATTCCATCTCAATATGTTTTTAAAACAACATTAAAAGATTCTCATAGACATCAAGCAATAAATGAACTATTAGAGATGTTAAACGGGTATCATTAAAAAAAATGCTTTAAACTTTTTTTATTTAAACTTTTTATATATATTTGCCATTATTAATTAAAATTAAAATTGCTATGGCAACAAAAACAAAAGTGAAGGATATTGATCCTAAAACAGCATCTAAAAAAGAAATGGATGCAAAAAGAAAGGAAGTTACACAATTTTACAAAGATAACATTCCCCATTTAGAAACTCAATTAAAGTATGAAGAATTACTTAGAGATATTGAGAAAACACGTGCTGAAAGACTACAAGCTCAAATGTTTATTGCACAAACAATGGCTACTCCAACTGAAGAAGAAGGAGAAGATTCAAATGAAATGAGAGCAGAATTTAATGCAAATGCTGATGGTGCAGAAGCAGCAAGGCAAATTAAAAGAACTTTAAAACGTGAAGCAAATGGTGTATAGTGTTGATCATATAAGACGTGCTTTAGAACGTAAAAATTATAAGTTTTTTGAAAACGGTGACTATAATGTCAATATAGTAGGAGTAAGAAACTCTTTAACTAAGGATAAGGTAACAAATGCTTTTGATGATCTTATGACTTTATGTTATAAGATTGATGGTGAATGGCAGTATCATGAATTTGATTGTACTACTGATCCTGGAACTCATTATATGAATAGTCCTATAGTAGAAAGTAAAGGTACAGCAATACTAAAACCAGGACAATACAGAGGTTCTCACAAGATTAGAAAGCATCAAGGTAGATATGAAGCTTTAGGTCAGTGTAGACCAGTAACAGTGTATAGAGACAATAATAGAGATGATGTATATAACTTAAATACTGAAAATACAGATACAGGTTTATTTGGTATTAATATACACAGAGCAACTAAATATGCAGGTAAAAAATCTAGTCAAGTAGATAAATGGTCTGCAGGTTGTCAAGTTATTGCAGCTAATGATGATTGGACTAAATTTATGAAGATCATGAGAAAAGCTAGAGATACATGGAGTAATAGTTTTACATATACACTTATTGAAAGTGAAGATATACCAACAACATGGCTCTAGTAAATAAAGTAGATAAAAGGGCAAAAGTAAGTATTGATGAAGCTATAAAGTTTCAAATACTTACTTATTGCTTTTTTAATGATATACAAATTAGTTTATCAGATCTAAATTGTTTACACTTATTAGCTATGTCAGGTAATATTGAAATGACTAAATTTTGTAATATGGTTTCAGAAGGTGGTGTATTTAAAAGTGCACAGTCCTGTAGAAATGCTATAACAAAAGCAGAAAAAAAAGGTCTGATTGTTAAGAATGGTAATAACAAAAAAACAATAACAATTAATCCAGCTATGAATATACAGATTGAAGGTCCATTGTTTTTAGAATATAAGATATTAGGTGTTGAATCCGAAGAACTATAAAAAATTTTATGATGATATTGCTGAAGAAGCAGAAGTACATAAAGATTTAGTTAAAGATTTTATTTATTTCTTTTATGCTAAAGTCAGAAAAGAATTATCTGAACTTAATCATCCAAAAATACATTTGCCTAACTTAGGAACTTTTTCTATAAGAGTTGGTAAACTAAAAAAACATATAAAGAAAAACAAAGACATTTTAGGTAATTTACAAAAAATGACTTTTGAAGGATATGACAAGTCTGTACCTGTAAAAGAAAAATTACAAAAGATGGAAGACTTGTTAGAAGTAATAGAAGAAAACATAAAAAATAAAAAAAAGTTTAAAAATGAGAATAAATAAATTATTAGGTGCCCTAGGTAATTTAGATAAAATTGCTGAAGGTATTAAAAATAAAATTTTTAAAAGAGATGATGTAGAAGCTATTGCTAAAATGAGATGGTTAGAATGTTCTGTTTGTCCGTTTTTGGATAAAGAGGGTTCTAGTTGTGCTGTTAATGGTACACAACCATGTTGTTCAGATTGCGGTTGTAGTATTGCACTTAAAATAAGAGCAATGTCAGCTGATTGTCCAAAAGGAAGATGGAAAGCTATTATGCCAGAAGAAATGGAAAATGAATTAAAAAAACAGATTTATTTAAACATGGAAGAAACTGATAAGCATAGAGCAGATATAAAAAGAAGAGCTGAAGAACAAAATAAAAAAATAAGAGATAAACATAAAAACAATAAAGATGCCAGTAATATTTAGAGAAAAAGGTCATGTGTATGAAAGCCTTGATGAGCAATTAGAAAAAGATCAAATTAAATGGACTAGTGTAACTAGTTTTATTGGCTTGTTTAAACCTAAGTTTGATGCTAAATCTCAAGCTGTAAAATCAAGTAAGAATAAAAGATCTAAATGGTATGGAATGACACCAAAAGAAATTACTGATGCTTGGAATAATGAAACTGCAAGAGCAATAGAATTAGGTAATTGGTATCATAATCAAAGGGAAGAAAATTTATGTGAGTTTAATACTATTGAAAGAGATGGTGTTGAAGTACCTATTATAAGACCTATAACAGATGATAATGGTATTAAGATAGCTCCAGATCAAAAAATAAAAGATGGTGTATATCCTGAACATTTTGTATATCTTAAATCACTAGGTTTATGTGGACAAGCTGATTTAGTTACTATTGTAAATGGAAAAATAAATATATTAGATTATAAGACTAATAAGGAAATCAAAGAAAAAGGATTTACAAATTGGGAAGGTATAACATCAAAGTTATATAATCCTGTCTCACATTTGGATGATTGTAATTTAAACCATTACAATTTACAACTTAGCTTATATGCATATATAATTAAAAAACATAATCCTAAATTAAAAATAGGTAAATTACAAATACAACATGTATCATTTGAAAAAGAAGGTGAGAATGAGCATGGTTATCCTATCACTAAGTATAATGATCAGGATGAACCAATTATTAAAGAAATTAAAATGTATGAACTACCATATTTAAAAGATGAGATTAATAGTCTTGTAATGTGGTTAAAAGATAATCCACAATGCTAGTAAAACTATTTGACGTACAAAATGGTAAAGTAATACCATCAGAACATTGCTATTCTATTAAATCACTTAAAGGTATTATGGATAAGTATCCTGATACATATATGGAAATATATTTATTTGTATTCTATATGACGTGTCCAGATCCTGATATGAATCCATTTTTTAATATGCCTGAGCATGAAAAAGAAGATTTAATTATAGAAGAGGTAGGTTTAGAAGAATCACCAGAAGATGAAACAATTAGAAATGCTATAAGATTATGTGAAGATCTTTATCATACACCTACGTATAGAGCATATAAAGGTATAAAGACAATGTTAGATAGATTAGCAAGATATATGGAAACCACATCCATAGAACATGGTAGAGATGGTAATTTGACATCATTAGTAAATACTGCAGCTAAGTTTGAACAAATAAGACAATCATTCAAAGGTGCATATAATGATATGAAAGATGAACAAAAAAGTCAAGTGCGTGGTGGACAAGGCTTGGCTTATGATCAAATGTAAATTAAAACTAAAATAAAATGAGTAAAATTAGACCAGTAGGAGATAGGCTCCTAATTAAACAACACAAATCAGAAGAAACTTATGGTAATACAGGAATATATATTCCAGAATCTTCACAAGAAAAACAAGATAAAGGTACAGTTGTTTCTGTAGGAGAAGATGTAGAAGGTATACATGAAGGTGAAGTTGTATTATTCAATCAGTTTATTCAACCGGTAAAAGTAAACCACATGGATGAAGATCATATCTTGTTAAGACAACAAGATATATGGGCAATACAAGATGTATAAAATTGTACCTACATACAAAGATGGTAAATGGACTACAACTGATTTTAAATCAAGAGAAGACTTTACTAAATATATTTTAACTTTATTTAAAGAGCCAGGGCAGTATCAATTTGATGAGACTGCTCTGCTTTTTAATAATGAAGCTAATATATTTAACAAGAATGGTTTTTACTGTGATAAACCATTTAGATCAAAAGATTATATAAAATATTGGGAAGATCAAAAACATAAATGCAGAGAGGGTGTTCTATACCATGGTAAAAAGAATGTATTTTATTTAACTAGAGATTATTACATGTGGTTAAACTTCTTACCAATCTTTGATAAAGAAGAAAAGAAGTATGGTTTTGCAAAAGTTAGGGATGCACAATATCATATGGCCTTATATGAACTACTTGCAGAATTACATTATAAGCACGCTGCTATACTAAAGAAAAGACAGATAGCTTCATCATATTTTCATATGGCAAAACTTTTAAATCAGTTCTGGTTTGAAGAAGGGTCTATATGTAAAATGGGTGCATCTCTTAAAGATTATATTAATGATAAAGGTTCCTGGAAGTTTTTGGATGAATATAAAACATTCTTAAATGAACACACTGCATGGTATAGACCATGTACACCTGAGAAGGTATTGCTATGGGAACAGAAGATAGAAGTAAGAATAAATAATAGAAAAACCAACAAAGGACTTATGTCTAAAATACAAGGTGCATCTTTTGAAAAGAATGCAACAACAGGTGTAGGTGGACCTTGTACTTACTTCTTTCATGAAGAGGCTGGTATTGCTCCAAAGATGGATCAAACTTATGAGTATATCAGACCAGCCATGTCATCTGGTATGATTACTACCGGTATGTTTATAGCTGCAGGATCTGTGGGTGATCTTGATCAGTGTAATCCTCTAAAGGAAATGATACTTAATCCACAATCAAATGATATATATGCTGTAGAAACAGATCTAATGGATGATAAAGGTGGTTTTGGTATTGCAGGTCTATTTATACCAGAACAGTGGTCTATGCCCCCTTATATTGATAAATACGGTAACTCACAAATAAAGGAAGCTTTGCAAGCTATTAAAGATGAAAGAGGTCAATGGGAAAAAGATTTAGCACCAGAACAATATCAATTACGTATATCTCAGAAACCTATTAATATTGCAGAAGCTTTTGCTTATAGACAAGCATCTATATTTCCACAAGGTATTATTGCTAAACAACTAAAGAAGATTGAAGATAAAGAATATTCTTATGAGTTTATACAACTAGAACGTGATCAAAAAGGTATAACAGCAAAAAGAACTAAAAAATTACCTATATCTACTTTTCCTGTAAAGAAAAAAATGGAAGATAAAACTGGATCACTTGTAGTATGGGAAAGACCAATTAAGAATCCAGACTTTGGTACATACTATGCATCTATTGACCCTGTATCAGAAGGTAAAACAACTACATCAGATTCATTGTGTAGTATATTTGTTTATAAAAATCCAGTAGAGGTTACAAGAGAAACACCAGATGGATCTGAAACATTTATAGAAAAAGATAAAATAGTAGCATCATGGTGTGGTAGATATGATGATATAAACAAAACTCATGAGCAATTAGAAATGATTATAGAGTGGTATAAAGCATGGACTATTGTTGAGAACAATATATCTTTATTTATACAACATATGATTGCTAAAAGAAAACAAAAATATCTTGTACCTAAACAGCAAGTATTATTTTTAAAAGATCTTGGCTCAAACAGAACTGTATATCAAGAGTATGGTTGGAAAAATACAGGAACACTATTTAAAAATCATTTAATATCTTATGCAATAGAATATATTAGAGAAGTGATAGATGAGGATTTAGATGATAATGGAGAAGTAATATCACAAACATTTGGTATAGATAGAATACCTGATCCAATGTTATTAACAGAAATGTCACAATATTATCCTGGATTAAACGTGGATAGACTTGTAGCTTTTTCTGCATTAGTTGCATTTGCTAAGGTTCAACAGTCTAATAGAGGCTATTTAAAACGTAAAGAACTGGATAAGTCAGCAAATAACTTGGATAATTCAAGAAATTTGTATAAATTATCTATGAGCCCTTTTAAGAATTTAGGGAGGGGTAAAAAGAATAATGGAAGTAAAAAATTTAGAAAGTCACCTTTTAAAAATATAAAATGAAAAAGTACTGGACAACTTCTACAACATGTGGTGATATTAGTATCATCTATTATATAAAGAAATAAATAATGAAAGTATTTAACGCTCTTCAATTAAAAAATGGTGCAAAAGCCAAAGAATCTAGATACCCGGCTACATCAAGTTTAACTCAACCTGTACAGTTTTTATCTGCAAAACGTAAAACTAATGATTGGGCTGCATGGAATTTAGATTGGCTTGAAGAACAAGGTATGGAGTTCTTAAGAAGAAATGCCAGAAAACTTTTAAAGAATTATAAGTTAGCAAAAGGTATCATTGATAAGACAGATTATATTATTGAAGAGAATAATCAATATTCAGAACTTATTGATGTATTAACAGAAGAAGACAACTCAGCATTAGAGTTGAAGTTCTATCCTATAATCCCAAACGTAATTAACGTTCTCTCAGGAGAATTTTCTAAAAGATTTAATAAAGTTCAATTTAGAGCTGTAGATGATCTATCATATAATGAAATGATGGAACAGAAAAGATCTATGATTGAAGAAAATCTATTAGCTGATGCTGCAATACAAGTTCAACAAAAGTTAATTGAACAAGGTCTTGATCTTTCAGGAGAAGAAGCACAAAAAGCTCTTGCACCAGAACAATTAAAATCATTACCTGAAATAGAAGAATTTTTTCAAAAAGATTATAGAAGCTTAGTAGAAGAATGGGCTAGTCATCAATTAAGAGTTGATGAAGAAAGATTTAAAATGCAGGAATTAGAAGAAAGAGGATTCCGTGACATGCTTATATGTGATAGAGAATTTTGGCATTTTAAAATGATGGAAGATGACTATAAAGTAGAATTATGGAATCCAGTATTAACGTTCTACCAAAAGTCTCCAGACACAAGATATATTTCAGAATCTAATTATGCAGGTAAGTGTGAGATGATGACAATATCAGATGTTATTGATAGTTATGGTTACTTGATGTCTAAAAAACAATTAGAGTCATTAGAATCAATACATCCTGCTAAATCTGCAATTTATATGAATCAAGCAGTTCAAAATGATGGTTCATTCTATGATCCTACAAAATCTCATAAATGGAACACACAATCTCCTTCATTAGGATATAGACAGTTTATGAGTAACTGGAATAAGTTTCCAGGTGGAGGAGGTGACATTGTATCACAGATCTTAGGTGAAGGTGAAGATCTTGCATCATATGGTAACACTGATCTTTTAAGAGTATCTACAATTTATTGGAAGACTCAAAGAAAGGTTGGGCATTTAACTAGAGTTATGCCAGATGGTGAAGTAGAACAATTAATTATTGATGAAAACTGGAAACAGTCACACAAACCTATTTATAATACACATTTATTCAAAGAGAAAACAAAAGATAATCTTATTGAAGGAGAACATGTAGATTGGATATGGATTAATGAAGTGTGGGGAGGAGTAAAAATAGGTAGAAACTTACCACATAGTTGGAGAACAGAAATGTCATCTGATTTTGATCCAATATACTTAGGTATAAATAAAAAGAAACCAGGTAGAGTACAATTTCAATTTAAAGGAGATAACAATCTTTATGGTTGTAAACTACCTATTGAAGGAAGAGTATTCTCAGATAGAAATACAAGATCTACTTCTTTAGTAGACTTAATGAAACCATATCAAGTAGGATACAATATGGTTAATAATCAAATTGCAGATATACTAGTAGATGAACTAGGAACTGTAATTATGTTTGATCAGAATGCATTACCACGTCACTCAATGGGAGAAGATTGGGGTAAGAATAATATGGCAAAAGCATATGTAGCTATGAAGGACTTTGGTATGTTACCATTAGATACTTCTATAACAAACACAGAAAATGCTACAAACTTTAATCATTATCAGACATTAAATCTTGAACAGTCAGGAAGATTAATGTCAAGAATACAATTAGCCAATCATTTTAAGCAACAAGCTTTTGATGCTATTGGTGTTAATCCACAAAGATTAGGTGCACCAGTTGCTCAACAAACAGCTACAGGTGTAACACAAGCTATGAATCAATCATATGCACAAACAGAAATGTACTTTATACAACACTCAGATAATCTTATGCCAAGGGTACATCAGATGAGAACTGACTTATCACAATACTACCATAGTAAAATGCCTAGTGTTAGATTAAATTATATTTCTAGTGAAGCTGAAAAAGTAAACTTCCAAATAAATGGTACAGAATTATTAATGAGAGATTTTAATATTTTCTGTACAACAAGAACAAATCATAGATCTATATTAGATCAACTTAAACAATTAGCAATGACTAATAACACATCAGGCGCAAGTATATTTGATCTTGGTGGTATTATTAAAGCTGACTCAATTGCAGAAGTTTCTAACATTCTTAAAGGTGCTGAAGAAAAACAACAAGCTCAAAGACAACAAGAAATGCAACAGCAACAGCAAATGCAACAGCAACAAATTGAAGCACAAGCTAAAGAAAAAGCTGCTGAACGTGAGTTCCAAGCTTCACAAAATGCTGAAGAACGTAAAAATGATCTTATGGTTGCAGAAATTAGAGCTGCTGGTTATGGTGCACAAACTGATATTGATCAAAATGAGCAAAGTGATTTCCGTGATGCAATGCAAGATATGGAAAAAAGAGAGCAGTATAGAGAGCAAATGGACTTCAAAAGAGATGAAGCAATTAGAAGAGATTCTATGAGTCAAGCAAAAATGGATATTGATAGACAAAAATTACAAACTCAACGTGATATTGCAGCTACAAATCTAGAAATTGCTAGAGAGAATAAGAATAAATATGATGTTCAAAAATCCCCAAAAGACAAGGATAAAGAGTAAGAATAATATACTTAGCTATATACTACAAAAAACTTTAGTAGATTTTCAAATTTTTAAGGTTTAAATAAAAAAAACTTAGTATATTATATATGTAATCATTAACATTAAAACCAATAATAGTTATGGCTGAAACAAAAACAGTAGAAACCAAAGTAGAAAAGGTAGAGGTAAACCTTGATGAAATTTTTAACGGAGCTCCAGGTGCGGAGTCAATAACATTACCGGAAGAAGAATCAAAAAAACCTAACGTATTTAGTAGAAAAAAAGATGTTGACATGTCATTTATTGATAAACCAGCAGCTGAAGAAACTAAAGAAGAAGAAAAACCAGAAGCTACAGAAGAAACGTCTGAAGTAGTTGAGGAGAAAAAAGAAAAGAAAGAAACTGTTACTCCTGATCAGATTGATGAAATCTTAGGAGATAATCAAGAAGAAGAAGAAGTAACAGCTGAAACTGAAACAAAAAAGAGAGGTAGAAAACCAATCAATGGAGTTTCAGATGTTTTCAAAAAGTTAATTGATGAAGAAAAACTTTTAGCTTTTGATGACGGAAAGGAGTTGGAAGACTATACTGCAAAAGATTGGCAAGAGCTTATTCAGGCTAATTTAGATGAAAGAGCAAATGCAGTAAGAAGAGAAACTCCAAAACAGTTCTTTGACAGTTTACCACAGGAACTTCAAATTGCAGCAAGATATGTTGCAGATGGAGGTACTGATCTTAAAGGAATATTTAAAGCATTATCAGTTGTTGAAGAAACAAGAGATCTCAATGTAAAAGAAGTGAAAGATCAGAAGCACATAATTAGAGAATATTTATCTGCAACTGGTTACGGAACACAAGAAGAAATTGATGAAGAGATTGAAGTATGGTCTGATTTAGGAAAACTAGAGCAACAAGCCATGAAGTTTAAACCTAAATTAGATAAAATGCAAGAGCAAGTTGTTGCTAGAAAACTTCAAGAACAAGACATGAAGAAAAAACAACAACAACAAGCTTCTCAAAACTATATGCAAAATGTATATAACACACTTAAAGATGGTAAAGTAGGTGATATTAAAGTAGATAAGAAAGTTCAATCCTTCTTATATAATGGTTTAGTTAATCCAGCTTATCCTTCAATTAGTGGACAAAATACAAACTTGTTAGGTCATTTGTTAGAAAAGTATCAGTTTGTTGAACCAAACTATAGTATTGTAACTGAAGCATTATGGTTGCTTGCTGATCCAAAAGGATACAAAGCTAACATTATGAAAATAGGTGAAAATAAAGCTGTTGAAAAAACAGTTAGAAAACTTAAAACAGCACAAAGTAATAGAGCAAATGCTGCAGCTGTACAAGAAGAAACACCTCAAAAAAGACAAACAAGAAAATTACCAAGAGGTAATAAAAATATTTTTAAAAGAATTTAACAATCAAATTAATTATTAACTAAACTAAATTTTTAAATCATGGCAAATAATCCAAAAATTCATACAGTGACTGGTATTTACAGTTTTGCTGCAGACACTGGTGGTGATACAACAGCTACTACTGTACTAGCTAACACCGGTTTTGTTCCAAAAGGAGCATTTATTAAAAGTGTAACAGTATTTGTAGCTGATGCTTTAGCTGGCGGTGGTTCATGGACACACTTTGATGTGTATCTTAAAGGAGCTGCAGCAGATACAAAAATTGCTGAGTTTGCAAAAGCAGGTGTTGATGCAGATAAGGATGTACAATCATCAGTCCCAGTAACTGCAACAGGTTTGACAACTGAAGAGGTTAAAATAGGTTTTAGACCTCAAGGTGCAGCAATGACAGAAGGCATAGCAACAATCTTAATAGAATACATAAACTAATTAAATTAATATTAACTTTAAAACAATAATCAATTATGGCAACTCCAGTATTAAATAATGGAATTTTCCTAAGAGATACAAACTACAAAGCTAGTTCTCATGTTGATTCTTACCACTTAACAGCAATGTTAGGATCTGCAGAACCTATGGATATGGGTCCTGTTGATTTGTGGGCAATGACACAAAAGGTAGAAATGCCTTTGTATCAGTTAGCTTCATTTGGTGGACAGAATACAATTATGGTTGACAATGCACGTGGTGAGTATAAATGGCAAACTCCTATTGCACAAGACCTTCCTTACTCTCTAGGTAAAATTGACGGACTCACTGACAGTGATGGAACAGTTAGAGGTATAGATGGTAAAACTTTTAAAATTCTTTTAAGTAAGAGAGCATTTGGTCACGGTGATATTATTACTTATGACAAGTACAATGGTAAAGAACTTTACGTTACTGCGGATGATATTCTTCCTTCAGGTGACGGATTTGTTTATACTGTACAACTTGTAAACAATGATAACACTGCTGGTCTAGCTGACAAATACCTTAAGTCAGGAACTAAATTCTTCAGAAAAGGTTCTGCAAGAGGTGAGTACGGTGAAAGATTTTCAGATATTCAAACAGGAACTGGTTTCAGAGAATTCTACAACTTTGTAGGAGGAGCTGAAGCACACGTTCATTATTCAGTTTCTTCAAGAGCAGACTTAATGCTTAAAGGAGGAATGAATGCTGACGGTACTATTCCTGTAACTGAGATTTGGAGAACATTTGACCAAGACGTTGATCCTTCTGTATCTTCTTTAGAGAGCATGGTAGAGATCATGGGTGCTGATTACGTAAAGAGAGCATTTGATAATGGTTCATTATCTAGAACTTTCTTAACTAACTTAGAAGCAGCACACCTTAACAAAATTGCTAGTGACATTGAAACTTACTTGATGTGGGGTCACGGTGGTAGAGTTAGACAAGACGGTCCAGATGACATCAGAATGTCAGTTGGTCTTTGGAAGCAATTAGACAACTCTTACAAGAGAATTTATAACAAGTCTTCTTTCAGCTTAGATATGTTTAAAACTGAGCTTTACAACTTCTACCAAGGTAAAGTTGAATTAGAAGGACCAGATCCACAAAGAACATTAATTGTTCAGACTGGTATTGGTGGTATGAAGCTTGTTAATGATGCAATTGCTAAAGAAGCTGCAGGTCTAGGAACTGCTTATGTAACTAATACTGATCAAATTGGTATGGTAACTGGTAGTGGAATGGACTTAGGTTTTGGATATGCATTCACTTCTTATGTGATTCCTTTCTTGGCAAACGTAAGATTTGTATTGAATCCTGCATTTGATAACCTACATACTAATGACATTGAGAATCCACTTATTGATGGAAGACCATTAAGCTCATACAGCTTTATTATCTTTGACATCACTGAGTCTGGTAATGACAATATTCACTTATTGAAATTATCTTGGGATAATGCATTAAAATGGTTCTACCAAAATGGTACTATGGACTATATGGGAAGAACTCAAGGTTTTGCATCATCAGGTAACTTTAATGGATACCGTGTAATGATGACACAAACCATGCCTTCAGTATGGGTAAAAGACCCAACTAAGGTTCTTAAAATTGTAATGAAGAATCCAGTAACAGGAGGATCATTCTAATATTTATTTTGATAATGGGGAGGGTGATTAAACTCTCCCCAATATCTTTTTTTTAAACTATAAACCAATAATTAATTTAAAGATGGCTAAAAAACAAAACATTAAACCAACAGAACAAGTAATAGAGAATACTACAACACCAGTAGAACCTATTACTGAAATAACAATGATTGAAAAATATCAAGAAGGTAAAAATCAATCAATTGCAATACGTACTTTTTTTGATGGATCCAATGAAAATATGGGTCTTGAAAATTATGGTATGTCACTTTTTGAAGGTGTAGTTCATGAAGAAGAATTATCATGTCTTGAAATCAATGGTATTAAAAGATATGTTACAGGCTTAAATGAATTTGCTCCTGAAATAAAGAAACTACCTCCTCAAAAGAGAGTAGCAAAAATAAATGAAATTAGAAAGGCTGTTGCAGTACTTGAAAGAGATCTTGCAGCTAATATAATTGATCCAGAAGATCCAGAGTTTTGGAATAAAGTAAAATTACTTAGACATGATAATCATGAATTCTGGGGAAAAATTAGCATTAGAGTAGGTAATGATCCAATTTATTTAGATCCTTCAACAGATCCTTATGATCTAATAAAATTATATGCAATTGAAGCAGGTGGGTTTTCTATTGTTGCACCAAATTTAAAAACAGCAAAAGGAACACCAGGTTGTAAATTTTATTTAGATAAACTAGAAGATACTGTTGGTACAAGAACAGAATTATCTAAATTAAGAAATAGAGCTTTAGCAGCATTAACAACTATGTTTGATTCAGAGAATAAAAAATTATTTTATGTTGCAAAAGTTTGTGATGCTAATAGTACACAATATAATAATTCAACTGCGCATGATGTAATCTATGAAAATATGGATGCATTTATTCATGGTGATGGTCATGATAGAAATCAAAGAAGAGCAGCACAAATGTTCTTAGATACTTCAAGACTTTCTATGGAAGATTTAAAGTTGAAAGCTATTATTAAAGATGCTAGTGCATATGGTGTTATTACAAATAAAGCAGATGGATGGATTTATTTAGGAAGTGTTAAGCTTGGTAAATCATCTGATTCATGTGTTGAGTTTTTAAAGAACCCATTAAATGAAGAGCATTTAGCATCTATTCAAAGTCAAGTTGAATATTACTGGACAATGTAATTATGAATAATACTACACTACAATTAAAATTTAGACAAAGGCTTAATAAAATAGCTAGTAATGACTATGATAACATAGAGTGCTGGCAGATTGTTGAGGCATTTAATAAAGCACAAGTTGAATGGTGTAGAAGACAATTACATGGTAATAATATGTATAAAGAAGGAGATGAGATGTCTAAAAGAAGAATTGATGATCTCCAACCTTTATTAAGAGATATTAGTTTTGCATTTGTTAATCAACCTACATATATACAGTCTACATCTTTTCCTGATGATTATTTTGAATACAAAAGAATAACAGTTGAAGCTATCTCAGAATGCTGTCCTGCAGAGAAAATTAAAACTGCTTCTGGTTTAAGATCAAAAGGAAGAGATATGACGGTATATCTTTCAGAAGAAGCTAATGTAGATCTTATAATGAGAGATCCTCTTAAAAGACCTGATTTTGAATGGGGAGAAACATATTGTACTATACAAGGTAATAGGTTAAGAGTATACAAAAGAGATTTTGATATTATTAATCCTACTTTAACATATTATAGACAACCTAGAAATATTCAAATAGAAGGTTGTGTTGATCCATATACATTAATCCAATCACCTGCAGATGTTGAATGTGAATTTAAAGATGATGTTGTTGAATTAATTATTGATGAAGCAGTATCAGTAATTGCAGGTGATATAAATGATATAAATCAATATGTTAGAGGTTCAGCAAGTGCAGAAAAAAATAATTAATATATGAGGTAAATACATTTTTATTTTGTATATTATTAATGTATCACTATGATACAACTATATATCAATATTTATTAACTTTTAAAAAAAGAAATTATGGCTTATTTTAATCATGCGTTTTGCAAAGCTTTCTTAGCAAAGACGCACAACCAAGATACTAGTAAAGCATCTCAGGATTTAACTACTGGGAATGTAGCTCTTCTTGGTGCAGACTACAAAGTTCTTGACGCTGCTGGCGTTGCAGGAACAAATGGCGGTATTTATATTGCTACTGGTTCTTTTATGGCTAATGACAAGATTGGAAACAATCCTGGTCATGGTGGATATAAAGAGTCAATTAAATCAAAAATGATTCTAAAGAAATATATCTCTGATATGTGGATTTCAGAATGTAATGATGAAACTGCAGCTACTGCTGAAGTTATTATCAAAGCTACTGATGTAAATAAATCTTGTTTCCCTTGTGGTTCTGATCCAATTTTTAGAATAGACATTAAAGGAACTGCAGCATTAAGATTACTAAATCACAATGCTTATGGTTCTTTACATGGTTCACTTCCAATGTTACAAGACGGTCAGTTGGCACAAGATCAATCAACTACTCCAGGTACTAAGGTAACACATCCTGCTAATGGTGTAGACATGTGTTGTGTAGAACAAGATTCTACACACTCAGGTATTGCTCCATCTATTGTTGCTGCTAATTTAAAAGATCAATTTAACAATGATCCTATTTTATCACAATTTGGTACAGCTACATTACTAGTTTCTAGTAACTCAGGTACTTCATTTACTGTTCCTACTTATGCACAAGAAAATGCAATTTATGCAGGTGGTGCATTAGGTGTTACTAACTTAACTAGTATTGCAACTGCAGATGGAACATGGAGAGTAGAAGATCAGTACAAAGTAGTTATTACTCTTAAAAGTAGTTGTGAATTACAAACTCAATTCTCTTCTTGTTCATTTGATACTAGAGATTTCTATTTAATGGGAGGTCTTAAAGCATCTATTGATTTACAAGATGAAGTAGGTAATCCATGTGTTGCTTGTCAAGGATATGTTATTGAGTCTGAAACTGAATTTAAGCAAAGAAGAACTTCAGCTGAAACTGCTGCAAGAGATATTCTTTTAACTGAAGGATACAGACAATCTCCTTACAACCAAGGAAACAAAGACTCTGCAAGATTTAGAGAAATTGAGCAAATGTCTGGTATTGTTGATGAAGTAGGTAGAGATGCTACCCACGGTGCTTGTAGAGGTAAATACAGAGTATATCACTTAGTACACAATGTTCCTAGATTTAACAACCCATCTGGAGTATTTGATAATGATCAGTATGTATACAGATTATATGTTCCATGTACTGGTGCTTCTGCAGCAACTACATCATTAGATGCTGACTGGTTAGCATTAGCACAAGATGCAAATGTACAGAAGTTTGATGGTTCAGGACCTGTAACATCTGTAGCAGATCTAGTTAAAAAAGGTGGTGACATTTAATAGTTAACACTGTATATACACAATTAAAGGAGGGGTGGATTAAATTCTACCCCTTTTTTATTTCATTTAGTGTATAAAATTTTGTATATTATTATTGAGTATTGTATATAATAAATTGAAAACTTATGGCAGCTAAACATATTTTAAGTCTAGATATACCAGCAAGTTCTAATTGTGAAATACTTCCTATTGTAGATACAAGTGATTATACAAGCAATTTAGGTGTAAGTTGTCCTGAGCTATCAATAACTGCTCCTGGATATAATAATCCTAAAATTATTGAGACAGTTGTATCTAAAAATAATGATGGAGAATGGGAAGGTTTTGGAAGATTGAATTTAACAGCGTGTGCATTGGGACTACAAACTTCTAGTTGTTCTTCTAGTAGAGCAACAATTCCAGATGGTATCTATATTATAAAGTATAGTGTTTCTCCTAATGATAAAGTATATGTAGAATATAATCATTTAAGAGTAACAGAGCTACTATCTACTTACTATAAAAAATTATGTGAGTTAGATGTTAAACCTTGTGAACCAAGTTCAGAGTTTCAAAAAGTTATGGCAGAAATGAAATATATACGTACATTGATAGATGCAGCTGTAGCTAAAGTAGAATACTGCCAAAGTCCAAATGAAGGGTTAGAGCTTTATAATTTTGCTAAAACAAAATTAAAAAAGATTACCTGTGAGATATGCTGTTAATATTTTAAAAACTCTGATATGTCTTGCAATAAAAAGAAAGATGAAGAAATCATAAAAAAGATAAATATTGAGCAAGCTTTTGCTGACTTAAAATTTAGAAAAATGAGAGAAGATAGATTTGGTTTATCTTCTTGTTGTAATTTAGATAAGTTAGATAAGTTATCTGCTCAAAAAGAACTTTGTGATTGGGATGATAATAAAGTTCCTATATATCTAGATAAAAAATATAAAGATAAAGATGATGACTCAACTTATAAGTGGAACTTTGAAAGTACACCTATACCTGATTGGGTTTTAAAAGCTTGTACACCGTGTACAGAATATAGTAGTGTAGTTACAACTACAACTGCTTCTATGACACTTACACTTACGTCAACTATTATAAACTCTTCATCTGATTATATACCTGGTACAACAAAAGTATATGCTTTAGCTAAATATGATGGAACAGCTGCTAGTACATATTTTACTATAGGTTATGGAGTTTTACCTGGTTCAGGAAATTTTTCATTAACTATTTATGGTAATACAAATACTGTAGATCCTAAAAATGGAGCAGATAATGCTGAAGTTTTAAAAATCATTATTGATGTAAATGGTGATGGTTCAGTAATTAAATCTGTAGATTATTCTGCTGTTGGATGGACTAATCAAGCATATACAACTAGTGCAACTGTACAACCATCAGCAGCTGGTACAATAACTACAGAATGTACATATGGTATAGCTACAGATTGTACTTTTTGTGGAGAAGCTAGAAAGAATGATCCAGACATGTATTTCTTTTATGATACTACATCACTAGGACGTCAAGAAGTAATAGATACACATAATGTTGTTGAAACATGGATAACTGGTTTAAGAGATTTAGGTGCATTTAATGGTAAAGTATATCACACATCTGTATTAGGGGAGAGATGGTTAGATTGGGCTATTGTACCTTTTACTGGACAATTTAATAATGCAGGTTATTGTGGTGGATCTTATTCTCCAGGTGTAGGAACAGGAAGTGTTATAGGACCACAAAATCCTAGTTGGGGTAATAACCCTCCTACAGGAGGATATGTAGATGCAGTAACTCCTCCAACATCTAATACAAATACAATAGAATGGGGTGTACTAGATTATTTTATTAATGTAAAAGAAATAGATTGGTTTAATGGTGGTAATACAACATCAACTGTTACATATACAGGAACAGGAGCATCAGGAGATAGTGTAACAAGTCCTGGCCCACCACCTATAGCATCAAGTAAAAGAATATTAGTTGTTGTATTTGCTGATGAAGCTACATCTCCACAACCTTATCCACAACCTTATCATGTAAATGTAAATACAGCTGCACCAGATTGGACTAATGCTACAGGTGGAGTAAATGGAACTCAAGCAGTACCTACACCATGTTGGAGTGCTGATTATGATGAATTTGTACTTCAACATAATAAATTTTTAAATCAAGGATCAGATTATGAAGCAAATTATTTTATATATCCTGCATATCCAAAATCTGTAGCAGATTCTCATAAATCATTTCCTTTACATGTTGTTGGTGCAATTGATTCTGGTATAAATAATACAGGTATATTAGCAAGTGCTCCAGCTAACGGTATAGTTTCTTTAGCACAAACTACTAGTGGTACTAATCCATATGTTCAATATAATGTTGGTAGATTAGATCAATATAATTGGGGTTATAATGTATCTCAACCGCCTGCAGGATTTACACAAGTTGATTTTGAAACTAATCTTGAAGCGTTTTGGGACCCAGGTGATGAAGAATGTGTAGGTGATGTAGAGTGTTTAGTAATATATGTAAAAGATACTGAGGGTAATCCAATTGAGTGTTATCCAATTTATATAGATAATAAAGAAGTAGGTGTAACAGATGAGGATGGTTATTTTACACATAGCATACCTAATGCTAGTGTTGATAAAAAACATTCAATAGATCTATGTCATTGTTTTGATACAACAGGTGGTTGTAGTCAGCAAAGAATAGATATTACTGTAACACCACAAGAAACAAAAATAAAGTGTACAAAGCAGACAATTGATTGTACACCTGAAGAATAATAATAATAAGACAACTTGGTTGTTTATTAAAATTTGTGTATATTATAATGTATACATGTAATAATTTACAGCTACAAAAACAATATATTTATGATACCTAATCAATCTAGTAATAACAACGGATGTACAGATAACATGTCATCAAACTGTGTTGTATGGCAAGGACCAGATTTAACATGTATTGAAGTATGTAATGGAGATACAGTTAGTAATGTAGTTGCTAGCATGGCAGAAAAGCTTTGTGAAGTAATTGAAAACTCAGGAGGAGGTATAGATATTACTACTGTAAATCAAAAATGTTTAATAGCTGATTATGGTACTGCAGCAACAATACAAGAACTCTTTAATAATATTATTGATAAACTGTGTAACTGTTGTGCAATTAGCCAAACGCCAACAGATCCTTGTTCATGTGTTATAGAAATTCCTGATTGTTTAAGAAAAGCTGCACGTGATTATGCTAATAACGGAACTTCACCAATATCATTTGCATTAAACAATGATCCTTCATTAGGACCTGGAAGAGGTTATGCACATTTTTTAGCATTACAGATTTGTGAAAATATTAGTGCAATTTCATTAATGCAATTGCAAGTTAATAACTTAGAACAAAGAGTAACATTTATAGAAGATAATTGTTGTAGTCCTTCATCAGCACCATCATCAACTACAGATAAAGTAGTTGCATCTAATTCTACAGGAAACAATAGTCCTGTAACATTTGCTACAGCAATAGGTGCATTAGATGATAAAGTTGGATCTATAGATAATACAGTAGGTACAGCTCAACAAATAAATACAGCAGTAGCATATACACCTGCTCTATCACAAAAAGATAGACTTAGTGGTTCAGGTACAATGGCAGCTACAAGAGGTTGGATAACTACACCAAAGAATATGGCGCAGTCATTCCAAAACTTGTGGATTACAATGAATGACACAAGAAATGCTGTAGAAAATTTAAATGAAACTGTAGCAAAACCTACATGTGCAGATATTACATTTGATGTTGTTGCTACAACACAAAAAGGTCCAACAGGAAATGTAACAGGTCTTATATTTGATTTTCAAGGTACATCTATTCCAAAAGCATTTAGTGAGTGTAATTCAAGAGGAACAAAATTAACTGTTACAGATTCTTCTTTAAATACTGTAAGTTTTTATGTTGACGTTGAATACTATCAAAATAATACACCTTATATTCTTGCTACTTCATCAATGGGTAATCTTGATTTAGCTAGTAATTATTCTGTTAGAATAGATTTTTGTGCAAGTGATGGTAATACAACATGTCAAGAAATACAAAATATAACTATAGAAAATGAATTAGGCTGTCCTACTTTAACAATAGGAACAGTAACAGCAGATTCTATTCCTTTTACAGTTTCTAATATAAACCTTCCAGTAAATAAAGGACATATTGTAAATGTTGAATTGCTTAACAAAGCAGGTTCTTTACAAGATTCAAGATCATTTACATTTCAAGGAAGAGATATTACAGGTACATTTACTAACTTAGTACCTAATACACAATATCAAGTTAAAAATACTTTAACACAAGATGGTAAAGTTGGTACAACAGATTGTCCAGTACAATTAGTTTCAACTTCAACTCCTGTATGTTCTACAGTTTTATATACACCAGCTAGTTCAGAATGGAGAACTAGTAGAAGTGATTTAGTCACAGGTGGAAATGTTGTAGAATTAGCAAGTTATAATAGTGGTGTCTCACAAACAAAATGGGAAGTAGGTTTTGATTCAAGCTATAATCCTATTGTTGTTATGGCATCAGCAACAGGTATAACAGGATGGAATCATTCTGGTAAATTTATTAATGATGAGTTAACTACAGAACCATTACAAATTACTGGATTAACAGGTTCTCCAGTATCTCCTGCAGGTATTACAAGATCTAATTTAGAAAGTGGATGGAAGTATATGGGAACAATTACTGATCCAAACAGTCAACTTTATTATGTATATGCTGCAGTAGACACTAATAATAAATCAATTAAACAAGTTGTTTTTGCTTGTAATTGTAGTGGTATATATTTAGATACTACTCAACCTGTATACTATTCAAGAACAAGTGCAACAACAGATATTACACTTAATGTAATTGGATATACTGCAGGTTCAGAAGAGCACACTTGGGCTATTACTACACAACCTGCACATGGTACATTAGCTTATAAAGCTGGTTCACCTACAAACAGTAGTGCAACTTATGTGTACACACAAAATGGTGATTTTATGACATCTGATAGTTTTGTTATTACATTATCAAATGCATGTGGTACAACAATAGGTACTAAGTATGTACAAATATTACCTTCACAAAGAATTAGATATACCTCAACTGATGTAATTGTATTTTTTGATACTAATGCTATGACTACTGCAAATGCAGCAGATATTAAAAAATCATTTAATGCAATTAGAAGTGGATTTAGTGGTGCAACAAAACCTAATTTTTATTATGTAGCAGTTAATGGAACAGAATCTGGTGATTATTTAAAACATGTTAAAGGTTGTGTAGAACATGTAGGTGCTTTTAATAGTGCAGGATCATACGGAGCAGCTTTAAGTTATCCAACATCTGGAACATGGTATACTGATATAATGTCTAATGGTGCAACGTTACCAAGTTATTGGACAACGACAGGTGCAGAATTTCCACCAAATGTACATATAATATCTTTTGTTGGTCAAGTAAATGCAAATGGAACTTATGGTAAAGCAAGTTTACCTGGAACTCCAGGATGGGGAACACCATCTGAACCTACTACAAATAGTGGATCTGGTACAGCACAATATCAAGAAGATTATGATGCTATAGTAGATATAACATCATCAGCAGCACCAACAAGTGCATGGGGTATTGCATGTCAAGCACAAACAAGTTTCCCTTGGGTTTCAGGATCTATACCATTTACTGTAAGTCAAGTTGTTGTTACATTATTAAATGATATAGCTGGTACAACAGCATCTGTAGCTTTACAAGCATTTGCAGCACTTCAAGGAGAAAATCTTCTTTCTACACAAGAATATTATGGTGCAGCATTAGGTTTAGAAAGATATAGAAATCATGGAGCAATAGGAACAGGCTTAGATTTAACAGCATATTTACTCTCAGGTGTAGCATCTGTAAATATTCCATATAGTGTAACAACTAATGGTGCTGGTAATACAATGGTAGGTTTAAAAGATGTTTCACCTTCAAATTATTTTAATGCTGTTCATGCTTATATTGAAAATGGAACTGATTTAGATCTTTCAACTAATCCTATGATAACAACATATTTTAGAGGTATGTTTGGATTACTATCATCAGGATCAACAGGAGAGCCAAGTTCTGCGGGTGGTCAACGTATGGGAAGCACAGCTACTTATGCAGTACAAATTAGTGGTAGTACTGATGCAGATAAAATATTAAGTGCTTGTACACAAGCTAAGACTGCTAGTAATTGTATAAATATATACAACTCAACAGGTACACAATTTGATACAACTGTAAGAGCATATACAACTTTATCAGGATTAGTAAATGAGCAATCAGAATATGAATTAGAAAATGGAAAATTTTATGCATTGTGCCCAGGTGGAACAGGTGTAAATGTTGCTAGATATAGCACAACTTCACCACATTGGAATACAGTAAGCACGTGCCCTTAATAATTAAAAAAATAAATTATGAGTTGTAGTAGTTGTAAAAGTGGATCAACAAAGTCATCACCATGTGCATGTAAAGATCATGGACTAGTAACTCCTTGTAGTTATACAAATTGTCAAAGAAAAAATGATACTGAAACATGTGAAGATATACAATGTTCAGCATGTGTAGGGTGGTGTCAAAATAGTTTTTGTGTAACTAATGCTGCTAACCAAACTTTTTGTGTTAATAAAGGAGAAAAACTTGACTTTATACTACAGAAACTAGTATTATTTGTTGCTAATCCTGGATGTTGGAATAGTAATAT